TATATATTGGTGCCACCAAAATTAAGAAAAGCACCAGGAGTAGTGGCTGTAGGAATATCCGTAGGCCCACATATAACTTGAACATCGTGTCCTGCCTTTCGTAAGAGGTGAGGTACATGAGCCTTCCACTGGCCCGTGTACCTTGTCTCGACAGCTTCTAGATCAATTAGAAATACGGTCATTGTTATTATAGCGTGGGTTCTTACCTAAGTAAGGTTTACGTTCGCCGTTGAATGGTTTCTTAGGACGACGACTCTTTTCGAAATTGCGCCATGCCCAGCTTTCACGATTGTACAAATGACTTTCGTCAAACGGAGCCATCTCTAAACGACACCAATCATGGAACGCTTCTAAGTCGTCAAAAATCTTAACGACATCCGGACGGTTTTCGAAATAAGAATAATCTTTGTAATTTTTAGCCATATAGCCTCTTGTTTTAATATTTGATAAATGAACCATTTTCTCCGTCTTCGGAGACCTCAATCCAAACCTCGCGGTCTGGATACTTTGCTGAGATTTGAGCATATAAATCATCGCTCATCATCTCGCAACTTTTATAATCTAGCGACAGTACACCTTGTTCGCTAGAATACAACCTTTCAAGCCACCGCTTGAATTGAATGAACTCCACATCTCGGTCATTGTGGGTAACGCCAAGCCAAACCCTAAAGTGAAAGATATGGCGATGAGGAGTGCCAAGAAACGATACGTCATAATAATCTCCGGTTGCTAGGTTAGGATCTGTTGCGGCCGCTGGATAGCAGTGAATACCTTCTTTCTGAAAGGTAACCCAAATCATCTTGTTAGGGCGAATGTCTTGTTTAATAATCATGTTGGTGTATCTTGTGTATATTGATCCCAGTAAGTATATTTGTCTTTACTCATTAGATCATGTAGTTGATGGGTCCACACACCTGGATTAGTAGCACCCCAAGTGCGATCATCTAGTTTAAGTGTGGCGTTGTAATTAAATTGATTAATGTATGGTAATTTTACACTAATCATCGGAACGAATTTCTGGTATTCTGAATAACCAGATTCGATGACACCTTCTGTGTGCTCTACACCAAAGTCTAAAGTCACCCAGTAGTCATTCTTTAAACAACCTAGGATAACATCATCCCACGGTTTATATTCTTCTTGCGATATTGATTTAGGATTAAAACTCTGACTTGTACCAAAGTAAATATGCTTACATTCGGTTTGTCTGGCTTTGTATATAATGTCTTCTAAATCGGGAGTGCCTACAACAAACAATGTTTTCATACCGTGACAAATAGTATGTTCAACTTCGTACCCTGTAAAGTAGACAATGTTCTGTCTTTCGTCAGTGTTCAACCCCATTTAATATAACCTCTGCTATAACCCTTCGGACGATTAACGCCGTCCGCAAACGCTTGTTCCCATTCTGTACTACGATTGTAACACTTTGTCCAGAACGAATCAACCTCTAGATAACCGTTTTTAATCCAATATTTGGCCATGTGCATACAATCGATAAATTTTGGATTGCGTGGACTAGGTTTGATAGTGGTAACAGCTTTCCATAATTGAGCTTGGGCCTCTTGTTTACTAACTGCTTTGCCAACACCATCGATAATCAATGCGTTATTATTTAGGTTAATCTGTAAACCCAACTCATAGTTTCCACTAAGATCTACCACCACATCATAATTTTCAATAGTACTTGAAATTAGCTTATCTCCCCAAAGCTCTTTATTGCTATGACCTAGTACATCTACATGATAGATAAAACCATTTAGGCGCATAGTATGGTAAGCGACCCACGCAAGAAACCCACTGCCAATAATTAGCATTCTAGTGTTTTCATTTCTGCCTTGTCTATGTTCAATTTGATCTTTGGCTTGATTAATTAAGTTAATACCGCAAGCAACTGGCTCTAAAATATACTTAGGATCAGCTTCGGGAATTTCTACATATTCATCCATTTGAACATTGTAATAATCTGCATACGCTGGTTCACCGCGTGTTGCTACATACGCACCGATTTTAGTTGTTACTACATCTGACCCCAAACGAGTTACTTGCCCAATGCCTTCGTGGCCTTGCATGTGCAAAGGTAACGGACCAAACTCGCCCATCATCATATCAACATCACTGCGACAAACACCGGTCATAATTGCCCGCACTTCTATTTGATGCGGAGCAGGATCAGGTTTGTCGTATTCAACTTCTTCAAAGTAGCCTTGACCTGTTGTCTGTAAACATTTTACTTTCATAGTGTTATATTTTCGTGTATCCACAAATCTTGTTCTAATTGGTTAAGCCAGAATGCAGGATCGTTAACATGATCAACAGCATCTTGAATCATACTTTGATAAGCATCTTCGGGGCATAGTCCAAGCTCGACTATATCATATGTGTCATCTGGGTAGATAAATTGAATGTGTATTCTTTCATCTCCTAATCCACGCCAGTCGGCAGTTAACAACCAACGTTTATCATTGTTTTTATATTCGAGGTAATAAAAATCATCAACATCGTATGTACCATTAGGATTTACAGTACCGTAATCAGTAGTGAGTAAATCTTCTAACTTCCAACGTTGATGGTGTGTTTTTAAAACACATTCTGTATGTTTATAATTGGTATCTAGTTTAGTCATCCAGCTCAATAAATGTGGCATTAAATCTCTACTAACACCGCCATATGATAATGCTTTTGTAGTAAACCAGCTACCTGGATTAGGAACGCGATCTTTATTAACCCATCGCAAGTTAACAGTCTTTGCACGATCTGACATACTTTTAACATCTGCAAAGTTACTACGCCATTGATTGTTCTTAACCATCATAAAGCGTGTGTATTTGAAATCTTCTACTAGTTGTTGCCAGGCTGTGGAATTTATAACACCTGGCTTTTCGATGAATACAATTTTAGTTACAGGTGCGAGTTTACGTGCAATTTCTTCGTGTGTAAAATTTGGTGTACATATATGCGCTGTATCAAATAATCGAATTTCTTTAATAGCATCATCTACACTTGTAAAATCTGCACCTTTGCTAGGATCAGCATCGACTGTAATAATACCATGTCCAAGATTATCTAGTACAGTAGCATATAAATTGCCAATACCCATTCCTACAATAAGACTAGTTTTCATCTTTTTCTGCCTTTGATTGTTCGTATTTCATAAACATACGAGTTACATCTTCCATGCGTTTAGCAAACACTTCAGGCGCAACACGACTAGCAAGATCCATATCCCACTCGCTAGGAAAGTGTCGCAAACAATGTCCAGCACGTAGCCGAATCATTTGTGGAATCCTAGGAGTTGCTTTTGGATCAGTTAAATCCACTAGCAATTCTTTTGCCGCCATTACAGCACGGTATCTTTCATCGGGTAATGTCATGTACGCTTGCTTCTAGTTCGTCTAATTTATCGGAAACATCTTCGCCAAATTCTTGTTCGTCTTCTGATTGTACAGTATCTGCACCTTCTTCGTCAAACAATGTGGAGAACATTGTACTAGCATTAACTGTTTTCTTACCTGTAGCACCACGTGTTCCAGGAATAGCTTGCCAAAATTTGTCATAATGATCGATAATGGCATTAGCAGTTGCACGGTCTGGAGCACTAAAGATAGCATCTACTACATCTTTGAAGTACACACGTTCAAACTTTTCATCTACCAACATAGCTGGGCATAGGCCGGCATCATATTGACGATTGGCTTCTTGTACACTATTCAAATGCAACCAAACATTATGACCCATCATAATAGCATACGTAAAACTATCCCAACTAGTCTTGCCAACTTTACCAATCTTATTTAGGTCGTTAGGTCCATAGATACAAATTTTATTAACTTCTACACCATCCATAATTGGACTTGATTCAAAGTTAGTAAAGTGTTTATCTTGTACTACAACATCTTTGAATAGACGTGTATCTTGACTATACTTCTTGTTATCTAAACTAGGTAACATTCTGTACAACCATTTTTCTCTGTCTTTAATTTCTGTTTGAACGTAAATTTGTCCATTAGCAGTTGCTAGGAATGGACTAGCACAGTCAAAACTGATTGTAAAGTTTGGATTATGATACTTGCGAATAGCACGTTGTAAGTCTGTTAGCAACAATGCCCATTCTAATTTACTAGTGCCCAAGAAGTGCATCCAGTCTTGATGACCTTGTTCTAGCAATCCGTCAAACTTTAATGCGACTAATCTACGTAATACTAGATCCACGTCACACATATTTTGTCCACCCATTGCCCAACCGTTAAATGGATTATCATACTTTGTTGGGTCGCAGAAGTCTTTCATTTGCTGATACCAATCTTCTGCTTGTGCGTGATTCTCGCCTTGTAACACATTTAAGAACTTACAAGCACCTGTGCGATGTTTAATAAAGTATTCGTTATTGTATTTTGTAGCATTGACAGCTTGTTGATACGATTCGATACCTGTTGCCGCACGTCCGGCAGGACTACGTTCGACCCAAGCTGGAATATCTAACACCATGCCATAGTCCATTAGTGCGTCCATCCACGCAAGCACTTGCTCACGTTTCTTTTGTGCCGCATCTAATTGTGCTTGATAGTTTTTAACATGGTCAATCTTAGTCATTTTAGGATTACCATTCTTATCTAGCTTAGGATTGCCTGTAGCATCTAATTGTGGAACAAGTTCAACACCTTTAGCACGTACTTCTTTCCATTTAGCCGCGACTTCTGGCCCGGTTGGATCTCTCCATTCACCTGCCCACACACCTTTACCAATCTGGAATCCACCTGAATCACCTAAAACCCAACTAGTTGAACGGTCTCTGTTACGAAACATATCTTCACTAGGATCAGGTTTAGTTAAATCTAAGTTAGCATGACCTGCTGAATACAAACAGTGGTCAAAGTAAAATGCCGCATTAGGATTCAAGTAGTTCATAGCTTCTATGCCCATATGTCCAAAGCTCGCAGGAATGCGAGCAGGATCTACGTAGTTGCTATAGCGTTGTTTTCCTATATATGTACTAAAGAAACCAGACGTTGCTGGAAGGAAATACGCATAATCGTTTTGAGTTGCTGTTAAATTCTTATTCATTATTTTACCAAATGTTGTGCTAGCACCATGCAACTAATCCAACACCATATTGTATTAAAGCCAACTACGGTTGGACTAAATCTTTTATAGCTTGCCCATATAAGTGCAACAGATGTGATTAACGCAATCCAATATAGTTGCCATATTTGTACTCCAAAGATTAACCCTGGAATAATAATCATTGCTTTTGCTAACCAGCTTAACGCATCTACAATATTATAACTGGTCCAGTACTCCTTTGTAAACCACATGCCATAGCATGATTTTATGTTACTCCATCTACAATGAGTATATGTTATAAATGTGAGCACCATCCATGCTATGGTGGCGTAAGCTATCTGTTCAATGTTCATTATTTAGATTGTGCTGGCAAAATGTAGTCGTAAACTGCAATGCCGCTATCTACAGTAATGTTTAATGCACCTACATCTGCAATACGCATTGTAACATCACCGGGCAAGTTCAAAATAGATTGAACTTGTGCAACTGGCCAACTCCAAGTTTGACGCAATTTGCCATTTACTCCGCTATGGAATACAAAACTACCTGCATGTGTACTAGCATCACCGAAGCTGAATACCAAGTTATTGTCTTCTGTACTAACTTGGAATGTTTGTTCTTCGCTATGAGCAGCCGCCTGGAATTTTAATTTTTGAATACTAGCAACACTTGGGCTAAATTCAATATCCCACTTAGCACCTTTGAATTTTACAGTCTTAAGTTTGTCGTTAATAACTTCCAAACTCATAAAACGATAGTCGTTTTCAAAGTCGCCTGTGTTATTAGCAAAGTGTAAGCCAGTAAGAACATCTTCACCATTGCGCTGTTGCTTAACAACATTAATAGTTGCGTTCTCTTTGTATTCTGGACACTTCAAATGGATGTCTAGCTTGTTTAAGTTAGGCATACCAAATGTTCCTTCCAATGCATCTACTGGATTGTGTGTTTTTGCATTTAGAATAACACTACGGTCTTCAGCCATTGATTCGATAGCGGTTTCTTTTTCGCTTGCCGAAATCTTTACCAAAGGCAAAAAGCCCAGGCTGTGTGTATGTGATACTAAATCTTGTAAAAAGTCTTTCATATGATTCTCCATGTTTTCTTATTATATAGGTTTTTGTGACTATGTCAATGTTTTTCTTATTTTCTTGTTATATTTTATTGCCGATTCGACCAATGTATGCGATTGATTTACTCGATCTGAATATAACATGTATGCGTTTGTGTCTTTTGGAAAGCAAGCGCCGCCAAAACCACGTGTTCCATCTGTACCAGGCACCATAGTATGACTGTTACCAATACGTTTATCGTGTAGTAGTACTTGTCTTACAAGGTTAAAATCTGCACCATTTTGCTTACATGTATCGTATAGCTGATTAAAAAAGGTTACTTTAACACTTAAGAAGCAATTAGTAGCATATTTGATCATACTAGCTTCGGTGATACTAGTATTAAAGATTACTTTACAGTTAGGCAATGCGGATTGAAACACAGAATGCCAAAAGCCTTCTGGATCGTCACCACCTAACACCATGTATGTTTGATTTGCAAAGTCTTCATTAGCAGTAGCCGCACGTAAAAACTCAGGACTATAACAAATACTATGATCTTTGTATGTTGTCATAATCTTTTCCAAGTAATCTGGAGGAACAGTCGACTTGATTAGTACTGGTATATGTATAGGTGTATCGTCTAAAACACTATAAATTTGACTAACATCGCAATCGCCTGTAGGATCGCTAGGCGTTCCTACGCAAATGACAATGCCATCAGCCATTGGAAAGTGTTTTATTTCGGCTGTAGTATATTTTGGATCAACAATGCAAGTAGTATGAGCATGTTTAATACCCTCGCTTACTGCTTTGCCGACAAATCCGTATCCTGCAATTATAATTTCCATATTAGAACTCGAATAAACTGTTAAATGTGTTCTTCTCTTCAGTACTAGCAATGTCCCATTTCAATACACCGATTAAGTTTTCTAACTTATTATCGATAATTGTCTGTTCCATTTCTGCATGATCGAACGGTAGATCCTTAAACCACTGTGGTAAACGTAGCTCATCCACTGGATATGCTACACTAGTAAAGCCTAGTGGGTTAGGTTTGAGCTTGCAAACAATAACTTTAGCACCGTCAGTAATACTCATAGAGTATTTGTCGTCGAAAATACGCTTTAGTGTGTTCCAGTTAATACTTGCACGAACGTGTCCAGGCATGTTAGTCTTGCCGGACTTGACTTCTTTACCGTTATACTCGGTAATTTTATTAGCACGTTTAGGCGAACCTTTTTCCCAACCTGGTCTTCCCTTGAATCTCATACGAAACTCGCTAATATGATCCAACACTTCTTGTTCAGGTTTACCCATAAGTACCATTTCCAACACTTCACTTAAGAAGTCTTGAATAAATTCAGGAGTGTCTGAACGTTTTAGATCCAAGCCCATGGCTTTAATCTTGCCTGGTTTGCCATCAACGTCAGTACGCTTGCCTTCTTTATCGTAATAAAGAACAGCATAACGTTTTTTAGTAATAAACAAACTCTTACTACCGACAATTTCACGTCCTGCTTTAATAACTTCACCGCGGCTTTTAGGTACATGGAATGTATCCAACATAAATTGTGGGAACGTAGTATTAACTTCTTCTCCGATAGTATCGTATAGTTGGATAACAGTTTCTTTAGTCCAAGGAATAAGTCCTTTGTCGATATCTTTCTTCAAAGTAGTATAGGCTGTAAAGTAACAAGAGTCCGTATCGCCATATATAACTGCCTTACCGCGATAATCATATTCGCCAGCAATGATTTCATTTACTTTACCTGCCATATGACGAACAATTTGTCGACCAGTAAGTGTCGTACTTTGACCAATACGTTTATCAAAGAAGCGACAGCCGCTGTTAAGAATAGCACCATACAAACTGTTCAAATTAATCTTCTTAACTAGTTGTCGTTTATCCCAGTATTCTTCTTCAATCTTATTACCAGCTTTGATTGCTTCTTTTAATTTGGCCTGCATCTCTTTACGTTCAGCATACCAACGTTTTAATAGTCCAGGAATAATACCTTCTTTCTCGTAAGTAAAGATTGTTCCGTTCGCACTGAGTACCCAAGGCTGGTTACTTTCAAAAATAAGTCTGTATACTTCTGCGGCACTTAGAATATCACTAGAACCATCTTCCCAGTCAATAGTAATGTCAGTTCCAATTTCTTGTTCCATTACTGCTGTGTATTCTAATGATCCAAAGATACCTTCCCATGCAGCCGCAAATGATTTGCCCTTTGCCATCTGTGCTTCAATAAACTCTTCCGTCATTGTTTGACGAAGCTGACCGATAATAGTTTCAGGACCCATGTTTAACGCACGAATAGCTGATGGATACAGTGAGTTAATATCTAAAGATCCAATCCAGTCGTGTATGCCTTCTTTAGGATATGCAACATACGCACCAGCGGCCGCAGTATTTTCTTCACGCTCGCTCATTTTAGTTCTATTAGGAACTTGAAAACCTCGGCGATGAGATTCGTTAATAATAGCTTGTTCAGTAACCGCAACTGCGCCCATAGTTGTTTGGAGCAATACTGTATTTTCATGAGCCAGCGTATTGGCAAGATCCATAAACTTTAACTTCTTGTCTAAATCGTCAAGCAGTTTACAGTCATTGATGTTGTATTCAACAAATGTTTTAAAGTCATTGTTGTATAACTGATCCAAAGTGCCTTCGTATTGTGTTTTACGTTTGCCTAGTTCATATTCGGCAATAGCATCTAGTCGATAGCTATGGCGTTCTTCATATGTGTACTTACGATATAGCTCTAGATAGTCTAAGTGTACACGACCGATATAATCGTATGTTGTACTTTGACGACCAAACTTTTCGTATTCACGTTTTTTTGGAAACTGATCAAACAAACAAAAACGTCTAGTATCTTCTTTGCTTAAAACTTTTGTAACGCGGTTAGTAGTATACGGGATATCGAAGCCTTCGCTATTCCAACCACTAATAATATCTGCGTCTTTAATTAAATCTAAAAACGTATCTAGTAAATCTGCTTCGTTATCAAACAACATAGTATTAGGAAATTCTTTAACCATTTCCTTAGCATTTTCCATCTTTAAACCTTTAGGCGGAATTGCTAAACATACCATAGTCTCTAACCATTGTAGGTAGATTGCAATCGCAGTAATTGGCATAAATGCATCGTCTGGACTAGCATAGCCTCGCTCTGGATCGAAATCTACCTCAATATCGAAAAATGCTACATTTAATTTTGGAGCATCTTGATTAAGATAGTTTTCACTTAATGTTACAAAGATTGGATTAATGTCTGATTCAAACATTTCCTTGCCACTGTTAATGGCTTGTTCTTTGCGTAGTTCTTTTGTGTTCTTACAGACAATGCGTGTTAGTGCATCTCCATAGATTGATTGAAATTTGCCGCGTGGGTCTTTTACATAAAATGTATGGCGTACAGGAATGTCTCTAAATTCCCTATCGCCTTTCTTGTTGCGTTCAACCACTTTAACGATGTCGTTCTCGCGGTCAAACCATGCGTCTACATAAGACATAGTTTCTTCTCCATTGCAATTTTAGGCTTGCAAATACCCTTTGTGCGGATTATGGTCCGCCGACCTTTCCTAGCAATACTTATTAGATACGCTTGGTGATATCCAAAATTGCTTCAATTTCTTCCCAGTCTTCGTTATGCGAACTCCAATCGCCTTTATGAGCAATCTTAATAGCACGATTAATAACACTAGGTTTTACCTGTAGTTCTTCTGCAACTGCTTTAACAGTTTCTTTTAAGCCTTCTGATAAGTCTTCAATTTCACGTAGTACTGTACTACCTTCCGAAATCAAACGCTCTAATTTTGCCTTTTCTTCTGCACCGTATGAACGACCTGCCATATTAATTCTCCTTTATTTGCCTATTATAAACTACTTATCTTACAAAATCAACCTTTAAGAAATTTTAGAGGTGAAAATGGCAGAACTAGTCTGCCATTTATTTTACTGTCCGCGGGCGATTCTTAACCAACGAGCTAGTTCATCATCTTCTTTATAAACTTTCACTGTTGAATCTTGTTTATCGCTTTTGACTCCTGGAATATCTGCCGCTCCACTAACATTAACTGCATTTGATTTTGGAGTACCAGTTGTTCCAGCTGGGCTACCAGCTTGACCACTATCTGGAGTAGTTGTTGGAGTAGCACCTGCTACCGCAGTCTTGTCTGCTTGAGAAGCTTTGGCATCGGAAGCAGTTTGTTCTTTGCTAGCATGTTCAGCTTTATCAATAACTGCTTGAGCATGTGATGTTGCTTGTACCCAAATTGGTGCTGGGTTTGGTTCATCACCGTGCGACATCATTAACTCTTTCATTTGCTTGATAATCTCTTGGATCTTTGGATCAGTAGGAGTTGCTGGAGTATCAGTTGTGCCGGTTTGTGAACCACCACCTCCACCACCACCGCCACCACCTCCACCACCGCCACCACCTCCGGTGTCTGTAGTAGTTGTAGGTTTGCCGCCGCCTAATGCTAAACCGGCACCTGCGCCTAATGCTGTAGCACCTAAGGCTGCTTTAATTGGATTTTTAGCAATAGCCGCACCAGTTTTCAAACCAGCTTTCTTAGCACCAGTAATACCAGCCTGTCCTGCTAATCTTTCTGCTGCCGCTGGACTTGCGCCGCCTTTAACTGCGGCACCTGTAAAGTCTTTAATACCTTTTAGAGCTTTACCGCCGTATTCCATTCCGCCCTTAAACAAGTCACTCCAAACACCTTCGTCGATATCAACTTCACCGTTTGCATATGCTTCGTTAATAACAGCAATTTCAACTAAGTCTGTAATTTGCTCACCACGACTATTGTACATGTAGCAGTACTCGTCTAAGTGATAGCGTTGTTCTAGTTTTTGTTTAATCTGTGCTTTAGTTTCAATTAACTGTAGACGTTGTTGCATGTTGCGGATACTTTCTGCAACAGTAACTTGTTCTTCTTTAATACCAGCTTTGCCATAAGTTTCTGGGCCTGGTTGACCGTCTACTTTAATACCATTCTTTTGTTGCCATGCTTTTAGCTTTTCGCTAGTTTCCGGCCCCATCAACCCATCTGGTTTAGCTCCAATTATTTTTTGTAATTGAACTAGTTTTGCATCACCGCCGGTAGTAGAACCACCGTGTGCGCCACCACCACCAGCGCCGCCGTCGGAACTAAATTTGCCAGCTTTGTAGTCACGTGCAATGTTAGCGGCATCTAATCCCATAGCAACTGCACCACCTACACCTGGTACTAAACTCAATAAACCACTAGCACCTGCCATTGCGGCCCCAGTCCAGTCGCCTTCTTGAGCACGTTTAACGGCATCGATAGTACCTACAACTAATCCAACACCAGGAATTAGTTTACTTAAAATCTTTCCACCGGCTTTAGTACCAGCTTTAGCGGCAACAGTTGCGGCAGCTTGTTCGGCATTTTTAGCAATTGGCACACCAGCTTTTTCTAAACTGGTAGCAATCTTTGTTTCTGCACCTGCGGCAGCACTAGACGGTGCAACTTTTGTTAAGTTTGGTGCGTCGTATTTGACACTAGATACGTTACCTTGCATTTGACCGCCACCAAAATTAGGAGCTGTCTTAGCCGGAGCTGTTGTAGCAGGTGCTGTTGGTTCGGGCATCATTGATTTTAATCTAGCATCAGATGCGGCTTTCTTTTCAGCCGCTACTTTATCTTGATTTGCTAATGCATCTCTATATTTTTGATTAGGATCGTATACAGGAGCTTCAGGTTGTTTAACACCAAATGATGCATCATAGTTAGCGCCTGGAATATCTCCCATCCAGGATTGCTTTTCATTTAATTGATAATCAAAACTTTCAACTAATGCTTGAGCAATACTATATTCTTTACCTTCTTTATGTAGTTGATGATATGCATCGACACCGGCGCCAGTTGCACCAGTAAGAGCCGCACCTGGTAGTCCGCCAACCATTGCTCCTGGCATCGCACTTACTGCACCAGCGGCCGCAAGTTCCTTCCAATTAAATGGTTTTCCAGTCTTAGGATCGATCTTTGGAGGAATATGAGGATGTGGAGTTACAGGCTGTCCACCGCCACCGCCTTGCAATAGTGCATCTAATTGATTTGTCAATGCTTCTAACTTTGCGGCATCGTCTGCACTTGTATCTTTACCTTGTGGACCTACTGGTTTGTTATCAGGTTTGCCACCACCACCGTCACCAATTGTTGCAAGTTTAGTAGGATCGACATAAGCATAACCATTCTTTTCTACAATTTCTAAACCTGATGCACGAATACGATTGCCATCTCTAACACTTTCGGCTGGACCGTTTGGTTGCATCCACTTGTATGGATAACCTTTTGGTGATGGGTTACCAGTTTCTCCGCCAGCATCACCGTAGAAAATTTGTCCAGTTTTTGGATCAATAGCAACACCAAAACGAGGAATGCTATTCAACGGTGTACTTGCCATTTGTTTAACATCGGCAATTGCCTTCTCTTTAGCATCTTGGGCTTGATTGGCTTTATAATCGATACGGCCAGTAGAATCTGCTTCTGAAATTGTATCAAGTTTAGTCATTAAGTCTCTTAAGTTCATATCATCTTCCTGTTATTTCTTAGTTACTGAGCACTTGGGCACAGATTTACCATCCTTTGTTTGCATTCCAGTTTGCACTTGACCAGCTTTACATACGCTTGTCTTTGCTTTTGGTTTAATTGTTTTTGGTTTAATTGTTGGCAATACGGATTCTAAGGCAGGAATATTTTTGCTATTCTTTCCGCCTTTGCTACGGATGTTCTTTAATTCACCAAGTCCGTGATTAATTTGCTCAATGTTCATTGCTAGTTCTGGAAATAATCTAGCAATGTGTTGCCATACTAGCGGACTATCGCTTTCAGCTTGTTTAGCCAAATCTTGTAATTGACGACGTGCTCGCATAATACGATATTCAATACTGCCAGGATTAGCACCTTGATGACTATGTACCATACTAGCCATTGGATTATCGCGATCTAATTCTAACGGAGTTTCAGCAACACTACTCTGAATGCCTGGACCAACTCCACCGGTAAATCCCATACTATGTCCTGGAATTTCATTTTCGTTAGTTGGTACACAGTTAGGAACAGTACGCCCGCCCTTCTTCTTAGTACCTACAGGATGATATCCCTTCCAGCATGGATTGTCTGACTTAAGGCTTTCGTCTGCTTGTTGTTCTTTCTTTTTAGAAATAGCAATAGCAGCCTGTTGTGCTGGATTAGCGGCTTCTTTCATTAAGACACGTTCAGCAATAACACTAGCATACTGATTAATTAGTTGACGTTTTTGTGCTTGTTCTTCTGCAACAGCTTCGTTAACTTCTTGTTCTACTTTGTGGAAGTATTTGCCAAACGTATTGTTACGTCCTACAGTTTTAATAGGCTCTTGTGGCTTTTGATAATGTTGCATTGCCATTTGTACTGGCAAACTGACTTTATGCGGGTTAGCACCTTCGTTAAGAATACTAACATTATTTTTATCGATAATTGACAGGAATTTACTTAAACTGTCTTCTTTAACAGTTGTTTGTAAATTCTTATCTCCTAATTGATAGTTAGCAGTAGTTCCTTGTGGACCTTGCTGTATACTCATAGGCCCTTGGTTAAAGTTTTTTGTAACTTGACCTTTACTATCTGTTGATTGCGAATATCCAGCAAAGCTAGGACTGTTATGTTTAATAACAGTTCCTTGGGCATCGTATGTTGTGATACCGCCACCGTCGGATATAGTATATGTCCCGTCTGGATGATTAGTTCTAGTAGAACCATCTCCATTGTCAATTACTTCGTCTTCAACGACTTCTTGATTGATATCGGCTTCTGTAACAGCACGTAAGAATCGTGCCATGTCATTAGCACCTGCTACAGGCTTTGTAGCAACACCATCCATCGCCTGTAGTATGCGCTTCATGTCCATCGGAATATTATCCCAATAGACGTTGTGTCAATGCACGGATTTGATCAACTTCACGATTTTCAACTAATGCTGGTCTTTCAGCACGGTTCAAACGTCCAGTTAATTCACGTAAACGTGCTGATTCGCTGATTGGATCTTTTGCTGAACCTGCTGGCTTAGGCATTGCGGCACCTAATTTCTTAGCTTCTTCAGCATCCTTAGCACCTGATGGATTTGGAACAACTGTTAAATTCTCATCAGTCATTTTTTCTTTCTTTTTCTTTTCAGCTAGGTATGCAGTAGTTTCTTTAATGTTCTTCCACATAGCGGCAGCGGCAATCTTCTCGCCTTTCTTACCACCACCAGCAGCCTTAGCTACTTTGTCAAAGCTCTTACCTGGCTTACCAATGTCTCCACCAGCTTTGGCTTTCTTAACTACAGCAGATTTTTTCTCTTTGCTTAAACCAGCACTTGGTTTAGCAGCCTCAGAAACTTTCTTAGCCTTCTTGCCAGCACGTAAGTCAGCTAGGTCGTCTGCTTCAATGTCGCCATCTTTATCAACATCTAACTTAGTCTGCTTGCCTTTTAGTTTGGCTTCGTTAACTTTCTTACCATCTTTGTAGATGTGTTGCTTACCTGGATTAGCTTTGCCCCATGCTTTAGATTCTTTCTCGTCAGCTTTGTCTTGAGCTTTCTCGCCTGCTTTGTCAGCCGCTGAACGAGCTTTAACTTTGCTTGGTGGCTCGCCATGCTCTTCATCACTATGACTTGTATTTGTGTGCTTTAAACCTGTTGGAGTTTTTGTAGCAACACCAGTCTTTGTTTTGAATTCTGAACCAGCCTTAGCACCTGCTTCAAAGCCTTCTTCCATTTCGTCATCGCCTTCAGCTTGCAAACGCTTCATAGCCGCAAAGTGTGCGCGAGTAGAAGTGTCATGCTTTTTAGCTAGACGTTTTGCTTTTTCGCTTGGCTCAATACCAGGCATATGAACAATACCAGTACCACCGCATTCAGCACACTCATGTTCACCGCCACGTAAAATACCTTCTGCGATAGTAACTTTTTCTGCTTGTGCTTGTTTCAATTCTTTAATTCTCATTTTAGCCTCCATTAAGCGATTTTTAAGAGCACGTTTTTGTGATTCGCTCAATGTGTCGCTGTTATCTAAATGATGTCCATATTCGCTGAACTTCATTTCATATTCTAAATAGTGATATACTGACGCAATGTAGTCAGCCGCTTTAGTAATCTTTGCTTGTACCCATGACTCTAATTGATCTTCGTCATTCAATTGTTGGTACAATTTGTGTGAATAGTTAGCTAATTTAAACAAATCAGCTTTAGCCATTGCACCTTCGCGGTCGCCTTCATCACCGTGTAGTCCGATTACTTCGGAATCACCGGTTGGTTCAGCCATTTCTGGCTCAGCGTCTGGCTCGCCCATTGCTGGATCTTCTGCGCCCATCTCTGGTGCGTCTAGTTCTGGGTCTTGATTATCTAATTCTGGTGGCATGAGTATACTCCGTTATTCTCTTTATATATTTAGCGTCTTTTGATTACTGCGCCCTCGTTAGCGGGCCCGCCGAACAGACTTGTGCCTTTAATATCCAGGCCATTTTTAGCTGTTCCATCCTTGTTTTTAGGTTGTTTTACTACTGGTTGTGGAGGTGCTTTAGTACCTGAGCCACTAGACATACTACCTGTGTAGCTCTTTTTACCACGTGCTTTACCTGGACTTAACTGAGGTGCATCAACTGTTCCAATGTTAGCGGCACTAGTAGCGCCTGCTGTAGCTGATTCAGATACACTTTCAGAAGTTGGATTTTCACCAGTAGCATGAACTGACCATTTCTTACCTGATTGTGCTGTTTTTTTAGCACACATATCTCGTAGTCGTTGGTGCTGAATGCGCTCGCGATGATCGTCTGCGTGATACCCTTCTCCAGGGAATACCTTCCACTTCTTACCGTTAATGTAGATAGCAAAATTGTTTGGTGGTTCTTGATCACCTTCGTCCCAATCTCTAGCTGAACGGCCGAATCCACTCACGCTACTATCGTAGTCACGTTCGTAAGCATCTCTATGATTTTCTTTCATATCAAATTCATTCTTTTTATAACTATGCTTTTCGACTTTATTTCTATCCACACCTTTAAATGCCTTGTTAAGCTCTTTGTGTGCGCTTTTAACAACATCTTTAGCTTTAACTGCTTTAACGTAATGTTCCTTGCCGCCTGGCTCATCGTCACTAATATTCCAACCTGGAGCACCTTTCTGGCTCTTGTCCATTTCTAATAATTGCTCTTTAGTTAGACCGATTAAATGTTCAATTTTCATAATTATTTTCCTACAGGTTTCTCACCAGTTAAGTAAGGCTTACTAAACCATAGTTGAAACCATTCGGGTGTCCCCGGTTTAATATTATTTTCACGCATCAACTTGGCTTTTTCAGTTCCAGTAATGCTTATGTTTATTCCATCTAGCTCGTAAGGTTGCAGGCCTTTAAATTCATTAACACCGGCTAACTTCTTAAGACGTGCTAAATCATCCATTACTTCAAGCTCGCTCTTAACATCCAACTGTGCTTCTTGTGTGCATCTTGTCTATCAGCTAAAAAATTACTTAGTCCATGATCTCCGTGATGTTCAGCCATATCGAACGTAATACGGAAAATCTCAGCCATTTTATCGCTGTCTGCTAGTAGTTCACGGAGCATACTTTCAAAATCTAGTATTTCGTTTTCATCTTTGACTGCTGATAGCATACTAAACTTTTCCAAACTTGCTGGAGTGTATACTTGTAATGCACGAATTTGTTCAGCAAACGTATCGATGCTACCATATACTTCTTCGTAAACACGTTCAAATAACAAATGCAATTGATAAAATAATGGACCTTCACAATTCCAATGAAAGTTTTGTGCCTTGATAGCAAAGGCATATTCACTAGCAAACGCTGTCTTAAGTGCTAGATGATACTTATCGTGTTCCATGTTAGATTCCGTATTTGTTCTTTTTAGATTTAGCCACAGGGCTTACTATGTTTGTATCTTTAGGTTCTTCGCTTTTCTCCCACGGAGAAATTTCTTCTTTGTCAGTTGGCACAGTTTTAAATGCCGAATGAATCATATTATGTTCTTCTTTGGTATAAGGATGGTGTGTGTTAAATTTTTCAACCCAAGTTGATTCTGGGCTATCAACAGCTTTGGTATCTTTACCGTTAGCCATAGCCATAGCCATCATCAAACGATTCATGTGGTAAACACGATCGTACCCTCCAACGTCACGGCTTCTACTTACTCCGCCTTGATGTACAGCATCATGATCTGGATGTACATCTGTAACTTTGCCTTCTCTGAACAATTCTCTTAATTTCATTTCTCTTAATACCTTATTAGCATATTTAATCGAATTTAATTCTTGTACTACAGCCTTTTCTTTCTTAACTTTTTTAGCTTTAATAGGATGTTGTCCACATGCTTCTGCTACGGTTTCAAAGAATGATTTTCCATGTACTTTTAGTTCTGGATCTACGCCAGCTAATTGATAAAACAGCTCCTCATTGCCTGCACGAGCGGCTTCACGTAATTTCGTAGCACTCATAACTCGTGGGCTAGGAATATGAATAATACCTTTAAAATTAAAATATCCGTGTAAACTCTTTTGTCCGTTGTACTGATGTAATAGCTTACCGGCCCACGCCCAGTCTGTTTCGTCTGTAACGTAACCAATAGTTACACCTTCGCCTAAGTGGCTAAAAATTCTAGCGGCTAGTGTAAGTACGCTTGTTTCGCCTAATATATGTCCTTCAATTTCAGGATCGATGGCAGTCATCCATGCTGTCTTAGTATTAAAAGCTAACGGATCGTTAGGTCCGATAGTAGTTGGGTTTGTGCCAATATACCATTTATGTGCAGAGTTTTTAACTGCTGACCAAACTTCTGCATGACCTTGATGCGGAGGATTAAAACGTCCAAAGCAAAATGCCGCATCTGCTTTAGCATGACCTGATTCAAATAATTGTCTTAATCTCATTTTGGCATTCCTGGTACCCACGCTGGAATAGTTGTTCCATGTGGAGTTTCTATATCGTGACGCGGCACCATCTTAATGTGGTCGTCACCTTTCTTGTCGTAGTGTACCCAACCTTCTGGATTACTTACTTTAATCTCACCGGGGTCTGCATCTAACTGTGCAAGTATATGATTCTTTAATTGCATAATACTGCTAAACAGATTAAACATGGCAGTTAAGCCGCCTGGGAATTGTTGTAAACGTTCTTGTATTTTTTGATATTGATTAGCACTTACAACTGTAGGGTTTGCCTGCGCCCATGTCATAAAGTTATGTGCTACATTATGTAAATTACTTTCTTTAGCCATAGTGTTTACATAACGATAGATTATATTTTTAAATCCACTTACACCAGCAAGCGGAGCAAGGAAACTGTCAATTTCTGCACCGTGTGATGCAATATCTTGTTCTACTTGATTGATTGCTTCAACATCTACTTGTGGTTGAATTTGTGTATAGTATGGTCCAAGGATAATAACATCGGAAACATTATCGTCAATGTATGGACTAAAATCTTCTACTGCCTGTTGTGCTTCGTCTGGAGCACCAAAGTGTGTAAACATTCCATGACCTACCATCATTGCTCTGGCACTGCTAATACGCTGACCTAATTCAGTATCTTGTGCAATATGATAAACTGTATTACCTTTTGGATTAGGATGTAAGTTATAAACACCGTTAGCATCCACTCTTGGAGGCTGTAAGAATAATCCATCAGCATAGAAGAATAAACTCTTACCTTTCTTAGGACGCTTTGTTGCTTTTTCTAAAACAGGATGTAAGAAGCTAAACTCTTTGGCAAATATTTCACGTTGTTGTTGTTCTTCAGGAGTTTTAGCACTACCGCTACGGTTAGCAATAAAATTAAAAATGCCATGTTGGTTAGTAAACTCACTAACATCACTAGTGCCACCGCCTCCACGTAACCAACCATTATGGTTAGCGGTTACAAATTCGTGTTGACCAGTTTGTTCATTCCAATTCCAACCCCAGTATACTTGAGGAGCACCGTCCCACTTTAAACGAACTGCGCTAGAATCTGTTCCGATCTTTTTAATGTGCTCGAGTGCTTTAATAGCACCTTTACTACCATTCATGAATGTTAAATCTTCAGGGTGGTTGAATGCTCTGCCTACTTGTTTCTTTTTAGTTTCAGCAGGTTTAACATTTTCTCTAATGAATAGTTCTCTTAGTAACACGATTAATCCTTGTAAACACCGTCTTTGATATCTTGAAGGGTATCATCGTGCAACTTACCACAAATACGTTCCATCATCTTGTCACCTAGCTCGGTAGGTAATTCGCGAATAGGAAACTTTTTAATGTATAGTTTGTAGCTGTGTTGAACAGCTGGTTTGAAAATTTCTAAATCTGTAGGTTTTTTAACTTTAACTTGATCGATACAATGTGCTATTTTAGGAAAAAGATGGCGGCGATAAACATCGTCATCGTTGTGCATGAAATGTATAAGATCATCGGGTAAATCAAAGTCGATATCGCGTTTGTCGCCTTCTTGCTTGACAAACTTCATATCGTCAAAATATTTGCCCTCTAATAGTTCTTTTATACGCATTTTTAAGCCCGTTTTTACTGTTCAGCAGAAATCTCTGCGGTTAGAGTATTTATCGCTTTTGCAAAGGCTTTAGTTTTTAACGATGCGCTCTACTTTAGCTATGCAACCGCCCAGATGCATCTTAGCTAAGAGTAAGTTATTATCACCCGTGATATAAAAATGTGTGCCGCCCCAACTACGCGATTTCTCTAAATCTCTAATGCAACTTTTAGTTAATTTGCATTTTTTATTTGTTTGTGCCCAAGCAATGAAACTAGGGTTTGGCTGGTTAGTTTTACCCATTGTAACACGATAATCGTAGTCCATCTTGGGCATTACTATAGTCCCAGCGGCTAATGCTGTATTTGCTTCAGGTTGGCTGATATATTTTACTTTAGATTTATCTATTTTAGCTAGTGTATCTATATCTTTTTTATTATTAGAGTAAATGGTAATCCATGGACTTTCTACACGGATTTCCATGTCCTGCATCTTGACAAGGGCCAGGTGTAGCCCTTGTGCATACTCAAGATCTTCTAATGTTTTTATGTGCTGAAGTTTGTACGAAGGAGTTTTACGTGTATCCTTTAACATTGCTTCGGCGTCGACTAATTGTAATGCAACATTGTCTAAGTCTGCATTTCTAAAATAGCCGGCGCCTGCACATGTCAGTACAATCTTATACTGATAAATTCCTCTAAACAGACGCTTAGTGGTTTTATACAGCATTCGACTCCTCTTTAGTAGCATCTACTGTTAATAAAGCTACTTTAACTTCTTTAGGAGTTGATACAAGTACTAGTTGATCGTTTTCAACAGTAATTGACGCAGTACCTCCAGCTTTCAAGTCCCCAAACAACATAGCCTTTGCCAACGGACGTTTAATTTCCTTGTCAATAACACGTTGTAACGGACGAGCGCCCATCTTAGGATCAAAGCCTTTAGCAATCAGCCAGTTAGTACTTTCCTTATCTAGCTTGACTTTAACACCTTTCTCTTTAACTTGAGCACGTAGTTCGTCGATAAACTTACCAACAATCTTAACCATAGTTTCTTTGCCCAACTTGTTAAATGTCATGATGCCATCTAAACGATTGCGGAACTCTGGTGTAAAGAACTTCTTCAAGTCTTTATCGCTGTACTCTTTTTCCTGTGTGCCAAAGCCGATAACGTTCTTCTCAGCATCTTGTGCGCCAGCGTTAGTGGTTAGAATAAGGATTAAGTTACGGCAATCAGCTTTCTTACCATTCGAACCAGTAATAAATCCATTATCCATCATTTGTAACAATACAGTTGTTACATCTGGATGTGACTTTTCTACTTCGTCAAACAACAGAACAGCATTTGGGTTCTCTTGAATCTGTGTAATTAACAATCCAGCGTTCTCTTCAAAGCCAACATAACCAGGAGGGCTACCAATTAGCTTAGAGATACTATGCTTTTCTTGATATTCACTCATATCAAAGCGTAGCAACTTAGTACCCAAGTGTTTAGCAAGGGCTTTAGCAGTTTCAGTTTTACCTGTACCAGTTGGCCCCATGAATACAAAACTACCAATTGGCTTGTTTTCTGATTTCAAACCAGCTTGTGCAACCATAATCTTGTCTACAATTTCTGTAAGAGCAAGATCTTGTCCGTATACTTCTGCTTGCAAGTTGTCTTGTAAGCTGGCAAGGTTGCTAGACTCAGTTTCCATAATCTTTTCTTCTGGCATTTGAATCATTTTAGCAAGTTCGTATTGAATCTCATGTTCGCCGATAATACGTTCATCGGCAAGTTTCAAATTAAAGCGTGAACATGCTACGTCAATTAAGTCAATTGCCTTATCTGGAAGCTTCTTATCTGTTTGATACTTAACAGACAGCTTAACAGCCGCTTGGATAGCATCATTACGAATTTTGACATTATGGTATTGTTCGTAGTATTTCTTAATACCTTGCAAAATGCTAACAGTCATTTCTTGTGTAGGCTCGTCGACAGTAATGCGTTGGAAACGGCGCATCAACGCACGATCCTTTTCAAAGTGTTTACGATATTCTTCCCAAGTAGTTGAGGCAATAACTTTAATATTACCTTTAGACAACGCAGGTTTCATCATGTTAGCAAGGTCGTTAGCTGAATTGCTTGCTGAACCTGCACCACTAATCATGTGTGCTTCGTCAATAAACAACACAGTCTTGCCTTTCTTCTGCAATGCTTTAATAACGTGTTTAAAACGTTCTTCAAAGTCACCGCGATATTTACTACCAGCAAGCATAGCTGAAATATCTAAGCTGAATACTTTGTAATCTTTGAGGAAATCTGGGACTGCGCCCTTAACTATGTTGTATGCTAAACCTTCGGCTATAGCCGTCTTGCCTACACCAGGATCTCCAACAAGGATTACGTTGTTTTTACTACGACGGCCTAAAGCCAACGCAATGTTTTCTAGTTCGTCAATTCGACCGATAACTGGATCAACTTTGTTCTTAATAACTTGGTCATTCAAGTCTGTTGTAAATGCTTTCAAAGCACGTTCGCCTTGATTGTCTTGTGGCGCTTCTTCTTCACCTTCTTCAACAGTATTATTCAAATAGTCGGCAAATTTGTCTTTGTCAATATTAGCCTTTTGAATATAGTAGTTTGCCCAACTACGTTTTTCGCCAATCATAGCAAGAAAAACATCTGTTGGCTCGATACGCTGACGTCCATTAAACAATGTTTGTGTAAATGCACGATTGAGTACACGTTCAACGGCTTGTGTCTTTTTAGGCTTAACAACCACGTCTTCAATGGTAATTTCTGCACATTTGTTTTGAAGATAGTCTGCTAGTTCTTGTTTTAAGTTATCAGCATTAGCACCAAACCCTTGTACAGTATTAGCAAATCCTTCTTCCATTAACATAGCAAACAGTAAATGTTCGATTGTTAAGTATTCGTGATGTAGTTTCTTAGCAGTATCAATTGCTTTTTCAAATACCGCTTGTAGGTTATCACTAGGTTCAACCATTGAATTTCTTCCTCTTTTGTAATTTCTTTTTAGCTAATGCTAGTTTTAATGGACTAATTTTATCTGTGAAGCAAACACCATCCAAATGATCCAATTCATGTTGGAAACATCTAGCATCTATTCCCTTCAATTCTATTATACACTTTTTTCCTTGTCTGTCAAAGTATTCGGCAGTAATTGAACTAGGACGTTTTACTTTGAGCCACAAGTTAGGAAAGCTCAAACATCCTTCTTCTGCTTCTACAATATCATCTGTGTGTGAAACAATTATCGGGTTGAACATACAAAATGGAACCTGATCCTGCAAACGTATAGCAAATACTCTTTTGAGTATTCCGACTTGATTTGCGGCAAGCCCAATTCCGTTACTCTCAATCATAAGTTTAACCATATCAATTTCAAGTTGACGAGCATTTTCTAAATCTTGCTCAGTTTCAAATTGAAAAGGTTCTGCTTGTTGTTTAAGTACTTGATTAGGGAAGGTTACTAATGTCGGCATTAATGTCTCTCAGTCTTGCTACTATTGCTGGATCGTTAATTGCTGGAGTTCTAATATGAACTACAGTAACAAATCGTCCTTTGCGCCCAGTGTTTACATTAGTAAATCCGTTACCATTGCTAGCAAACTCGACACCATGCTCGACTCCTGCACGAATATCTAAATCCATTGTCCCGCCAGAAATTGTTTGTATTGTTTTCCTACAACCAATCATAGCTTCTATTGGATTAATAAAGATAGTTGTATATAAGTCGTCCCCGTTACGGGCAAATTTAGGATCAGGCTGAACTAGAATAGTTACATTAAGATCACCACGCTGTATGTTAGGAACACTATCGTCACCTAACCCTTGATACTTAATTGTATCTCCGTGCAATATACCAGCTGGAACATTAATAACTACAGTTTGATTTTTACCACTTGGTAATCTGTAGTTTGCTTCTAGTTGTTTACCTTGATAAGAATCTATAAATGAGATAGTACATTGTATATTCAAGTCTCTGTTCTTTCTCATCTGCCCAGCACCGCGTCCCATACCTCTAAAGATGTCGTTGAAAGGATGACCTTGCGGGAACGGACTTCCACCGCCACCGAACATTCCGCTAAACGGATCAAATCCGCCTCCCGAATGGAATGAGTGTGTGCTATTGCCATACATACGTTGTTGATCGTATTCGGCTTTTTTGTTAGCATCGCTCAGTGTATCGTATGCTACAGAAATATCTTTAAATTTGGCTTGGTCTCCACCCTTGTCTGGATGATGCTGATTAGCCAATTTTCTGTAGGCTTTTTTAATTTCGTCTGGGCTAGCTGTTTCGCTAACACCTAGTGTTTGGTAATAATCAGTCATGGTCGTAAAAAAGGCTCCAAATAATATAGTAATTATACTATCTTATAAGGAGCCAGTCAAGTTTTTGACTTAATTACTTCTTCTTAGCTGGAGTATCTGGTTTAGTACCTTCTACTTTTGTGCCTTCGAATTTTTGATGTTTTTTAACTTCTTTCTTAGCTGGCGCCTTCTTTTCTGCTACTGGTTTTTTAGCAGGCTCTGCATGTGCTAATTCAACACATACAATTGACCAAATTACAATGTTTAATGCAACTAGAAACTTTTTCATAATATTTTCCTTATAGAACTGGATCTGGGTCTTGGGGAATAACCTTTAGACCTTTTGCGTTTACTGCTGGCGTTGTTGAACCGAAACCTGTTGTAGGTGCGCCTCCAAACCCGCTTCCGCCAAAGCCACTTGCGGCTGGTGCTGGAGATGTTGTTGCCCCAAAACCACCGCTGGAAGCACCGAAGCCTCCTGCCGCAGGAGCGCCAAATGTTGGAGCCCCGCCGAATGATGAGTTGTTACCGCCGAATCCGCCATTGCTTGCTCCTCCAAAACTTGGTGCACCACCAAAGCCGCCTGACATGCCAGCTGGAACACCGCTCATGTTAGTATTGGTAGTTGTTATTTGTGATGTAGCAGTTGGGTTAGCGGCAGTACCTGCTAATTTTTCTTGTGTACGACCAAAAGCCGCAATACCTAAAACTGCGCCCATTGCAATATGGAATAAACCTGCACCTTGTAAGGTTAGTGGATTCCATTGTGTAATCGGCATGTGTGTCATTGCTTGTAACAATGACCATAGTACTGGGAATACTGCCATGTCTAGTAGACAGATTAACATGTACATCCATCCCATTGCTGGACGCCATAGTTTTTGCATCCAATCGCTATCTTTTTCCATAGTTCGCTCCTTTTGGCTGTTATATACGTATTTATTTCACGCTGTCAAATATCTTCTTTTGGGTATTATACCATTCTATCCAGCTGTCTGTGTTGTCTTTACAGCTATAATATTGCCCATAGTTGTCCGCTACAACTGGAAGTACTTCGCTTAATTTAGTAGTATCCGGCGCTAATTTTAAATCAGGGCAAGCTACTAGCATGTCTGCTGGAACTTCAGGGAATTTCATTGCTACTGGAACAGATGATGCACACCCTGACAGTAACAACACGCCTATTAATATAAGTCGGTTCATTTTGCAACCTCCTTTTTAGTAGGATTAATTGCGGCATCGTTAAGATCTTTAATTGCTTCAGGAGCAACCTTACATTCTGCATCGATAATTTGTGTATCTTTTACAATACGCTCTTTAACAGTAGTAATGTATTCTGTTCTAACTTTAGCTTTTTTACCGCGTTCTTCTGTTAGTTTTGCATTAGCATCTTTGCTGGCTTCTTCTGCCTTGGCTACTTTGGCTTGCGCCTCTTTGACCTTAGCTCTCCATGCCATTTCTGTATCGTAGCCGCCGCGCAACCACACACCTACTACAAGTAATGCAATACCAATAGGTTTTAGAAACTGAGCATACTTTCCGTACACTGGAATCCACTTGCCTAACCATCCGGCTACAAGTCCAGAAAACCCTAAAGCAATAACACCCCAGTAAAACCAGTTTAATACCGCATCAGGTATTATACTAAGCATCCACTCTATCTGTCCCATGATTAACTCTGAAGAATTTGCATGAAGTGTTGATAGTGCTGTTGACGTTCTGCTAATCCTAAAGTGCCACCGTTGATACGCTTAGTCATTGTTAAAATGTCTCCGGTATCTGCAAAATCATTTAGGTTATTTGTTTCCCAGAACCAGCAAGCTGATTGGATTGCACCTTCAAATGTAGCTAAGAAATCTGGAATTTCTTCTACTGGTGTTTCAATACTTTCTGCAAAACGTTGATAATTAGACTTACCAGTCAACTGAATAAGTCCACGACCGCAATAACGGAAACCGTCACCGCTTGCCTCGTCACCGTTGCCCATACGATTAGCGTATGCACGGTTTGCAATAGCTTCTTGATTGTGTGCGTATTGATTAGCAACATCCATGCTAGGGAAATATCGTGGCCAAACTTTCATCAATGTTTCTGCACGATAGTTCAAGTTCTCTTTAAGAGCTTTGTATCCGCCAGACTCGTGTGCTGTTTGTGCTAGAAATGCACCAACACGTTGCGGAGTATTGATATCATAATCAGGAAGAATTTTTGATAATGCTTCGTGCCAGTGTTCAATGTATTGATTACCTGGTAAACAAGCCGCTAACTTGTCTGCTGTAAAATTAAATGTAAATTCCGATGCCATTATGCTTTCCTTTCAAGTGCAACGGCCCAGCCGCTGTTTTCAAATATAAATTTATTGCCAATTTTAGTAATGTTATAGTTACCAATAATTTTAGTTAGGAACATTACTTCGGCCATGTCCTTGCTTTCTAAAAAGATAGGACCCTTAATGCTATCATAGATATCACGTTTACTACCGCTATCTAAGATATTAAATGAGACAGGACCACTGTATGGTCTTTTAAATGTAATGCTTTCTTCCATTACATCTAAACTGTCTGCATAACTATTGCTAAAGAAGTTGCTAAAATTGTCTAGCTTATTTCTTTGAGTAATTTCTTCGTATTCGTTTTTATTCTTTGGAACAGATAATCTTAAATTTTCTTCAGTAGCTGGAATGCTTTTGAAACTTTTAAAATATCTGAAACGCATATCTTCTAAGCCTGATACTTTTTTAACACCTTCAATGATTTCAGAAATTTGTTCAGGTAAGTGACGTGTGCGTTCTAATTCAACATAGACTCTATACTTCCCGTCGTCTAATTCTCCGGGAGTCACATCTGCATCAAGCACAAATGCATAACCCATTTCAATAAAGTTTTCTAAATCCTTAGCAGGATCTTGTTCGTCAACAGTGAAACTTAGTACACAAACATCTGCGTCATTGCCTAGTTTGCTTTGATAGCTATCTATCTCAAAAACTTTTTTGACTAGGTCTCTTAAATCATCCGCACGTAAACTCATGCTATATTCCTTATGCTGGTGCGGCAGCTGGATTTGCTCCACCGCCTGCTGGTGCTGCCGGTGCGGCTGGTGCGGCTGCTCCTCCTGGTGCTGGAGCTCCGTCGCCTCCTGTAGGTGCACCAGTGTCTTTATTTTCGTTTTTCATTTTGTCCATGTAGCCTTTATACATATCAAAGGCTACTTTCTTAGGCATAGTGATTTCTACAATCCATATAGGCTTGCGATCTAACTTTCCTTTTTTACTATTAGGACGAATATCTTCGTGTGTGCGAATCTTGCGTGGTTCTAGTAAATGACTCTTTTGATACGTAACTTTACAGCCTAACTCTGTCAAACGCTTGGCGGCAATTGGGTTAGGCATCTTATCTTTGTCCCACATAAATCCAGCAGTAATCCAGTGACGGTCAACTTTTGGGCCATAAGCTAATTCGCCATCTTCCCAGTTCTCGTAGACGTACATATCCATTTCGTCTAACACACGTTCAAAGTCCTTTAAAACAGCTAGACTACTGTTGTTTTCGTATAGATCTTCAATGTTTTTAATAACGTCTAAAATGTCGTGGTGCATGTTAATGTCCTAGAATCCTCTATACTTATTTAGCTGGTTTAAAATCATAACGTATCACTTTATTATTCTAGGAAATCAGTAAATAATAGTGTAGGACCTCTGTAGTTATCAAAGGCGGTCACTACAAGTCCTGCTTTAACCATGTAGAGTAGGAGCACAACTAGATGAGTAAACAACGAGTGAAAAAGCGTTTTACATCAGAAGTTAACATAATTGACTTTCAGCCGTATCTTCCGGCAAAAAAGCAACGTGTCAGTATTCAGGCACGTAATGCTAATCAGAAACTTTATCTCCAGAAATTGTATGAGGAAGCCACTAGCATAGTACTTGCTATTGGTCCAGCAGGCACGGGTAAGACTATGCTAGCAGTACAACACGGAATTAAAATGTTTCAGGAAGGGAAAGTTGACAAGATCGTTGTGACAAGACCCGCCGTGTCCGTAGACGAAGATTTAGGATTTTTACCAGGTGACTTAAATGAAAAGATGGCACCTTGGACAAGACCTATTTTTGATGTCTTGGGCGAATATTATCAACAAAAAGAAATAGCTAAAATGCTAGAGGAAGGTGTTATCGAGATAAGCCCATTGGCCTATATGCGTGGCCGCACATTTAAAAACGCATATATCGTTGCAGATGAAATGCAAAACGCAACAGTAAATCAAATGAAGATGCTACTAACCCGTTTAGGAGAGGGCTCTAAGATGGTAGTCACAGGTGATTTAGCACAAGCAGACCGATTGAGCGATAATGGTCTGATTGATTTCTGTAACCTACTCGCACAAAAAGAATATCTGGAACATATTGATATCATTCAATTTGAAGCCAAAGACATCGAACGCCATAATGCAGTGAAGGAGGTGTTGTCTGTATATGGAGAATAAAAAAGGGCCTTGCGGCCCTTTTTAAAGATGTCCTAATCTAATTAGGGTAGCGGCCAGGTTAATCTCCGGGTCGCTAACTAGTGTATGGTCTACAAGACCTTGTTTAATGATAAGAATTGCCTTATCCTGTTTCTCTTCGTCGCCGAAAATATTCACGTTTTCATACAACCAGCGATAAATTTCTTCCATCTCTTCAGGAAGTGCTTGGCTACAAACTAGTTTACGTGCTTTGCTAATCTCACCCTTCTTGAATAAATCCACCATGTCAACTCTGTAGTCAGTACTAGAGTCGGTAGTTTCAGGACTAATCAACTTGCCATCGATACTGTTCATTTGCAAGTTGTTCAAACATTTACGCAAGTCTGGATATGTACCTTTAACATAAGTGTCTAGTGTATCTAAATCAAATTCTACATTTTCGCTTACTAGTACAGTGGCCGCACGAGCAGTAAATTCAGTAAAGTCTGTTTTTTCAATGTGTAAACGTTGGCAACGACTATGGATAGCTGGAATAAGTTTGTTAGGATAGTTACAAGTTAGAATAAATCTTACGCTGTTACTATATTCTTCCATTAAATTACGTAGTGCAGGTTGAACTGAGTTTACGTTCATGTAGTCTGCCTCGTCGATTAAGACAATTTTAAAATCTCCAAACGGCATTGTTTGGCAAAAACCGATAAGTTTGTCTACCCATTCGACTTTACGTGCTTCTTTAGAACCGTTTGCATACAGTACATCGGTTTCTTGTACATCCAGTTTATTAATTAGAATTTTTGCTAGGGTAGTTTTACCTACACCAGCATTGCCGCTGAACAACAAGTGAGGAATAATTCCGTCTTTGATCCAATTTTCAATTTGACTCTTTTGTTGTTCATCTTTAAACACATAACCGTCTAACTCTGCCGGTCTGTATTTCTCTACCCATAATTCTTTCATAGCGTTCCTAATATTGTGTGTAAGTTCCAACCAACAAGACTTGCCCACAGCATGGCATATCCGATTCGTTGATTGTCGTATTCTTCTTTAGCATAGTACAACGAAGCTAATAGCACTACTATTTCTAAGACAAAGCCCATATGATTCTCCTTTTCTCTATTGTACAGGTGAAAACAGGGCTAGTCAATAGCCCTGTTACTCGAATCATTAAAATTTAAAACGATGGACGCATAAATGAACCTGGATCGAATGTTGCATGTTGTACTTGGCTATGATAGCCGTAAGTATTATCGCCTGGTTCTTCGTCGGTTACCATTAAGATTGCATTAAGGTCAATTCGACGAATGACAATTTCGTCTCCATTTTCATCTACTACAGTAACTCCTCGAGTCCAACGACCGTGTTCAACAAGAATCCATTCACCTACTTTGACATCTTGCTGTGCTGGCCCGATAGCCCATACTCGTCCCCAACGGTGACGAATACCTTCGCTTTTGCCGTCATCGCTTTGCAGAATAATTCCTCCTGCTGTCGTACGTGCATCGAAGTTCATATCTGTGACTAATACATTGTCACGAATTGGAATAATCTTGCCTTGTACTACGTTCATTCGTTGCCTTCCGGATCCATGCTTGCAATGTTCTTAGCTTTTTGGGCTGGAGTAGCTGGAGCAGATGCTACAGGTTCTACTACTTCTGGAACATTAATTTGATTAGGAATGTCCTGATTGCTACCTTGAAGTTGTGCTTTAGGAATAATTTTGCCACCTGGGCCAATTTTATCTCCGCGAGCATTTACACCCATATTGCCTACAGCAATAGTAAGCTCATTTTTAGAAATTAATTTATTTAAATCAACTTCCTTACCGCGAGCACTGCGATAAACTTGTCTTTGTTGTTCTTTTTGAGCCATATAACTCTCCTTGGATTATACTATTACTTATCTCAGGAATTCCTGCCAGTCTAAATTATATTTGACTGAATCTATTTGATGTACGCCTAGTAAAAACAGTACAAAACTTGCTACGCTAGAGCCACGTCCTACACCCCAGACAATACCGTTTTCAGTGCAAGTATCTACAAAGTGTTTAGTCCATTGAAGTAAAGGTATCATTCCCCGAGCTTGGTATTCTTCCATTTCGTCAAAAACACGTTGTTTTTGTTCGTCAGTAGTACACCTACTAATACAGTATTCTTCTACATCAAAGTCTCTGTATTCTGGAGGCATAAACCAATCGCACTGAAGTGCTTGATCAAAATCTTCGACAGATATAGAGTCTAATTGATCATTGAATCGTTGAAAAGTAAAACCAGCAGTTTCTTCTAACTTTTCAATATCTTCGTTATAGTCTACAGTGATATCTTTGATGCTGGTTAGCTTGCCTGTATATAAGGCTTTGAATATATCAATTGAATTAAAAATAGGATTACCGAATTTGTCTAGTCGCATGTCAACATTTTAGTTGACTTTAATTAGTTTGTCAAGGCTTTTATCGCGACTATCCATTAATTTCTTTAAGGCCGCCGCTCTGCGTCTGCTCAATTCTGCGTTGTAATCTTCTAATAATCCGGCTATTTGATTTTTCACATCAAAGTTGCCAGTCATAAAATACTTTTTAGTCAGACTCTGGATTTTTTCTTCAAGTTCAGAATCTTTGAGCGGACTCAAATCACCGGCTAAAGGATGCATTAGTATTCGCCTATTGCTTTAAGGAATACGTGAGCGCCTGCGTCTACAGTCCATGCTTCAATAACTTCATACTTGCCATTAGTACCTAAAGTTACAGTAGCTGGTAGACTACTTCCGTTTGCCCAACCTGTTGCTGGTTTAATTAACCCTGCATTAGATGTTGCTAGTGTTACAGTTCTTGTACTTTGCTGATCACCGATTAGCATAACACGGACAACAGCATATTGGCCACTAGTTGGCCAGTTTTTAAATGTTAAAGTGATGTTGCCGCTAGCGGTAAATTGTTGTATAGGACCGTTGTTTAGGTTAACATCGGCACTAGTGGAAACTGTACCCCCGTTAAAAAATACACCGTTGAATTGAACATATAAACCGTTTCTAAGTGTACTGCCTAACATATTGTTTACTACTGGATTTGTACTAGTAGCTAAATCAACAGCTAATAAACTGTTAGTTTGTAATGCACTAATTTCATTTTTCGCAGTAGCAAGCCCAGCTGAAATTGCTGTGAAATTATCACGGAATCCTTGGCTATCGTTATCCTGTCCTGCTACAGGGTAAGTGGTGCTAATTGCGGCATAGTTTATATTACTTGTCATACGGTTATCCTATCGTTTCTGAATACTAGATATTTATCGCCTTGTTGACCGGTGACATTATCTATTATGAATCTGTCTATTTCGTAGTCTAGTACTTTGAAGTCAAAACCACTGTATTTGATGTTTAAAATTATCTTATCTGCTGTTCCGGGCTTACAGAAACAAAGCGGTACGCTCAGGGTATAACCTAATTGTTGCTTTTGCCCTGCTGGAACACTTCGCATCCAGAGCGGCAAATAGTTACGTTCTGATAACCCTACGCCGCTTAATCTTGTTTGCCAGTTAGTAATACTGTTTGGAAAGTATGTATCTGGGTTAGGATTGCTTACTTCATACCCAGTACTATCAACAGTCAATACTGGAATGTCTGGACCGCTAGTTGGTGCGTTTGCATTTAAATCTTCCAAGTCTTGTCTAAAGTAGTTAGTACTATTATCAGCAGTAATCTTATCAGATTCTGTTCCAAATCGAGTTGTTATCTTAAGCGGCAAATGTTTTCCGTGTGGTTCTTTAGGATCTACCATTTGAACATATACAACTTCATAAACACTATTTCCAGTATTAGGATCGATAGCAATAGCTTTCTCGACACTACCAAATTGAAAACGTTTACGTTTAAAGTTTAGTCCCATTGCGCCAACGTATGCGGCCGCCACTTGTGTTTGAACACCTGCATATACAAGCATTTTTAAATCTGACTGCAAACCAAAACTTGGGTCGTTTGTTCTATATATACTACCAGGAGTAAAGATAGAACTATCATTGATAAATGATTTCCATACCACTCTTTGATCTAATTTTAAATATGGGCGAGTTACAATATTACTATATGCAACAGCATTTGGTGTAGTTATTGTAATTGTAAAGTCTCTAGTTATAGCACTAAAGTTAAATTGATCTCTTGCTTTAATAGTGGCAACAAACACTCTGTCGATAGTACTAGTATTTTGATCAAAGGTCATGTGACCATTATCAAAAGTAGTTAGACCAGAAACTTTTGTAATTGTGTTATAATACTGATTTGTTGTACCGATAATTTCGCCATCAAGGTTTAATGTTAATCCTGGAGGCAATTTTCCACCGATCAATTCGTAAAGCACTACAGCATCTGGAACAGTTGTCGATGCGCTAACTGCAAGATTGCAAATATAGTTTGCTGGTATAGTTCCTAGGTTAGCAGGAGTATTCCACGAAATTACACTATCGATATCTCCTAATACACTAATAGTAAAAGTCTTACTAGCATTTAATGATTCGGTAATCTTATCACCGATACGTGTAGCAGTAATAGTAAATTCATAGCTAGTGGTAATTGCCGGCTGATACGGCAACTGACCGTATATGTCACCAGTTCCAGGATCAAACTCAACCCCAGTAGGCAGTTTGCTTAGAGTTCCAAGATAAAACGGCACTCCGTTTGGAATATTTAATTCTAATAAACTGTATAGTTTAATTCTGTATGCGCTATTTACAAGAGGAGTTACGGCAGCAACTTTATAGATAGTTCCAGATGCACCGTCTAAATAGTTGTCAAATGTTAAGAACTGTCCTACTTCAATGGTTCCCTTAACATTAGTAACTGTAAGTTCGTCACCGCCAGCAGTTAATGTTGCTAAAGTTGCATTACCTAATGCAGGAATAGATAAGGTAATGGTTGAGTTAGTTTTACTACTAACAACAGTACCTCTTGCAATATTAAATCCAGTAATAGTTTGACCAACTTTAATATATGAAATATTTGTTACATTAGTTACTATAGCATTATTTTGTGTAAGTGTTCCGTTAAATGTAATACCTGGATTATTATCTGTACTTTCTACTTGATAACTTACAGCATACACTTCTTTATTTGTTGGCTCTAATCTAAAAATAACATCTAAGTTATCATATAGGGCAATAGGAACAGTCAGATAATTGTTTGCTCTATGAGTTCCTAAATCTGAATTAGTAATCCAAACTGGTGCTCTTAGATATGTTACATCGCTGGTAAACCCGTTTACCATGCTGTCAAATGTAGTACTGTCAGCTCTAAACTGATCTGTTCCAACTACAAATATTTTAAAAATTCGTTGAGCGTAATTTACACCGTCTGTTAATGTAACACGGAATTGGTAGTTTACGTTTAAGGTTGTGGGAGGTGCTGACGCTAAGTTAAAGTCATAAAATACATCGTCATACTGATAGCTATCAAACCCGTCAGTTGGTAATGTAGCAAAATCATAAACTACAGCATCAAAGTAACTATTGTCGTAAGTACCGTTACCATCTTTGGGTGTAATTTTAACAGTTGGCTCAATAAACCCACTTATCAATCCTGACGGACTTAGTGTAACACCTTTAGGCAATGCACCGTCGTCGCTTCCGATAAAATATGTTAAAGTCTGTCCAGCCGCAACGTTTAAATCAAACGCTTCGATCTGATAGCTAACGTGGGTGCTGTCTAGTACATATAATTGTTTTGCAGGCCCAATAGGTAAATCGCCTGGTAAATCAACAAAGTGTGGTTGATTATTTCCAGTAATTACAATAAAGAAACTGCGGTCACTAATAAGTACACCTTTTGTAGCTCTAATACAAAAATTAAAACTTGTATTATTTGCTACAATGTAAGGATTTCCTACAATGTGATTCCCAGAGATTCTCAGCCCACCGGGAAGCTTCCCAGAAATTACTTTGTATGATACGCCGTCATCGCCTGCAACAGGCAACGCAATATCAATGTACAGCTCTTCGGGATAATTTCCAAAATTAAATCCTGAATCTTTAGTCCAAATATTTAAGGACATGATTAAACTTATGCTCCACTTCGTGTTCTGATTACATAGAAACTATGTAATCCCAATTCAGTAGCAGTAAATGTATATCCACTAATTCCGCTAGTAGCGGCCATAGTGCCAGTTGGTGTTACCTTCGAAGAACCAACTGCAATCGGTGTACTTCCGCCACCGCATAGGTATTGTGTTACAGTTCCTGAATTATAACAGTTGACTAAAATGCTTCCTGAGAAATTACGGAATGCTACAGTACCGCCTACAATTAAATTGATAGTAGAGCTTGATGAATCGTAGTTCCATATAGTTCCAGGAGTACTAGTAGTAGTCATAGAACCGTTATGTGTTAAAGTTCCATCGTTTCCAATCTTAGTTGTTTGTACTAATGTTCCAGCGGTGTTTGCAACGCTGAATACGATTGCTCCTGGAATTTTACCAGTAGTGACAGCACCGTCTACAATAGTTTTTATACTACTTGCGTTTACTGCGGCTGCACCGTCGTACCCTCTAGAATAGATTGCCGATAGTTCGTCATTTTGTACAACAACTGTTGGTGAGGCAATAGTTCCACGATACTTGTTAAATTGCAAGTTATTAGCGGCAACATCTGAAAAATAGTTAGATAAACGTAAAGTAGTTCTAGTAGATCCAGTTACAGTTTGTGTAATAGCTACACCGCCTGTTCCAGTGTCAGTAGTAGCAACTGGACCAAATGTAGCAGTACCGGTTGGACTAATTCTGAATCGAATACTGGTAACACCAGTTGCGTCCATTGAACTGATGTAGAAATATCCAGGTACAATACCTGTACTAATAGGATTACCCGCATTAGATGCGCCTACAAGAGACACTGCGTTGACATATCCAGTTCCATCGTATCCTAAGAAATTAAGTGCATGAATAGCATCTCCAGCTACTAGTGTAGTAGGAGTTATGTTTGTTCCTCTTGCTTTTTGGAATGTAAGGTAGTTATTTCCAGTTGCAGAATTATTAAACGTTTGAGTAGTCAACATTGCACGACCACCATTGTTTGCAGTAATTTGGAATGCGCCGTTAATATTTGATAAAACGTTTCCAGCTTCGTTCCAAGTTAAGTTTGCACTTGGGGTCAATGTAGTGCCATTACTTGCCCAGTATGCTAAACTATTTGTAGTACCTGATTGGATTACGTTAGTATTAGTAATGGTGATTGCATGAGCACCAGCGTCATAAGTGATAGTTAACCCGCTCAGAGTTCCAGATGTTAGCATTGTTCCAATGGTATCTTTTGCTCTGTTTGTTGTAAAATATTTGTTACTAGTTGATGGATTGCCGCCTTCGGCAATGTTGTCAGTTACTAGTGCAACGTTACCAGTTAAACCGTTAACTGTAGTAACAGGAGCAACTGGTGTTCCACCAGCAGTTGAACCGTCGCCCACATAAAGTAGTTTTGTGTCAGTTGTATAAAGTACTTCGCCTTGTGCAGGAGTAATTGACGTTCTGTTAGACGCTAATCCTCTTCGTATTTGTAATGCCATTTATTCTTCTCCTACCTTAAAAGGTTCCTAAATCAAACGGGTTTCCTAAAGGAACACTAAATGTTCCTAAGTCTCCAAACCCTGTAGTTAATGCTGTGTTCACTTGTGTGCTAAGTGTGCGAATGTCGATACCCCATACTGTAGTTTGTACGTCACCATTGCCAATAATATTATTACCGTTTAATGTTAAGTTGCCGCCTAGACTGGGCGAGGTATCTGATACTAAATGTGTAGGTTGTGTAGTAGCCGCAATGTTTACAGTATTACTTGTACTAGTTACAACAATACCGTTGCTTCCAGTAATACTCTTAAAACTCATTACTCCTGCAACATCTGATGAAAATACACCTTGCCCTGAACCAATATTTTGCCCATTCAGCGTTGAAAGTGAATGATATAAATCAGTAAAATTAGAGTTAACTTTAGTAAACGCCGTGCGAATATCATCGCCTGTACCGTCGTTTGCGTAAGTTCCTAAGAAAATTGTTTGTTGGGTCATTTTACGTTCTCTTTAGTATATTTAGCGGTTTTCGAACAATAACAAATGTGGGCCACGTACAGGTTTAAGAGTAGCTGAAACCAGCTCTGCACCATCACCTTCACGTAATTTTACACCATTTACAAAACAAGCACCTTTAACTACATACAAATAGCTAGAGCCAACAGTAATAGTATCAGTTAATATACCAGCACTGACTGTCATATCCTGTTTTAAGTCTACTGCTATAGGACCAAACTCTGGTGATTTGTCTATGATTTCGTAGTAAGGTTCTGTATCTCTATACTCGTCTTTGGGAGTGATCCATAGCTGTAGATAACGTGCAGGTACTTGGCCTACTGATGCTTCAGTGTGCCATATTTCCTTACCACACCACATGTGCTGTACTTGCCCAGGACGAGCTCTGCTGACATTACCTAAACTGTCAGTATGCTCCAGTTCGCCTTCTACTAGATATCCTAATATATCGTAGTTGCGATGAGGATGATTAGGCACCATATTACCCGGCTGTTGGATATCATCGTTGATAACTTTGAGATTACCCCAATTCATATACTTGGGGTCCCAGTAGCTGTTGTTGCTAAATGTTCTGCGACTAACAATCCAGTTGGTAATCAACATACCTCTAGTATCAGCAGGACGTATTTTCATAGTCCGTAGCGTGAACGATAGTAGTTGAAGTTTTGAGTAACTTCTTCAGCAGTCAGCGCACGATTGTAGATGTTGACTACACCAATTTTGGCATTGACTGATTCAGGTAAATCCCAACGATGTCCAATAAAGAATCTCTGTGTGGGACTACTACCGTTTGGAGCACCATTGATTTCGATACCATATCTGCCTGGACCGTAACTCAACGTGCCGTTGAGATAATCATTATATTCTGTAGCACCTACAGACATAACAATGTTATACCAAGTTGATCCGTCGTTTGGAAATGCTGTGTAGGTATTATTGGGAACCCATTGTCCGTCCCAGTTTGTTGTATACCATCCTGTTTTTATTCCGCTTCCGGCGGCTGCAATAGTAAAATTAAACGGAGCACCGGTAAATTCGTCACTGATTAAACACGCACCACCTGGTTGACCACCAGTATAGTTAAACCATATATCAATAGTGTATGTAGGTTGGAATGTAGGCCAAGGTACTGAGAAATATTGTAGGTTATTAGATGCTAAGGTAAAGATTCCACCGTTGTCACTACTCCAAGCAGGTGTATTGTAAGGAGTAGCGTGTACACCGTTGGCCGCGTCAATCCAATCACCTGTGCCGCTGTATGTTGCGGCATCAAAGTTTAAGAGTAGGCCGCTTTGAACGATTGTAGAAGGGCCGTTGGTATGATAGTCTGTTAATATTTCACTAGAACGTAGAGAACGATTATAAATCTTAATAGACGCAATCTTAGCATCTAGGTAAGCATCCTGTTCCCAGTTGCTACGACCGATATAATTATAGATACGGTTTGCTATAGTAGTTCCACCGTTGTTAGTCGCTGAAGCTATTAGCTGTCCGTTCATATAAATTAAGCCAGTATTACCTTCTTGTACTGCTACTAATTGTACCCATCGATTTAGTGGAACTTGGACATTGGCCTGAAGGTTGCTACTGTTAATGTTAGCGTACACTGGTTCTCCAGTAGTACTTCCAGTAGCCGCTAATATAATATTGTTTACACCGGCTCCGTTGCCAAAGTCAAACACACGACTCCAAGATTGATAACTGCGTAGATAGATCCAAGTAATGGCAGTAAAGTCGCCTGTGAACATATTAGCTGGAGCAAAGTCACCGTACTGTTGTTGTGTATAGTCAAAACTAATACCGTCAGTATCGTATGCGGCTCCATTGTGTAGAGTTACAACATGTCCATTACCGCTAATGTCGTTCCACGTTACACTTCCAGAACCAAAGGGAGATTTGTTACTCCATGTAGCACCGTTATTATTTGTTGTGGTAAAATCTTTACCACTTGAATCTGTTAAGAGTGTACCAGCATCGTGTGCTCTTAACAAAAAGGTTGTATTAGATCCACCAGCTAGAGGTGTAGTCTGCGGTGTAAAGTTGCTTTGGTATATAGCCGAACCTCGGATCAATCTAAAGTTAGTCAAGTAACCATCGAGCACCACGTTAGAATCATTTGCTCCGCCAATTTGTAAAGATCCGTTTTGTGCTGGTATATCATAACTACTTGTACCTGTAGCAACACTACTTCCATCTACATACATTGTAAATGTAGTACCCTGTCGTACAAGAGCGTAGTGGTGCCAATGGTTTAGAGATGGTGCTGTCCAACTTAACCCTAAACTCCAGCTATTGCCGCCATCAGATAATAAAACACTACTGCTATCTCCAACAGACATAAAGAAGCTGGTTGGACTTGTGCCAGAGGCCGCATTATCGTATAAGAATGCTGTAGGATAAGCACCGCGTGATGTTTGGTATAGCCAAAACTCTAAAGTAAAATCACTTGTACCTAATGTAACTCTTGAGTCTGCTGGTACAGTTAAGTATTGATTTGATGCGCCTACAAAGTGTATACTACCACCGGGAGGAGTAGAGTTATAACTATCTATGTTGTTAGCATCTATCCAGAATAAGACATCTGGCTGAGTGCGTAAGGTCATTGCGCCTTTGATAGTTGTAGTACGAATAGTTAATGACATATTTCTTTTTTACCAGCTAGTTATTGCCCACGGAGTCTTGACCCAAATATTTGATGGACTTCCTGCGGAAATACTTAACTGTGTTCCGGCTGTGAAGCTGGCCAAGTCACTTGTGTCTACATATGGTGTGAATATGATGTTAGCATACTGATCAGATGTATTAGTAACGTCTTGTATTGTGCGTAGAACACCATTGTAGGTAAATGTTTGACCACTGGCTAATCCAGAAATAGGTCCATCAAATCCTACCATAATACCAAATCCGCCGCCATTATTACTATACGTAGCACCTTGAGATGGGCCTCTAATATTGTTTACTGTTAAGCTAATTGAAAAATAATCTTGAGTACAATAATATATAGCTGTGTTATCAAAGGCTATCATACCTGCTTTGTCGCCAGGAGTACCTGTACTGTGTGTTGGAGGGTTAGCTACACGTAAAGATCCGCCGTCTGGGAAAGTAAGGTTGCCGTTTGGATACCAAGTCCAGGCTTTTGCTTGTCCGTTTTGGTTGTTAGTTAAAATTTCAACGTTACCACCATACACTACTACATTGGCATTAGCTGAACCAATATCAACTGTGCTATTGCTATTGCTGTATATACTTAGGTTAGTGGATGCTACAATGTTAGCATTGCCGGGTAAATTAAGATAACCAGGAATGGTTAACGCACCGTTGTTATCAAATGTCCAGGTTTCCCATCCGCCGTTAGCTTGAACCTGTATGTAGACGTTAGGATCTCCGCCACCGCCTTGTAAAATAGGAGGAACTTGTAGTACACCGTTTGGTAGTAGTGATAGAGCGGCTTCACCTGCTGTCAGCACCACGTCAGCACTAGGACTGTACATAACTAAACTACTGTCTTCAAAGATTTGTGAACCGCTAGTACTCCAAGTAATACCGCCGGTAATACCCATAGCGCCAGCAGTATTGATGTCTCCACCAAACTTAGCACCACCTGTTGCTACAATCCATCCTGGGTTTGTAATGTTTACACCAGCCGAGTTAGGAGGAGCTGAACTACCTACAAACAATGCTCCGTCTAACTGTACACTCATACTTGGTGTACCGTTTGAACTAAATGTGAATAATGTGTTGTTAGTATCTGCAGAGTAAAATCCACCGTAGTTATAGTCACCGGCGCCGTACGAACCAGTCCAAGCAACACCTGCACCGTCTAACTGTAGTGTACTATTGCGAACAGTCATATGGTCGCCACCTCCACCACTACCAATAGCGTTACCACCTAATGTCGAACCGTCGTGTAGTCTAAGTCCGTTAGTATCATCCCAAGTCAACGTACCATTAGGATAGGCCGCGGTAGTATCTGACCTAGTAGGATTCTCGCTTGAGTTAAATCGTTTGAATTGTGCCATTTAATTTTTCCTTAATCTTAGCAGTCAGCTTCGTAGCCGTAGAATATCTTAGCGGTCCACTGTATCATTAGTGTGGCAGCTTGTCCATCTGTGCGCTTGAAACATAGGCGCCCGCGAGTCAAGCTAACATCTGGGCCCCAAAGATGTACTGTTTGTAGATTGGGACTGCCACTCATATGTTCAGTGTGCGTAAAAGCATCCCCTGGTTGATAATCGTCGGCTATGTGAATAGTTCCAACTATTGTTCCTTGACTGGTAAAAGCGTGATACTCAATAATAGCACCGCGGAACTGATCTAGGCCCGATGGGCTATTAGCCACATCAAACCATACCACAGGTGTAGTGCCATCAAAACTCACAGCGGCCCCATCGTTGTAGGTACGTATCTTCCAAGTATGATCGTTGGGATTTACCCAATCACTGTCTACCACTAGAGGCAATCCACCGGATGTACTCCCATCGTGTAGGTGTAGTGTACCGTCTGCATTGACTACCAAGGTGCCAGCTTTTTCAGCAACTTGGCCGCCGTCACCTTGCATTGTAGATCCAGTTATTCTTCTATAGTATGCTCTTGTCATTTTTTATTTCCAGTTAATTAGCAGTATCTTTCTACCAGCATTGGGTTAATAAAGACTCGAGCTGTCCACATAATGTCTAGCTGTTGTCCACTGTTGCCGTCAGTTCTGTAGGTTTTCAATTGCATATTACCATTTGGTGCATTCCATAGTTCCAAGTTAGCAAATACATAAGCGTCTGCGTTATCGTCGTTGCCATAGATAGCTGTTTCAGTGTGTGTGACACTGTTTCTGCCCCAACTATAGTCGTGAGCCATTAAAATAGTTCCTACCATTGTACAGACGTCACCGCTGTTACCAAGTCCACTGCTGGTCACTTGGAATTCCATACTTACACTGGTAATCCAGTATTGATTGACTCCTAACTGAGTGGCCACATCGCTGACATTAAACCAAGTCTGCGGTGCGCTGTCCAAGTTGTTGATACGTTTGTAACCCGAAGCATTTCTAATTGAAATTTGGCTGTTGCTATAGTTACCAGTGTTTTCAGTAAGGCCGTTAAACTCACCTGTGATGCTTCTGATATTTTCATCAACTAGCAAACCATTTGTCTGTAGTGTTAGAGTCTTGGTGCTAGCGGCTAGCTGATTTGGTCTAACGCCCGAGTTAAATTTTGTCCAAGATACTGAACTGTTAGTACCAGATATTGTTGATCCTGAACCAAACGTTTGACTACCTTGACTAAAGGTAAATTCAGTATCTGCCACAGTCATTGCAACACTAGTACCCGATAAATTACTGTTGGTAAGTTCAAATGGTCCAATTACTTGATTGTCACTGCCTGTTGGAATTTGTACAACAACACCTATTGATGTTGAAGGATATGAACCGTCGGGGAATGTAAGAAGAGATGATCCTAGAAGTAGGTGATCGTTAGATATTGATAAAAGTTTACCCGCGAAACCTATGCTGTTAAAGGAGTTACCATCAACAAGTGAATTGCTACCCGGTGCTCCAAACCATTTTTGCCACAGGCTAGTGCCGCTGGTGTTATAGGCTGCTACTACTCTGCTGGTTAACGGTAAGCCATATGGGGGAATAGTTTGTCCATTGAAAGTTATTCCCGAAATGTAAATATTTCCATCACTGCCTGTGGTTAAACTAGAGCTAACTGCCTGACAGCCTTGACTAACTTCTCTACTCCACATAACACTACCATCGGTATTACTGACCTTCATAGTTATAATGCCAGCGCCACTGCTGTGACCGTGTGTGGCCAGTATAGCCCAGTTACCATCTGCTAGTAAACAGCAGTCGGTACCTTGAACATTATAATTGTCACCAGTTACTGAAACTTGTTTTTGCCAACCAGGACTTGGGCTTGCAATGTTGAGTTTAACCATCTCCAGATAATAGTGTGCGTCAGTATTACTCTGTTTTCTACCCACAAATAAAATATCACCTGTAGTATTATTAACTGCTACACTATATGCCGCCTGCTCATATTGATCGCCAAGTAAAACCGATGGAGCAGGTACTGAGCCGTCGTTGTTAATAAATGTTACAAAGAAATCATTGTCTGTTCCGTTATAGGCAGTACCAGCAATTACAATGCCATTGAAACTAAGTTCGCCTGAACTATACACCATTGGCACAGCCTGCATATTATTAGAGTTCTGTGAATCCTGTATATCAGTTTGCCACAAGATGCCACCATTACTAGTGCTTAATTTTACCACGGCGTTGTTGTAATAGCCACTGCCATTGACTCGCTGTGTAATTACATATACATCATTGTTAGCGTCACAGCATAAACTCCAAGGGTTAACGCTGTTGCCATCGGCTAGGTCTATAGCCCATACTGGGTTACCGTGGTCGTCTAGTTTGACTATAGTGGCTTTGCCTTCGCCGGGACCATTCCAGTTACCTTGCCACATCAGCGCGATAGCGTTGCCTACGCTGTCGTGAGTCACTGCTTGCATGAAAGTTGCTTTGGTATTCGATACGGCTTGTACTGCCCATATCAATGGATCAGTAGATCCAGGTACATAGGCAGTGGTCTGTACTGTGTTATCTGGAAATACAATGTTACCATCCTTGTTAAATGTCCATTGTTTAGAGGCACTGTTGTGTGCTTGTGTATAGATATAAGCGTAGGGATTAGCATGATCAGCATTGTTTATGTATAGTTCTGCTGAACTACCTGAAGTGTCATTATAGGTGTAAATGTCAACATAATGTGTACCAATGTCAACTTCGGTATCATCTGTTGAGTCGCTGGTTGACTTTATGTAGATGCTTGAGCCAACGTCAGTGCTAATATTTTGTCCGTCAAATTTAATATTACCGGTGGCTCCAACTTTTTCCCAAATAGCAGGCTGTTGTGGAGTATAGTGAATTGTTACTGCATCACCGATTGAAACTGTTGTAGGATCTCCTGACACATAGGCAATATCAAACCATATATCGCCGCTACCTGAAAGATATCCACAAGCGGTAACAGTTCTAGGACCAGTGATGCCTGGAACTTCTAGTGTAAAGTCACCGGGAGTTGGATAGTTATATTGATAGTTGTTAAACGTACCAAACAATGCCTGTATGTCTGGCAAGGTTGACGGAGTTATTTGATACATAAGAAGATGCCCGGCGCTTTGACTGATAGCATAGTCTGTGTTGTTAGTTGCGCTATAAGTTACTGTACTTGACGCCGCCCAAGTTGTGAGACACAGATAAATTTTACCAGTGTTGTCAACAGCGATTGTGCCCTGTGTATCACCATCTGCACCTGCTGGATAGCTAACAGTGCGGAATACTACACTACCACTTCCTCCTGTGGCATTTGCCCAAGCCGCGCCTCCATTGCTTTGACGTGTTAATACTTGTCCTGTTGAACCGGTGCTACCATCTACACCTTTTAAGTGACCTTGTAGGTGTAGGCTTTCCATAGTTAGATAACCATCACCACCAAATAAGAAATCGTGTCTTGCACCAGTTCCGTCATTGTACGGAGCATCTGGAATTTTTCTTTCGCTGGTACTGATCATCAAACCATTGTAGTTTGTATTATCAGGTCGAACAACTGTTACTGCTACTAGTTCTTCACGAGGATTTTGAACATTACACTCACTAGTGACTGTATTATTGTTGGCAAATACTCTTAGCAACTGTGCTTGACATTCAAACGGCGTAGTACCAGGATCTTGAGGATTGGCAAAGTTTTTCCACTGGATGCTGGTCCAGTAGTTAGAACTGTCAATGATAAAGTGTTGTTCTTGTCCGCCGGCGTTGAGGCCGCCACCAACAACAATATCGCCTGGTGCTGTTAAATCTCCATTAGAATCAAATAACCAAGTGTTGTAGGTATAAGCACCTGTGGGGTTACCAGATCCAAGACCAAATTGTGTATCAGGATTCCAAGTTGCTGAAGGAGCGTATAGTGTTCCTGTGTTTACATAAACAGGATGAGGGAAACTTGGACTACTAAGTGCCCAAAGGCCATTAGAAAATGTTATATAAGAGTCACTGCTGGCATTGTAATTAGCTGGAACCCATTTTGGATCTCCAAGCCCAGGTAGTCTTGTGTATGTATTAACAGCAGGAGGCCATACACCGCCGCTGTCTGTGATTTGTATAGTATATGGAGCACCTTGTATAGATAATTTGTCAGTGGTTAGGGTGCTGTTAGGGAATATTGTTGAATTATCTTTACCAAATACCCAGTTACCATCGGCGGACTGTATCACAACATTGCCGCTAAAGTTGGCCAGCGTTGTTGTTGCCCCATTGCCGATATCTGTGTCAGAAGGAAGATTTAGATAAGCATTACTTTCAATACCTGGACTGATGCTGATGCCAGTTTCTCCAAATGCACCAGTACTAGGATTACCAGTAGCAATAGTCCAATTGTCGCCGTCTTCCCAAGCAAACAAATTGCCCATACCAAACGCTTGAGTTGTTGTACCTACTGGAGAAGCTACTGTGGGAGGAAACGATAGTTTGCCGTCTGCTCCAAATGTCCAGAAATGACCGTTGCTGTTAACTCTTATAGGACTTGCGCTCTGTAACAATGCACCAGCAGTATCTAGTCCGTTAGGTAAATTTAAGTAACCGTCAACACCTAATGATACCGAGTAACCGCCGTTAGTTAAACTAGATCCGCTACCTCCGCCACTGCCACTTTGTGTAGCCCATGTTAATGTTGTGCCACTTCCTGGCCATACCAATACTTGCCCTGCTGTACCTGTAGTGTTAGGTAATGAGTATGCGGGTAATACTAACTTACCAGTACTGTCTATTTGAACAGTATTACCATTGTTAACAATACTATTAGTGCCACTAGTTCCTGCACCTGCGGTCCCTAACCATTTAACACCATCAAATATATAAGTAGTACCGTTATCACCTGTATATTGATCACCAGTCTGCGGATGATCTGGGAAATTTAAAATTGCCATCGATTGTGTCCTTAATTAATATCCACCAGTCAATGGTGATCTTTTCCATGTGTTCGTTGCTGTACAAATATATATGTAATTTGCATCGTAACTTATCTGCCCAGCAGTTCCTGTATCGTTAGCGGCTTTTGTACCTAACCCAACACTGGCGGCAACACCAACACCACGCGGACTAGCATCGACCCATCCGCCATCATAATATACATACAATCTGCCACTGACTTCGTCGTACCAAAGAGTACCATCTGGATGACTATTTGGAGCAGTTGCACTGGCAGTAATTGGTGCCGAACTAGGAGCAGGGGTCGGTAATGTTTGCCAAATTAATGAACTACCATCTGTTGTTAAAAACTTCCCACCATTTCCAGTCGGGCTTGGCAAGTATGTGGTTAAGTTTCCATATAACTCAATAAAGTTGGCATTTATTTTATTAAATGCTGTACGCAACGGATCTCCGTTGCGATCGTTTGCAGACTGTCCAATGTTTATAGATTGTCGACTCATTATGCTCTCCCTACAGCAATTTGAATTACTCCGGCCTCGCCGTAGTCTTTATCCTCTAATGCCTTACCAATAATAGCACCTAGTGTTGGAGTCAATGCTTTAACAGCATATCCAGGAGTAGCACTTGTAGTTAACATGTCTCCTTTCTTAACACGGCCTACAACTTTACATGGAATACGTCCTGCAAGTGCTAGACAAACTTTAATACCAGTTTGTTCTGAGTTCATTACATACGCTGGGTTTGTTGTTACTACACCAGCTGAACGTGTATCATTAATCATGTCAGTTGTTGTGACTTCTTTGTCACCGCCAAACACTAAAACAGTTCCCGGCTCATACTGTGCATCGCCTTCGTAATACTCAGCTAAGTCAGCGTAAGTAGCTTGTAATGTACTGTTAGCACTTAAGCTCCATGCACCAGTAATAGTACCAGCAGTATACGCATCGCCTGTTGTGATATTAGTAGTTGTAATAGCGCCACTAATTGTTGGACTGCTGATTGTTGGAGTTACAATAGTGCCATTAACAGTTAAATTACTTGACATTGTAGTAGCTTGAGCAAATGTCCACAAACCAGTAAATGTACCAGCTGTACTTGCACTACCAGATGTTAGGTTGTTAGACTGTAATGTACCAGCACTTGCGTTAATTGAGCTTAACGCACCTAAACTCCATTGACCAGTAATTGTACCTGTAGTAGCAACACTAGCACCAGTTTCAAGTGTAGTTGTAATTAATGTACCAGCCGCATTCAACACACCGTTGATAGTAGTTGTACTACTACCACTAACGTCCTGACTACTCATGAATGAGAACTGTCCAGGTGTGTAGAAACTAATTGTACTACCGCTAGATGTAATTGCTTTGTAGCCACCTACGTTAATCAATGCCGCACTAATTGAACCATCAGAACCAGTCTTAACTAACTTACTAGCAACACCAGTAGTAGTAATACCGATAACACCGTATTGGTTATTTGTAGTAGTTGCACCGTCATACAATGCTAGCATTGCTACTGCGTTAACGTTTGAACTAACAGTATTTGGTATGCTGAACAATGCATTCTTCAAACCATCACCGTCAGCAACAATGTTACCTGGAGTAATTAATTGTGGGCTTGCAGAAATACCGCTTCTGTTACCTAACACGTACCCAGTACCAATTTGTTGTAAGTAACTTAAACCAATACCGCTATTTGAGAATTGTAATGTACCACTTGGAACTCCGTCAGCAACAGCACTTAGAATAAGTGTAGTTCCATTAGGAACGCTAACAACAGTTTGTGTATAACTTGTAAAACCAAGTCCAGTTACAATCATTCCTGGTACAATGTTAGTTGTACTAGACACAGTCATTGTAGTACCTGAAGTACCGCCTGACACGTAAGTAGCAGTGACACTATTAGCTTGAGCTAAATTAATCCAACCATTAGTTGAAGTAAACACTTGATTGTTGAAGCTACTTAGGCCTAATGTACTTTGTACATAAGAACTTTGTCCTGCAGGTTGTGCAGTTGCAGGTTGCAATGCTAACTTGCTTTGTGCAATTGCCGCACTAGTACTAACCATTGAGTTAACAATAACACCTGGTTGAATAGTTGCAGTCAAATATCCTGGAGTTCCATGGGTGTATGTAATAGCAACTTGGTTATTATTACTTGTACCAGTTGGCGGAACAATGTTAGTCCATTGATTAAATGTTGAATCGTAAACAATGAAGTTACCATTTGCAAGATTATTAAATGTTAATACACCGTTAGGAGTAGTGTTATATGGACCGTTTAGAGTAACAGTACCGCTACCACCAATTGCTGAAGTTGCACCCGGTGTTATGTTTACACTTAAAACAACTTGTCCACCACTAAATCCAGTTCCACTAATAACCATGCCTGGAACAATAGTACCATAAACACCTTGCAATGTTACAGTATTTCCTACGCTACTGAAACTTACATAAGTTGCAATAGCACCAGTAGCTACATCGTTTAATTTGTATAAGTTATTCAATGCAGTTGCGTTAGCATCTACATAACCTCTGTTAGCCGCATCGTACTGTGTAACGTTACTAACTGGCATTGTTAAGTTACCAATTGTGTAACTTGCCATGTTTAAGTTACCCTTCATACTTAACACACCGTTCAGTGGTAAGAATCCTGGGCCAATTAAACCAGATGTTGGAACTGGACTACCACCGTAGTCTAAACCTAATCTGTAGTCCATAAAGCTACGAACTGCTGACTGTACTGGTACAACGTCGGCGGCGTTTTCTGTCATGTAAGGATCTGTTGAGAATTCACTTACAACAACACCACGCTTAAATCCTAAACCGTCCAAGTTACTCAACGCAATACTAGCACTGAATGTAACTGTACCAGTACCTTGGTCAACTTTGAAGAAGCGTCCTACACGGAAGATACCGTTTTGGTCTGTTGATACGTGGAATACGCGACCTGTTGTTTCTTCAACAACGTCATTACTTTCATTAGCACTAAGAGCCGCGTTACCATAAATCTGGTTTGGATAGTTAGTAGTAATGAAACCACCAGTACCAATATCTAAGAAGTCATGTCCTGTAGCACGGCAAGTACTAATACGAACAGTAATCTGTGCGCCACCTGTTGCTGGGTAGCCTAGACGTAATGTAGTACTTGAGTTAGGATTGAATGGTCTTGCAAGACCTAAACTTGAACTAGTAGCAGATGTCGCTTCTCTAGTAACTGTAGTAATACTACTAATACCATAAGTACCTGGGTTATATGGATAGCTCAATGTAATACTTGTTGTAGTACTACTTGTTGCTTGCCAGTAACCGTTATACAATGCATTGCTGTTACCACTAACATAATAATATACGCTTGTAGTAGGAGCAGTTGTTGTTGGAATGTTTAAAGTAACTAAGTATGGACCTGTTCCTGAAACACTGCCAAATGTTGTTGCAGTATAGCTTGTACCGAATGTATATCCTGGAGTGTAGTATGTTAAACTTGCACCAGTTGCACCAGTTAAGGTTACGTTAGTACCGCCTTTGACAGCACTGATACCAACACTTGAACCAATAACTTCAGTGATATAGTATGTTATCAATCCCTGGCCGCTTCCACTACCTGCGCCAGTCGCAGTAAAGACTGTTCCAACGTTATTGTTAGGAGCACCAATTAGTGTAAAGTTTGTTGTAGTTGTTGTAGTTGTATTAGAACCTACACTAGTAATAGTATAAGTTTGACCAACTACAAATGAGCCAGCACTAACAGTAGCTACGCTAAGATTACCAAATGCTGTTCCTGCAAATGTAATCGTGTTACCAACACTAACGTTAGTGTTAGAGCTTAGTGTTACTAAGTTGTTAGTGCCAGTAATAGTCGATGATGCAACAGTAAAGTTAGTACCTTGACTTGTAGCAGTTTGCCATGTAGAACCTGCACCACTACCGCTAATATTAGCAGTAATATAAGTGTAGACATTACTTGCAACAGTACCAGCAATAGTTTGTGCGCCAGTAGTTGCATTAGTATAGCTAACCGAGCTAGTCGTTGCCGCAGTTACGATATATGTTCCGTTGTATCCAGCTGGAGTTACGCCTGAAACAAAGATTGTCTGGCCAACTGCATATGGAACAAATGTCTGTGCAGAGAACGAAATAGTTACAGTAGTACCGTTACCGCTTGTGGCAGTAGTAGCATATGAATTGATTTGAGCAATACCTGAACCTGTGTTAGGACCACCAGTTAACACCATACCAGCCGCAACAGTTCCGCTTACAGTTCCAACTGTTAATACACCGCTACTGTTAATTGAACTAGTGCTTAAAGTAGCAACTGCGTTAGAAGTAGCAGTAGCATTGCCGCTAGTACCTGGATCAGTTGGATATAGTAAACTTAATTGTAGAACATCTGAACCTGCTAGTGTGGTTACAACAGCAGTTGGACTACTTGTTAATACTGGAGTTAGTACAGCATTACCTGGAGTGCTCCATGTCATACCTGCACCACTTGCAGTTGTTAATGTAATAATACCAACACCGCCAGTACTTGCACTAATAGTAATTTGGTTACCATTGATACTAGCAATATAATATTGTGTACCAGATACAATACCGCCAAACACACTACCGCCAAATATAATAACTTGGTTAACTTGTAAGTTAGCACTTGAGTTTAAAGTTATCAAGTTAGTTCCAATTGTAGTGTTGAATACACTACCACTATTACCACTTAAGGTAATTGTTGGAACGCTAGTATAACCATAACCTGGACTTACTAAAACAACTTGGCTAATACTGCCGTTAACAATACTACATGTTGCAAGTGCTTGGCTAGCCGCACCACCACCGCTGAATATAATTGTTGGAGCACTAGTATATCCGCTACCTGCATTGGAAATTGTAATACTTGCAACAGTGGCTACTAAGATAGCGTTGATAGTAGTTCCTACAGGAGCCCAAATAGCTGGAGCAACTGTAAACTGTGTCGGACTATCAATACTTTGAATAATTGTAGTACCACTTGGATTTGTTACTGAACTTTCAATAAACGCACCGCTTGTGCTGGTACTTACAACCATACCAACTTGCAAGCTAGTTGTCGATGCAACAGTTAACTGGCTAGCATTTGTAAAGCTAGTTACTTGATATGAACCGTTATACTTTGCATTGGCATTTCCTGTAACAGTTAAGAAGCTGTCGACTGGAGGATATGTATACAATGAATTGTATGGCAAGTTAAATGTAACAATTTTACTTGTAGTACTACCAGTCTCTAATGTATTGCTCTGATAAGTCATGGCACTTACACCGGTACCTACAGCACTAATATTGATTACAGGGTTTGGATCAATCTGTAAGTAACCGTTAGTGTTTGCACCACCAAATGTAATAGTTCCGCTAGGAGTACTTGATGGATATGCACTTAATGTAATAGTAGCTTGAATATTAGATGTACCGGTTATGATACTAGTTGATACACTGCTAACAGTTTGTGTACCGTTAAAACCATTTCCTGTAACAATCTGTCCAGGAGTAATAGTTCCAGCAACGTTGTTAACAACTAGAGTATAACTGCTGGTACTACCAGTACCAAATGATCCAGATGCAATAGTTTGTGGAACAACATAACTGATAACACGATGTGTACGACCTGCCCAACCAAATACGTAAGTACCTGAATTTAATTGGCTAATAGTTGCGGTATCACTAATCTGCAATACAGCAATCTTGTTGTCGCCAACTTGAGCACCCATTGTGGTTGTGGAGAACCAAACATTTCCTACTGGCGCTACACTTGGTGGAGTGCTTGTAGTAATAACTGTGTTAGCACCACTAGTTGTAACGTTTGTTACAACACAGTTTTGATATCCGTAACCGCCAACATATTGTCCAACAACTGGTGCACCATTTGTAAGACTACTTGTTACAACATATAATGTTGTACCAATTGTACTAGCAGGGCTTAATGCAACAGTACCTAATGTTATGTATACTGATGGATCAGCGTTGTACATATTTGTTGTATCGACAACAAACTTATAGTAAGCAAACGAAGTATCCATCTGTAGCAATGATTGGTGAGCAGGTAGTGCCTCACCAGTTGCTTCTGTTAAGTTATACGCAATAATACGATAGATGCTGGCCAAGTTGTTACTATATTGTAACGCTGTACTTGGACGAACTGGTTTTACGTTACTAATGTTGTAAAACTTAATATTACTTAGAACACGAATTGTAACAATTTGTCCATCGTATAATGCATATTGTAAACCGCTAGCACTAGTTTGGTTATTACCGCTTGTACTCAATGTCAAGCTAAGAACGTTTTGTCCGTTAACGTTAACTGGAGTATGTGCAACAGTACTGATTTCATAACGTGCAATTCCACCACCAGCAAGTGTGTGGTCAATTTCTAATTCACTTGTACCAGCTGGCAAGTATTCCCAGTTAGTGATGTAAACTGTTAATGCTTGCTGAGTAGAAGTCGGTTGCATTGCAGTAGAGTATGCGCCTTGTTTGTAAACACGAGCACTTTGTACCATGTTGTAAGCAAGGTTAACTGCGTTAGGTAGTTCAGTTACGTCTGAACCAGTGCCACGTAAACCAAACACACCGTTTGAGTTTGAACCAGCAACAGAACGAATCTGTCCACCATTCAACGCCCAGTAAGCTGTATAACAGTAGTAGGTAAATGTTGAAACTTGTTCAGTTAAACCAGCGTTAGTACATAGAATACCATAACCTAAGTCGTTAATCTGTGTAAAGTCGTTGGCCAACATGGACTTATTACCGCCCATTTCAATATTAATAACAATACCAGAACCGTTGTTAGCATAGGTAATTGTAGTAGATTGTAATGTTGATTTTGCTGTTTGAATATTATTAAAATCAGTAGCTAATGAACTTGTAGTTGTTGTACTTGAAACAGTTGGCAATGTTCTTGTTGAACTGCCAAATGTGCCATCAGTTGTATAGTCAGCTAGAACAGCACATAACGAAGTAATTGTAGTTGCTTGAGTACTTGTAGCCGCAGTATATCCTGTAGTTACTTGGAATAGTGTATTACCGTTTGTTCGTGTTACATTAGTTTTCTGAACAATTTGTCCAGCAACTGTACCCAAGTAACCCATAGCCGCAGTATATAAAGTAGCTAATGCTGGGAAGTACATCCATTGTGCAACGTCATATACGCTACTTGTTCCGCCGTATAATAAGTCATAAGTGATAGCATCAATTGCAAAACCAATGTTATTAGATAATGTTAATGCACTATAACCAGCAAAGCCGCCTACGTTATAGTTGGCAGAAACACGAGCAACAACTTCAGCTTGTATAAATGCTTTATTAGCTTGTAGCAATAATTTTGCATTAGAAACGTTTGCAGTTACGTTAGCTGGGTTAGGGAACACAACTGTTGGAATACCGGCAGTACTATTTCCAAAAATACCGTTATTAATAATGTTATTAATAATAGTTACGTTGTTATTAATTGCAGTCTTACCAGGACTATCTACCCCAGGTAACGCATTAATTTGTGTGGCAACATAACTAAAACTTTGTGTAATAATTGACTCGCTTAGACCTACAACAGAATTTGCAGGTTGCAAGAATGTAATACCAGTCTTAATACTTTGATAGTTACTACCAAATGCCATGTCATAGCTAATGCCATCGACAACACTTGCAATGTTTGAATACAATAATGAGTTGCTATAGGTAGCACTTGGGTAGAATGGTGTACTTGTATCTAAACCTAATACAACAGTAGCAGTTGTATTATTGTAGCTCAACACATTGTTAATTTGATAACGATTACCTTGTACATAGAATGCACAAGGAGTTTGTGGAGCACGTACATCCAACCCACTATTAGTAGATCCAGTTACAGTAATTGTATACCCGCTATTACTTACACCAGTGATAGTACCAAATAAACGTCCAGCAAAGCCGTCAATGAATTGACCACCAGCAAAACGTTTTCTGTTTATACTTCCAGAGAAGCTAGCAGATTCTTGAGCATATGGAGATTTAGTTTTGATCTGACCTTCTGGGTCGAGTACCATCATAAATCCGCCGTGGCCTTGACATGTAATTAACTTAACACGGTTAGCATCGTTAGTTAAGAATACGTCCATTAACTTGTTGTTTAATGCCGGATTGCTTGGACTTTCTGGCAACGATGGGTTAGTCAAGTAGTGACGTCCATAGTTGATAGTGTCGTACATGTGCCATGAACCGCTTGGGTATGTTATTACCGCCGCAAACGGATACACTACAGTACAGTTCATTACGTTACCGCTAACGGTATTAATCACAGCCTTACCAGCAATACCTGTTTCGCTAGTCTGGTCCACAATAACTTTACCAATCCATGTTGGGCTTGCTTGTCCAGTAGTCAATGTAATGGTAATGTTACCAGTAGTTCCACTTAAAGTTGCACCTGAACCGGTAGCAGCCGCGTAGTCTGTACCTGAGAAATTAATCAATCCAAGTTGCATACCGTCGATAATAGTATCGCGGTAGAAGAATACATTGCGCCATGGTGATTGACTAATACGATTCAACGGACGAATAATTGTTCTACGGAAGTCGTCACCGCGAATTGTTACGTTGGCTGATAACTTAATTGGGTAATCTTCATAATAGATACCGCTTTCAACATAAATGGTAATGTTTTGTTCTGAAACAGTTTCACCGAAATCTAGTAATTCACCGAATACAACGTTACTGCTAGTTAGAATTCCTAGTGTAGGAGTGCTAATGGTTACAGTATTTCCTATAATAGCAGTAACCGTTGCACCTAACGGAATATTAACGCCAGTTACACCTAACCCAACAACAATGTTTGAAGTGCTATTAAATGCAGTTGTATAACTTGTTGCAGTTACAGTAAGTGTAGTACTACCAGCAGTTGCAGTTGCAGTTGTTGGAATGTATGCAAAGAACCCTGGGCGAGTCATGTTCAATGTAACTGTGTCGTTGTTAGAACTTACTCCAGGTACATAACTAACAATTTGACCGTATGAGCTAGATGTATCTCCTACTAAAATCTTTCCTGGAATAATGTGATTTGAACCAGCCTGACCTTGATCAACATAACCATTACCACCGTTACTGAATGTAACAGTATAGTATCCGCTACCAAAACTTGGTGTAGGAGCCGCACCAACACCGCCATTGATAATACTAATAATAGTATTCATGTTGGCATTTAATGTTGTAACTGGTGTAGCAGTTAATGTAATAGTACCGCTAGGAGTTCCAGCAGGTGCCGCGCTAATTGATACAGTGCTTGAATTTAAAATACTTGTAATAGTTACTGGAGTGCTATTTGTAAATCCAGTACCAGTTATCACCATACCTGGAACAATAACTCCTGTAATACTAGTTAATGTCAATGTAGTTGTTGTGTTGCTTACAAATGTACCTGTAGCAACGTTTGTACCTACAGTAGCATTTTTAGTATTATCAGTAACTTGAGATATTAATGTTTGATAACGTGTTTGTACTGTTTGATTTAAAACTTGAATTGCAAGTTGTTGTGCAAACTGAATACCATCAACTGTTTCAGAGTACTGTGAGCCAATCGCAATTGCCTTTGCACTTACGTTTTTGTAATAACTCTTACCTGCGGTAATACTTTGATAAGTTCCGTCTGTTAACAAGTCAATCACTTGTCCGTCGATAATGTAACCAAGGTCTCTGTAGCAAGTTGCTTCGTTATAACTAAATCCACCACTAAATGTATTAGTCAAGTATGTTACTACATTATTTGAAATAGTGTATGTATTGTTTGTAATAATACCAAATGTTGCTTGCAATGCATTATCGTAACTAGTGATTACTGGATATACAGGAGTAGCTACACTGTTACTTCCGATTACACCAGTTACAATTCCAAACAAAGTATTAACAACGGCACTTTGAGCATAGCTTTGTGTCCATGATGAATTTAAAACTTGTTTTGTAATTTTTCCTGCAATAGTTTGTGCGCCACTGGCAGTACTTGCAAAAGTTACACTGGTAGTAGTACAGTTGGTAACAGTTACACCTGCACCATTATTAGTATTGTACCCCGTTGGAGTAACACCTTGAATAGCAATTACTTGGCCAATGCTATAAGGAGGAGTTGCTTGTGGTGCAAATGTGATAGTAACGTTGACACCGTCACCACTAGCACCAGTTGTAGTAATATAATTACCAGCACTTGGAGTCACTAAACTGTTTGATACAACGTTTTGAGTTACGTTTAATGCATGGTTAAGTGCAGCCGAACAAACTGAAGGTAATCCAGTCACTAGTTGTGCAACACCGTTTGCATAATATTGGTTAGCCGCTTGAGTCGTAGCCGCACTACCACCGTAGGTAATGTCGTAAACAATCGCTTCTAAAACAAATGACAAATCTCTAGCAGATGCAACAGGATCATATGTTACACCTGGGTATTGAGAATTAATCCATGCATTTGTTTCAGCTGTAATAAAATCAATGTTAGCTAAAATTGCAGACTGTGCTTGTACGATACTTGAACTAAATCCTGTAGTTGCGTATGTAGGTCGTGTTCTACTACCGATGCCACCATTTAGAATATTAGTTACAGTATTGAATAGATTTGTAATAGTAGTCTTTTGAATACTATTATTCAATACTGGGAAGTTTGTATCAATATAAGTGATAGCATTCGATTCTAAAGTTGTTGTATCGGCAGTAATTGCCGCAACAGCGGTAGTCAATGTTGATGCAACGGCACTTGTGGTTGGGTAAGTGACCGACACACTAGGTTGTGAGCTACTAGCCACGATACTTTGAATTGTACCAATGTTAGTATTAATGCTAGAAGTAGCTACACTACCGCCACTTAATGTAGTATTTGCATATTGAATTACACCAGTTTGATATAGTTTAACTGGAGTTTGATTTTGTACAATATTCTGTGCAATAGTTCCAAGATAACCGATTGCACTTACTGTAGCCGCTTGTTCGTATCCAGCAATCTGATATGCATTGTTGATCCAGTATTGTAAACCGGCGTATATACTTTGGCTGTTACCACCGTAAGTGATGTCATAACATAATGCCCAGATAATATATTTTACATCTCGCTGGCAAGTGGCCTTGTTATAAGTTACTGTTGGATAGTTTGCTAGTAGGTACGCAACAATCTCAGCTTGAATAAAATTAATATTGTTTAACAATAAGTTAACAGCACTTACTTGACCTGTTGATGAAACATAAGTTTCATTTAGGAATGTTATAACGTTCGACTCGATGCTTGTTAAACTAGATAATATAGTAGTTTGTACAGAAGAATAAGAACTGTAATTTACACCGTTTGCGTATGTTGGAGCAATAACAGCAGGTCCTGCCGAAGTTCCTCCGTTAACGATAGCAATAACATAACCTAATAATGTACTAACAGTCGATGCGGCAGCTGGAGAACCAACTCCTACTACTGTGCTTTGATTTGTAACGTTGCCGGTAGTCTTGGTCCAAGAAGTATTTGCTTGAATAATGTTACCAATGATAGCTTGTAAGTGTGTGAACGCACTTGCAACCGCAGTAGTTTCTTGACTAATGGTACTAGTTACACCGTTAAAGTAAGCATCCGCGGCAACAACTGTCGCACTATTGCCACCGTATAATAAGTCAAATGTTAATGCATCAACAATGTATCCGGTGTCACGACGGCAACTTGTTTCATCGTATAAAGGAATACTATTTGGGCTAAGATTAGCTTTAACGTATGCAATAGTTTCATCGATTAAGAATTGACGATTTGATTGTAATTCAGCGGCACCGTTAACGATACCAACTGCTGTATTTCCTGGATTGGTAAACGATACACTCGGTGCACCAGAAGCACTGACATTATTAATAATTGTTGTGATGATGCCAAACTTGCCAGTAATAGCAGTTACAGCCGCGTTATTAGAACTTACTAATGCAATGATTTGATCTCTAGCATTATTAATACCGGCAATTGTTTGTGCTTTTTGACTAGTTGTTACTACATTACTATAGCTTCGTAAATATGCAAACGCCGCAGTCAACGAGCGATAGTTTGTATTAAAAATAATATCGTCTAATACTGCATTAACAATAAGTCCAACGTCGCGAGCACACTTAGCTGAGTTATAACTAAAACCAGTGCCAGTAGTAACTGGCGGATAAGTTGGCGCAGGCAATGTTCCAGTGACAATAATATCACTAATATTTTTAAGAATTGCATTAATAGAATTAACAATTGAAGGAGTTGATGAAACGGCAGGCAACAATGTAATTTGATTAGCCAAGTTTGTCAACGCACTTGCAATTTCTGAAGGAGCCGTTGTATTAGCCACCATGCTACCTGTAGCAGTTGCTAGAGAGTAGTCAGATCCACCAAACGATGAACTAATAGTAATATTTGCACTATCGGGAATACTGTTAATGTAATATGTATTACCTGCAATTAAGTTACCAAAACTAGTTCCAGTAAACACAATAGCAGAACCAACAACCATACTTTGTGTGCTACTAACTGTAATTCGATTATTAACACCTGTAACTCTTACATGCGAAAGACCACCAGAGTAACTTGTACTAATTGTGTAAGAACCTGCTCCGCCTGTACCAGTACCCAGTGCTGTGATAGTTGTTCCGGGAGTAATGCCAATGCCACTTAAGGTCATTCCTACGGCAAATGTACCAGTAACTGATCCACCTACAACTAACGTAGTTCCAGAAATAGAACTGTCTGTACCGATCGCAGTACCGCTAGTTGCAGTAGCAACAGTATTAATAACGGTAGGAGTTGTTTCCAATCCAGTATTTGCATACTTAAATCCTAAACCTACTTGAATACTTTGGAAGTTAGATCCAAACTCTAAGTCATAGCATAGAGCGTTAATTACTTTACCGATATATGTTCGTGTGTTATCGGTATTATATGAATAATTTAAAATTTGGCTCTCAGCATTTTGAATAGCCGCAATGATGGTTGATAAGTTTCCAACAACATCACTATTATATGCATTGAATAAGATGCTTGCTTGTGTAGTAGAGTTAAAGTTTGTACCTAAAACTAAGTCATATGCTACGCCGTCGACAATGTCAGATATGATATTGCTATAACGAGTTTTATCAAATGTAAATGTGTTTACATATTTTTGGTTTAGATAAGCTAATGTTTCGTTTTGAATAAATGTTTTGTTTGATTCTAACAAACTAGCCGCATCTAAATAACCCTGTATACCACTATTTCCTCCACTGAAACTTACACTAGTAACACTACTTGTGTACTGAGATGGTCCAATAGTGTAAGCAACAGTTTGTCTGTAAGGGCCAGGCTCTGTGAACGACAAGTTAATTAAGTTTTGTGCTTGTAGAGCAGCCGCACCGACAGTTTTATAAGCGTACTGAGGAGCACGACCTTCGCGTCCTAATGGAGTTTTTCTTTGTGTATCATCGCCGCCTGTACTAACATACAAGTTTACATTACTATAATGAGTGTTGTTGTCAACATAGAACTTTGTAGCCGCTTGCAAATCATCTGCACCATTTGGTGTTCCTGCACCGGCCATACTACCTGGGTGATCACTTAGGGTTAAAGTTCCAGCCATCTTGTCGCCGCTACGTAAAATAGCATCTTTACGTTGAATGGCTTCTGTTGATACATAGTTTCCACTTAATGTTGGATCATAATCAGGATCATTTGTTTGTGCAACGGTTGGTTGTGCGCGAACACGCAATGGACCTACTACCTGTCCGTTAGTAACTTGCAAGTAATGATTGTTAGCGTAGTTAACAGTAACAGCCATTTGGCCAATAGTTGTTGTATATCCTTTACTAGCAAATACAGCATTAAATTGTGTTACAAGACTTGGATCAGGATCTGCTAAATTACCGATAATAAACTGATCGGCATTCATGTGTGTACCAAGTGTTGGCTGTGGATCAGTGATCAATCCTCCAGAATTGGAACCAATAATCAATTGATTGTTATCTGAAGCATCAATGGTAATACCATTAATACCTACAATATCTCTAGCAGTTAAGCTATTGCCAGTAGTGCTAGCCATAATAACTTGGTTAGAGCTATATGCAGTTCCTGCAATTTTACCTGTTTGGGTAATAGCGGCTGTTGTAGTATTTGCAAAAGTAACACTAGTTGGCGTTGCGTTAGTGACAGTATAAGCACCATTATATCCGCTAGGAAGTGTGCCAGTGATAACAATATTTTGACCAATACTAAACGGAAGTCCTAAACCTGGGTTAGGATTGGCAAAGTTTAATGTAGCTTGGGTACCATTGCCGCTAGCACTAACGATAGTAAAAGTACTACTACCTGGAGCATCTGCTAAGTTTCCAAATTTAATACTGCCGCCAGCACCAAAAATTGCATAAATTTCGGTAAAGTTTTGGTTAACTTTGTTAAACGATGTACGGATACTATCACCAGTTCCGTCATTACCTTGTATACCAATATCAATTATTTGTTGTGTCATTTATTAAACTCCGAAACTGCTACCGCAGCCGCATTGTGTTGTCGCATTAGGATTCTTTATAGTGAAACTACTGCCCATTAGCTCTTCTTTATAATCTATTTCTGCACCTGTCATGTATTGCATACTCATGCTGTCTACAAGCACTCGAAACTCATCAACAGGGATTTCAAAATCGTCTTCGTTCGCTACTTCGTCTAGTGTAAAACCGTAACTAAAACCGCTACAGCCACCTCCTTGGACAAAAGTACGTAGTGCTAAACTTGGGTTTCCTTCTTGATAAAGGATGTCTTTAATTTTTGTTTTTGCTGATTCAGTAATTGTGATCACAATTTTAGCCCTCGATATAATATTTATCAAAGGCGTTTTATAATCTTAATGTAAACTAGTAAATACAATCATGTACTTAGGAACAGAATACCAGCAAACACAATACATGCGAACAAGTAAGCGTGGGAACAACCACACATATTTTCGTAAGAAACGTGTGGTAATATTTCGTTGCGATTGTTGCCAGGGAATTTTTAAACGCGATAAAGGATCAATGGATCCTAATAGGTTAAACAATAACTACTATCACGTTTGCGGAGATTGTGACGCTAAGAAGTTTGCACAGGAAAAGGGTGTTGAGTCGCGTAAAGTTTGGGATATGCCAGTTAGTAGTCTTAAGACACTAGACCAATTCTAGAACTAATAACGTTCCAGTTGATAATTTTCCACTGATTAGCTAGGTACTTCTTTTTATCTGCTTGGTAGTCCAATGCCCAGGCATGCTCCCACCAGTCGATTAACAATACAATATCCATCTTAATTTCATGGTTTTTGATTGTTTTAATTTCGCCCCTGTGTGACAAGTAAACCCAGCCGCTACCTTGCACTGCCATAGCTTCTTTTTGAAACTTTTCTTTAAAGTTATCAAAAGTTTTAAAATGTTTAGTGATTAGTTCGCCCGCAGAACCGTCTGGAGTGTTACTACTGCTTGGTGCCTGGTATTGTGTAAACAATAAATCGTGTAAAAAAGCACCTGCTTCATTAAAATCAGCATCGCCTTCGCCGTTATTAAAACGTTCTACGTATGCTTTGTATAGTTTACCATAGTGATAGTTTATAGTATCTTCGCTGATACTTGGCTCCAAATCATCGCGGCTATACGGCAATTTTGTTTGGGTTAAAGTCTTGGGTGTTTTGCCCTCATTTAAAGTAATATGCTTGATAAAATTATACATAGTGTATTTATCGAGGTAAATATCTTGGAGGATAAAATACCATGTTAAAATTTTTCAAAAGTTTCTTTAAAAAAGCAGACGAGCCAGTAGCACCATACAAAGTTGAAACACCTAGTGTTTCTACAATCAGTGACGTGCCTGTCGTAGTTGGCGAGCCACCAGCTTCTGTAGTAGTAGAAGGTGCTGGTCAAGTTGATATTGCACCTGCAAAACCTGCTAAGAAAAAGCCATCGGCTAAGAAAGCACCAGCTGTTAAAAAGCCACGTGCTCCTAAAAAGCCTAAAGCAGAGTAAGTTTTTTAGCTTGTTCGTAAAGGGCAAAACTAGCTAAGTTTTTGCCTTTAGATTCGCACATAATATCGTGAGTATCTAAAAAGCTCAGAGCCCATTCATTCGTTGCTGTATTCCAGTAAAAGTCTGAATGTGCCCTGAGCTTTTGCTTTTTGTAACCTTCTAAAAGAAGTTGGGCATGATTCGGTGCAACGTTACCGGAGTGCCCCACAAGTACATCTTCACGGCTGATACTATAATGACAAGTGGGACGGAGGCCGCGCCAGCTATCAACAACCATTTTAACGCGGTCATCGTTAGGTTGAATATATTCCCCTTCTCGTATCCAATGATGATGTATGTCAAGAACAATGGGGACAATATCACTAATAGTGAGACAGTCAGTAAGTCCATGAGAGTTTTCCTCGTTTTCGATAGTAATACAGTTACGGGCTTCGGGTGTTAGTTTTCCGTAGGCACGTCTAATGCCTTCAGGGCCTTGTTTGCCGGAGATATGGACGTTGATTTTAAAATCTTGGAATGTTTTTCCATATCCCATCCAGCGGGCCATATCAGCATGGTATTCAAACTCTGCGATCGAGCGTTCGACAATCCCTGGGTTATCACTTGCCAGCACAGTAAATTGGCCAGGATGCATAGACAAGCGAACATTGCTATTGCGAGCAATGTCACCCACTCTCTTAAAGTGGGTTTCGGCGTATGATACAACGTCAGGTTTACGCCAATAATCAGCAAAGTCAGCGTGAGTATAAGCAGGCAGAATGTCACTACTAATCCTAACCATCCGAAGAGAACTGTCAAGTGTGCTGACACGTTCAACCAACTTCCTTGTTGCTTCGATATTGCCTACCATTAGGTCCCATAATTTCTGCTCCGCGATATCTCTCGATTGTCTATTTAACCAAGAAATAGTAGTTGTGCCTGTGTTGTATTGTTTGGCATCATCGTCTTTGCCAATACCGTCTGTTTGATGTGGATGATCGATCCATTTACATGCGAAGCCTATACGTTTCATTACCAATGCCTTATGACGCCTGCGATTATAAAAGTGTTTGTAAGTACATATGATAACACAATTAGGGTTCGAATGCAAGCAATTCGGTCCGATTCCTCGTCCGTTTTGCCTGCTTTTTCACCTAACGCTTTGGCCCAAATGCGCCAAAATTTACGAAAGAAGATCCTCATTCCACTCGCGGTGCCCTTCTCTAAATGCCATATTACTTTGAGTTTCTCTAACTTCCACACGGTAGCACCATAAGCGATCGGCTTCGCCTTGTCCCCACATGTCTGGAATGTAAACACCGTTTACATACTTGTACAGCATGTCTGCTAAACCTTCGCATCCTAAACGAGGTAGGATAGTTAGTTTAGCCAATTTCTTTTCTTGTAGCAGTTTGTAAGTAGCCAATTCTGGATCATCTTCACTTACCAATAAAGTGTGATCAAATTGATCTTCTAGCATACTTTTGAGTTCTTTTAATCCACCGTAATCAGCCGCCCAATTACGAACGTCTAAGTCGTTAGTCCCAAAATAGAACTTCATGCTAAAAGCATATCCATGGATCAAATTACAGTGGCTATCTGCCCTCCACTGTCTATAGGCGCATGGAAATGCGTCTACATATTCTTTTGTGCTTTGATATTTGTAAGCAACCGGTTGTAAATTTGCCATTGTTATCTCCTAAGATTTAGCAATGACACGCAGAATTTATAATGCGGGATGAGCGTCTAAGGCCGCAATATAACTATTATATACTCTTACTTATCGTTGTCAACGGGTTTGACTAATTTTAATTCAGGTCTGCCACCATTTTGGATACGTAGTTGCTCCAATTTTTCAGCAACTTCTTTAAAGTGGTCGTCGGTATCTTTCATAATGGCAAGCATGGTAACCATAGTCGAAAGGCTCCAATGCCACCAACTAATACAAGTTACACTCAAAACAATCAAGCCTGTGAAAAAAATTGATTGGAAGGGAGTTCCGTATTTTAGATACAATAAAGCCGCACTCGCACAAAATAGTGCCGGAGCGATAACAGAGTAGATCCTCCAGCCTTTAATTTGTTTGTATAGTTCTCGGGTAATAGGTCCCATAATAATATTCGCTCTTAAGCAAATATTTATTGAGACTTCGTTGATTTAAATACGACTAGTTTAACTAGCAATTTGTCCAAAGCCACACCATTGACCTGGTGTGCCGGCAACTACACACACCCAGCCAACATAGCTGTTAGTATGCGGAGCACTATTCCAACAAATGTCACCAAGTTGATAGCTACCAGATGTAGGTGCTTCTGTAGCACTAGTAAAGCGTTTACCGCCGATACTAACATCTCCATTTACGCTAAAATTAACTGTTGGATCTGGGTTATTAATACCTACACTTAGTTTGCCAAATACTTTTACAGGTTTAGCTTGTAAACTCTTATCACCGATACTAATCTGATTACCATCACCGTAGATAATTTCTTTGTTCTGTACGCTTAGTGCAAAACTTGAACTAGCATTAGCACCGGCAGTGCTGTAAGAAACAATAGAATCACCGTCGTTAAATGTTAAAGTTTTAGCAGTAACATCGCTTGTGCTAGCATCCACACCGCCGTGTAGTGTTGCTAATCCTGATACAGTTAGTGAATCTAGTGTACCTACTGTAGATAAGTTTGAACGTACTACGCCCGCACCCAATGCAGTTTCGCTTAATACGGGTTTACCATTGACATGGTAAGTTTGATTTTCACCAATGTCAAAACTTTCAGTGGTGTACAATCTATCAGGAGAACTCATCATGATTAATTGACGAGCATAGCCGGTGCCGCTCCAAATTAATCCTAATCCATAGATACTTGTATCTCGTGTAGCATTAAATTCTAATGGATGTGTACGATCGATTCTGCTGTCCGAAACGATATTAGATACTGTTAGTTGTCCATTAATAGTTACATTACCTGCTACAGTAACATCACCGTTATTTTTAACTGTAATACGTGATAGGTTATCGGTAACAATCGCAAAATCGTGATTGCTAAATGTACCCACTTGCCCTGTGCCTATAGCTGGACTACCCAATACAATGCTAACATTGTTTTCTAAAATGTTAATGGCAGCTTCGGGTTCTTCAACACCTAAACCCAAGCGATTAAATGTGCTACTGAAAAATGCAAAATCTGCGAGGCTAGTATCGCCTGATACTGCTAAACTTTCCAAAGTACCTACGCTGGTAAGGCTACTGTGTCGAATAACTCCGCCTAACGCTGTGGCAGTTAGTACATCGTTGTTATCAATTTTATAAGCAGAGCCAGCTGACAAATCAAAGTTTGCGTTGGTCCATAGTCTGCTTCCTAAACGATATGCTAGAATATTATCAGTAACATCTGATTTCCAGTGTATACCTTGTCCATTTAATTCTTGTTCAGAATTTGCAGTAAAATTTCCGGGTGCGGCACCGTCACCGGTTCTAGTAACTAGACTAGAAACTGTTAATGTACCATTTATTGTATAGTCGCCAGTATGCGTAAACGTGCCGTTTGAATCGGCAAGCTCGGCTTGTACTATTTGAATAATGCTATCGTTGATTGTTTGGGCCATGGAAAATACTCTCTTTGGAGTATTTATCCATGTTTTGCTGTACCCTTATGCTACTTTAAGCAATACTGTATCTTCGTTAATACGACCGTTCATTTTAGTATCTGTAGCGTTAATATCCTCTAGGAACTTACGCAACTGTACCTTGCCGGCCGCTTTGAACTCTTTGAGCTTTTCTTCGGGCTTACGAATAGTCTTTTGAACACTCTTAAACTCGTCGAAGCCTGTAATTGTAGTGCCTTTTACACCCAAGTCTGCAAACTCGCTAGCAATATACTTGCCCAATTTGCGTGTCTTAGTGTTAAAGATCCACAATTCTTTAGAACCAATAATATCAGTAGGGTTAATTGACACAAGTTTAAGTGGCTCGTTAGACTTCATGTACTTGAGTTTAGCAACAATCTTGTCTTTAGGAACAACCTTAGTCTTGCGTGGCTTACGGTTAACTTTAGCTTCTTGGGCAAGCATATCGCAAGCACTCATAATTTCTTGATAGAATGTAATCAAACTACGAATTTGCTTTTTGCTACGATGTGCGTAACCTTCTTTCAACTGCTCGTCGCCCTTGCCGCTAGCAAGTTCCTCCAATTCAGCCAAATCTTTTTCGTAAAAGCCTTTGATGATACGAGCATGAGCGGCTTTGACTTCTTTACCTTTGAGCAAGTTAAGAACTTTAAATGCTTTTGGATCAAAGTTTTCAGCATCTACTTGGAAGCCTTCGATAGCATCTTCCAATTCTTCAGTCATGCGATAAGCGGCATCTTTAACACGTTCTTGAATACTAGGCTGTACAACTGTGGGCTTGGTTTCAACAACTTCATCTTCCACGTCATTCTTACCTTGCTCAATAACGTCAACAATCTGTCCACGCAACCATGCGGCAGTATCACGCCCGTCATTAAAGTCTGCTCGAACTGCGGGCATACCGCGGAGCAAACAACTTGCAATAGCGCCCATTGTGCTGTTACAACGGTTGTCTTTAGTTTTCTTAAAAGCGGCGATGTCTTCTTTTGTACAACCTTCGTTAGTCATCCATTTGATAACTGCGGGTTTCAAATCTTTACCGCTAAACTCTAGACGGTAGTAAGACATTGCATTGTGCCAGTGACGCAAAAATTGGTCAGCATCCATTTGTTCTACATTTTCCCAAGTTGGGCTGTGATCTTTGGTTGCTTTAGTACGGTGTGCAATAACTTGCTTTTTGGTAACGCGAGTTTTTGTAGCTGTTTTGGCCAATTTTAGCTCCTGCTTTGTTTAACAATACTTATATTATAGTATCAAAATGCCAAGGTGTCAACCTATTCTATCCAAAATCCAATGCTGGAAAGTTAGTAAACCTTTGTTTACACACTCGTGATATTCTTCTTTTGAGTGAATTTTCTTAATAACATTTGATTTGAATTTATCATATGTAAAGTTATCTACAGAACGGGTATTAATACTTTCAAATAATAAGTCAGCCAATATTGTTAAATTGGGAACTGTTAAATGGTTCGCTCTAACATCAACTTGAGTATGTTCTACAAAATCAAAATATGAAACGTACCCTTCGACTTCCGTTTGGGATATTTCGTTTAGAAGTATATTTGGCATTAAAAAGTTTTCAGAAGGTTTGCCAACTGGAATATGAAATCGCCAATCGCTATTTTTTAATACTATGAATAAACACTCGGGTCTACCTAGTGCAACTTGACGTATTAAATTCAAATAGCTTTCATGATTTAATAAGTTAATATCATGGCTTTGATTAACTAATAACCATTCTATGTGTTTGCGATTTTCAAAGAACCAAGGATGGTCTTCTTTTTTAATTTGTTTATCGCCGTGCAAGTATGTTGCCGCAGTACTAGCATCTTGCCTGATTTGATAATCGAGATGTAACCTTCCTGGTGTACTAGGAACAAAAATTACAATATCCCCATCTTTAATAAGATTACGCTGTATATCTCGTGCAAGTTTCAATGCGGCATATTCTGTACTGGCTCCGGGAATAGCAGTATTAATTACAGGTGCGCCAAGTTTCTTGGACAACATATTAGGCCAACCGCTTCCTTCAAATGGTGCGCCGTAGCTGTCTCCATATATTCTTAAAGTTGTCATACTGGTCTCTTTGATACGTATACGTCAGTTGTGCAATGGCAGAATGTCTGCGGACATATAAACGATTTTGTCGGCCATTGTATATCTTTATAATTTTGTATATTTCCTATGTAGCTAGAGCTAATACAGTTACCCAACCGTACTCCGCCGTCTAACCTTACATATAAACTATTAAGTCCGATGTCACACTCCCAACCATAAAAGTTAGTGAGCTTTTCATTAATTAAATCTTGTGCGTTACTGTTTTGCTCAGATCCATCTTCGAAATAAAAGGTTGCACCCATTGTTCCTTCATTTTTTGGCACAACTGGGTTATTCATTTCTTTGGTTGATAATGAACTAAGTATCCGTAGCTGATCTTCAGTGTAGTCGCATCCTACTGTATTATTTTTAATCCAAGGAGTAATTCTCCAAGGCTCTACTTGTAACACATCATATGTACGTAATTTATAATACATTGCTAGACTTTGATCAAAATGTCTACTATCCATCATAACAGCTACAGTTGTTTTTGTATGTTGGGCGCAGGCTAATGCCTTTTCTAACAACTCAGGGTCTTCAAAACTTGGATGGTAGCTCATAACAATGTAGCTCATATACTGAGAAATTTCTTCAAAGTATCTTACAGTTCTAGCACCGTTTGTAGTCATGCCTACTGGATGCCCAGCATCACTAAACATTTTAACCATGTCTTTAAGAAATGGACTTAGTGTTGGTTCGCCACCGCTGATAGCTAGTTGTATTTTAGGATAGCGTTTAAGTAACTCTTGTATAAATGCTTCAGCCTGTTCCCATTCGTAGTTATGGTTAGTACCGTTGTGTAGGTTAGGTGGGCAGTAACTACATTTGTTGGTGCATATATTATTAATGACCCAAGTCAAATATAAGTCAGGAGTGTGCTGTTTTATTTCTATAATTTTAGACATTTATGAACTTAATGCTCTTGACTATTTTAAATGTGGAAAACACTTCTTTGTTCCACTTTGCTTTTATCGGATGTTCTGGAACTAACCAATCAGATTTGTTATTGTGGTATTCTAAGAAATTTTCTGTAATCTCTAGTGTTCCAATTTCATATCTGCCTAATGCCAGCGCAGACATGTCGTCTACGGGAACTTGTGCTTGTATCTCGGGAGATAACTTATCATACCACTTTTCAAACTGAGTTGCATTCCACTTACACGTATCGTCTTGTGTAAAGTTTAACCAACATTCGGCGGCAAATCTTTCTTGCTTACGAACTTGATTTCTCAGTATAACATCTAAGTCGTTATGACGTTGCACTTCTAACCAATCTTTTCCTAAGGTGTTATACCCTAGATACAACTTGCCCCAATTGAAGTCTGTAGTTAGGTATACTTTATCCTGATCCTTCAAAGGCTCGTGTATGCCCTGTGGGTAATAGTCGATTAGCGCACTCATGGGGATAAACTTCTTATCCTTGGTTGCAGTCATTTCTTCACAAGCATGAATCAATTCGTTTAATCTTAAAAAACTTGCGTGTAATTTTTTAGATTCGAATTGATCGATTCTACCGCCGTACACTTCGTACTCTTCATGCAAGTCATTTAAGATTTGCTGATCTAAAATTTCTGTGCTAATAAACTCGGGTAACTTTTTATCATAGTTGCGATTAATTATAGCAACCATTTCATTAAGCTCTTCTAATACTTCAGGAAGCCTGTCGTAAGTAAGGTTAATAAAACTTGCGTAAATCTCGTGCTGAGCTTGTACATTTTGTTCTACCATTGCTTGCCAGCGTTTGGCCAGTGATGAGTTGTATAAGTTGAACGTTAATGCATATGGAGTTCGATTCTTATCCATCATTTCAAATACAGCAATGGTACTCATATTAGTACACTCCTGGGTACATATCTCTTATGATAGCAAGTTCAGGAACAACATCAAAGAATTTCTCATCTCTGATATCGTCTACACGTTTTGTAGTATGTAAGAATCGTTTAGCCGCTTCTGGATCATGAGGCTGTTTAAGCTCGTGTATTATTTGTGTGAAGACTGAACTTATATCTGTATTATACTTTTTATTGTATTCTTCGGCAAATGCTTCTAGCTCTTTGATAGTTTCATTTTTGTAGCCATCTGGTAAAATACCCACATGGTAATGTCTAGGATGATCTAGTAAGTTTATAAAGAAATTATTATAGTTAACATACTGATAAATTTCAGGATGGCGGCGAACTACTCCTAAGTCGGTCAAGTATGTGATAATGGTAGGAAGTCTACGAACGTTCCATGCACCGATAGTCATACCAGGACGCAAGATGATATTATCGTACTTGGCAAGTTCTTTCAAGTTTTCTTCTACTTTACTCCAGACTGTACCACTGCGTATCAATTCAGCACGTTCACCAATTTCGTCAATACTAGGCCATACTTCTAGTTTACCTAATTGCCATTGTTTCCAATAGTCAACTACATTCTTCTTACCATAGGTTAGTGTGCTAACATTAGTATTGTAACTTAACTTAACATCAAAACGTTTACGTTCTACTAGTTTGTCAAGTATCTGCCAGTGCTCGTCCATGAGTAAGGGTTCGCCACCGGCAAAATAAATTCTACGAACAGTGTCTATCTGATCCTCTAGGAAGTCGACGTTTGCTTTGTTCTCAACTGCTTCGATATTCCATACTTTTTCTTGGTCGGTGTAGCCGAGCTTTTTAGCATCAGGCACCCATGCAGAACTATAGCGTGGACCGCAACTGCGACATTTATAATTACACAAGTTACTAAAACGGAAGTCCCAATACTTGAGCTCCATCTCAGTACAAGTACCGTCTTCTAATGTAATGTCAGGGATCTTTTTAAGAACATCTGGAAAGTCTCTGTTTTGATAAAACCGTCCACTTACTCCTGTGACATCTTCTTTGTTCCAACAAGTATCACAAATCTTTGGACGCTCGCCATTAATCATTTGCTTACGCAACGATTTCATGTTGTCGCTATTCCAAATCTCATCAATAGTTTGTGTGTTTAAGTCACCTGCAAAATAATTGTGGTGACTGGTTAAACAACAAGGAACTACCTTACCGTTGGGTTCGAAATTTAAGTGCATCCACGGTATTGCACATATAGTATCTTTTTTATCCATCATGTACTTATTAAGTCCAGAGGCCGTGTCGAACTTTTATTAGTCGAATCATCATTTGTTCGTCTTCTTTTTCGTAATCAGCTTCCATCTTGTGTAGCTTCTTCATAGCAACTTTGCTCATCTTAGCAAGCTCAGGAGTCTTGTCACCGCCGAAACTTAATTTGCCACCGTTTGCAAGTCTTGCGGCTTCACAGTAAGCACTCCAACCACTGGCTTCCATTGGTTCTGGACGATTACGATATACTTGTGTCCACCATGTGTACAGGTCAAGAATCTCTTGTGCTTTAACTGCTTGTGGTGTAAGTTTGCCCAAGCTGTCTGAGTTGGGCCCAACTTCGTCTTCTTTCCAACGAAGCTGTCGTTGCCACTCGAGGTTGTCCAATCCAGCTTGTGGGCAACGCCATGTACGTATACGCCACCAACCGACTGCCCACCATGGCATATTGTATTTTGGTCTTTCTTCTGGGCTCCAGGCAAGGTGCCACCAGGCGAGTTCCACTTCCACAAAATCCTGTAGCTCATTAAATAGGCAAGGCAAAAAACGGTCTCCCACATCACGCCAAGCCCCAGGTTTAATATCGCGAGGATGGGCAGTAAGAGCGTGACTGCGAGTGATATAGCGGTTATTAATATAATACTTAATCGCATGGATTGTATCTGGGATAAAGAAAACAATTTTTTGAGCATAGTCTAATCCTTCTTCTGCTAGCCAGTACCGTAGTTTACTATAGCCTTGAGCTTTGCGTTCCCACTCGCCCCATTGCTCACTGGTACCCATTTTGAGTTTAGGAGTTCCTCGCACCCAATCTGCAAACTTTCCAATTGTCCAATAATGAGTTCTACTCATATTACTTCCTTGTGTGCTGTTTGTGTTTTGACATCGTCTTCATTGCATGAAATAGGATGTCCGTATTCATCTAAAAATGTTGTGCCCCATCTGCTAGAGCCGTGTTGGAATTCTACGTATACTTGCCCGTATGCACAGAAACGATGAGTGTGTATATCATCGTCTATCAGTTGAACTGGCCATGCTAGAATTAGTATGGATCCTACAAGGACAATCATACCAATTACACGCAATCTTTCCATGTTAAATTTTTTCACCTGCTTGAAATCCTCTAAAACCTTTAAAGCGTGGAAATCGCAAACTATAAGTACCGTCTTGATTTTGTGTAATAGCATCGGCTCTCACTTCGACAATGTTTCCAAGTAGGCCTGTACGATCGCTCCAATATTCATCGCGATTAGCATCAGTAAAACCGGATCCCACGTTGACACGGATTGCTTTACCATCGTCGGTACCTTCGCAAATAAGCGCACCAAGTTTGCCAACATTCTTACCAGTTCCTTCTTCAACACCAGTTACCTCCAACGATACTTCGATAAAGGGCTTTAGTTTCAACCATGCTACACTACGCTTACATTCGTATCCAGCTTCTGGATCTTTAATCATAATACCTTCGTAGCCACCAACAATTGCCTGAGCGTTAATTTCTTTAAAACGCTTTTGCCCTTCGTCTGTATTTAAATCAACAAGCTCGTGCCCAACAACTGCAACATTAGGTAATGCATCTTTATGCTTTTTATGCCAGTAGTAAACCATGTCACTACGATCCGATTGTTTTCTATCCCAAACACCTTTTTCAAAGTCTTCTAATGGAATAACGTCAAACAAATTAAGAATAGCGTCTTCACTTTGAACATCACTCTTACGATGTACTTGTTTCATTAAGTCTTGGAAACTGCTAGACATTACTTCACCGTCTAATACTAGATCATATGGTGGAGGGTCTGATTTAACTACGTTACTAATCTGTTCAGCAATTTGCGGAAAGTTTACCAGCTCTTTACCATTCCGACTAAACATATCGACACGGCCGTCACAGCGAACAATAGTGATAACCCTAACCCCATCAAGTTTAACTTCGATAAGTTTCTTTCCTGACACTTTAGACTCATGATTTGCACTATCGTGAGCAAGTTGACAACCGAAAACAGGAATGCTATAGTCAGCATATTTCTTCTCCACTACTTTGTTAATTGTTTTTTCGCTTACTCCGCAACGCAAGTCTTTGATAAGGATCCGACGATACCAGCCATTCCACTCTTTTTTGGTAGCTGATTTCATCATAGTTTCAATCATAGTCCGTGCTGTATTACCGGTGACATTGCGAGTAATGAAACCAGTAAGAGCGAGAGTAAAACTGTCCCAAGGTAAGCCAGGGCCGTCTTCATCTGTTTTCTCCGATATTTGTTTAAGTCCAAAGGTAATCATTGGATCTAGTGCTAGGCGACAACCTTCAAAGAATTCTTTGTTGCCATCTTGAGCTTGTATCAAAATAATAGCTTCTTTGTTCAAACGGCTAGGATGATCTTCCAAAGAAGAAATAACGCGGTAGCATGGATCGCTCATGAATAGACCTTTTAATAACTAGTTAATAATAGCTAGTATACAGTCTAATTATCAGTATGTCAAGTGGGTAGATGTCTTAAATGGTTTGCCGTTGGCGGCATTCTCCAATTGTCGCATAATTAAATTTCTCATTCTGCGTATAATTGGATGGTTGTGATTCCAATCGAATGTTTTCAAATAATCACACCATGTAGAGTTTTTATGCTTTCGACACTCAAAAGTATCTAAGTAGTGTCCAATAGTAGTTGGATCGTAACCAAACCGATCAATTAGTTCGCAAGCTGTATTGAATGCGTGGGCACCCATTTCGTCCCTGTCACCGTAGTACTCTTGCTTTTTTCGTTCTTTAGTTAATTCTGCTGTACTTTGATAGCCTGGAATGTCTTTAAAGTTTCTAGCACGGAATTGACGCATGTGGACCATTTCGTGTAGCATTACATCTGCAAAGCGAACAGCCATACGTTTGAAACGATACTGTGTAAGTTTTAACTTGCTGTCTGTTGGATTATAGTTAAAATTAACTTCTATAGCCGGAAGTCCTTTTCGATCCAAATTGCTATAATATACTCCGCCCATAAACACGAATCCTTTAGTAGTAGGAGCGTGGATACACTTTTTAAGTTTAACGGGTAAATGCGCTTTAACGTGCTTGTTGATACGTTTTTGAATTTGGCCAGGAGATAACTCTTTGCCTACTATTTCGCTGTTCAGCGAGTAGAACATAGAATACAGGGTACTTCTATCAAGTTCGGACCAGTTGAATGGTAATTGGGCCATAGTATACTCCTAGACATATCTATTTATAGTATACTACGGCTATCAATTATATACGCACTTTATGGACGTTTTGTAATGATCTCGTCAATCAACCCATAATCCAGGGCTTCTTGGGCACTCATGAACTTATCACGTTCCATATCGTTTTTAAAGTCCTCAAAAGTTTTACCCTTAGAATTATGGTTTACATAAATCTGGGTTAAATTTCGTTTCATTTTAAGGATTTCTTCAACTTGGATTTCCATGTCTGTAGCTTGTCCACCAGCACCGCCCGAGGGCTGGTGAATCATGTGACGAGCGTTTGGAAGCATTTTGCGTTTGCCAGGAGCCCCAGCAGTAGCGAGCAAGGAACCCATGCTACAAGCCTGACCCATAACCACTGTCGACACGTCAGGTTTGATAAATTGCATTGTGTCGTAGATAGCCATGCCGGCAGTAACCACACCCCCAGGACTGTTGATGAAAAAAGTAATGTCTTCATTACCTTGACTTTCTAAAAATAGTAGCTGTGCTACTAGCAAACTAGCAGAGTGCTCGTTTACATCTGTGTCCAACATGACAATCCGATCCTTGAGCAAGCGACTGTAAATGTCATAACTACGTTCTCCGCGAGCTTCTTGCTCAATTACCATTGGTACTAAATTTGGCATCTTAATCCTCTATTTTATAAATTTCGTGAATACTTTGAAATGGGGCTTTGTAAACCGAAAATATAACAGCATCGTGCAATGATGTAAACTTTTTCGATTTCAAAGATCCAAGTAACCAATATTTTACTTTATACATTCTTCTTTACAAAAGGTTCCAAGTTTGGCGGAACCCAACCTACTGGCTTTAATACTTTGCCGTCTTCGCGTTTACGAACTTTGCCGTCTTCGCCGATTTTTGCAAAGTTAGTTTTCATAACTTCTTTCCAAGCACCTTCAGCATCTGCACCCATGCTATGTAATGCTCCGATTGTAACAACAAGGATATCGATTAATGCATCGACAATCTCAACATTGTCACAATTTTTAATAGCAGTCTTCAGCTCGTCGCTGAATTCTTCTTCAATCAAATTAACATACAAATTGAACTGTTCAACGTTCCAGTTATCTGTCGTTTGATCACATGCTTTCATAAACTTCTCTTGATCCCGAAATGGATTCATTCGCTTTCTCCAAAAATATATTGTTCCATCTTACGACGGGTTGTATCTTCATCCTTCATGGCGCACTCAAAACAGATGTTTTCATCGTTTGGGCCATAAGGTCTGCACTCGTCAACCTTACCGCACATCTCACAAACTTCGTCAGGTTGCTGTGCTATGATACCTCTACTGCTCATTATGCGGCCTTCTGTTCTTTTGCTGGCACTGGTACTGGCTCTCCACCATCTGGATCATCTTCTGGACCATGATCTTCATATTGAAGGATTTGATCACGGAATACTTCCAACTGCTCAATCATGTTATTGATACCACCAGCGTTCATAGTAATTTCACTGTAACCCATTTGGAAACTAACACGACCATTACTAGTAATACCTAACCGGTAGTAAGTGGTAGCAGGCTTCTCCGGTTCTGGAGGAATATATGGATTCTTAACTTCTGTCTTTGGAACTTCTGGAAACGCAACTACATTACTTTTCTTTTTAAATAAATCAAACATATGATTCTCTTTCATATTGAGCCGGCGAGCCAGCGGATTACATATTAACGGTAAAGCAATTATACACAACCACGCACACTCAATCAATTCAAATCGAGCAAATTTATCAACAAAAGTGGAATACATTCCAACGGCAAGGTAAATGGCACTCCAGTAGAATAGCCAATACCCGCCGCTAGGTTGCCAAATAATTTTTCTAATTACTGGCCAATTCATATTAGTCTAAAGCAATCGGGCTTACAATAACACGTGGTTCAATATAAACTGGCTTAGGCTTGCCAGACTTAGTGTCTACGCACAATACCCAAGTACCGTCGGCACTTGCAGGACTATACAATCCATTCGGATCAGCTTGTGGCAACGTTACATAGCCATGCCCATCTCCACTAATACGCATTGGGTTAGTATACTGAGTAGCATAAGGCAAGCCATAGCCAACTGCATTACAAACCTTATGTAATTTACCGTTCATGTCAGTGATGTAAACATAAGTGGCTACGTTTTGATCACGCAACTCGATAATGTCTTTCATCATACGCTTTTCAGCAAAGTTTACAATACTAGGCATACCAACTGACTGTACGCCTTGCAAACTGAGTTCTTCTTGCTTACGGCGCTCGATTTGAGTGGATGTTTCTTTAACATCACACGCTGTCAAAAGAGTTGCGACAGCTACAAGGGCTAGAATACTTTTCATTTTACTTACCTGCTTTCAAACTGTTATAAAAATTACGAAGGTTGGGAGGCATTTTATCCTCTGGGTATACACTAAAACGGTGTAACACAATAGCACGGAGAGCTTGTTTCTTCTCCGCATCAGCACTGATATATTCAATCTGCAAGTTTTCCAAATCACGGATCATGCCGTCATTGTACTGCTCGCTTTGTTTGAATACTTCGTTATCTACTTGACGATACTTGGGTGCAAAATATTGGTAAGTGTAAAAACTACCAAATGTAAGAAACACGATAACTGCGACCCAGCCGACTACGATTGCTGAAATTTCTTTAAACATATTAATTGTCCATTTCTTTAAATGCTTTGTCTGCACGACCTTCGGCAAACTGACGTTGTTTTGCTTCCTCTTTTGCTCGACGCAAAATGTTAGCATCACCTGTTGGGAGGGCAACTAATACATAGGTACGGAAACGTGTACCTTCTGCCACTCGCTTAATTTCCTTAACCTCTACACCTGTAAGGTCAACTTCTTTACATGAAGTGCGAAGTGCCATTTCTGAAACTTCTGTACTTGCACGGTCACTATCCATACGATAGATCTTTGTACGCTGACTTGCTGTGCCGCCGGCCGCCATACAAATCTTACCATATGCATCTGCTTTGGCTTTAATATCTGACATACTAAAGTCACCGCTGACGGCTGTACCAGCTTCATAGACAGCACTATTACTCAATGGAGGATTGAACATCCACTTAGGTGCTTGATCGATAGCCTTTTCTACATAACGTTCTTGACGTTCACGTTCAGCATCTGCACGGCGTTCGTACGGATCACGGGTTGAACCACAAGCTGTTAAAATTGCAATTACAGGAACTAGCAATAAAATCTTTTTCATTTTCCACTCATCTTTTCTTTAGTCCATTCTGCGGACGATTGAATATCCTTACCTACACCTGCTACTGTTGAGCAAGCGGCAAGGGCCGAAACCAAAATTAATGATACTACCAATTTCATTTTGCCAACTCCGTACTCTGAGTTTTAACTGTGTCTAAACCTTTGTCCATAATCTTAGCAATGCCGGAAAACCCAACTGTAGCTAAAACAATTCCAAAAATTGTGCCTAATACAAATGCCTTCATAATAGTGCCTTTCTGTGTGTGTTGATGTTACTATTATACTGCGGATTGAGTCTAGTGTCAAATACAAGTTTACCAAATTATTGATCGTGCCTACGGCAATTGATATTGGCTTCTGTTTTGAAGTTTCCACCCAAACTCAAAAGTAAGTTTTTACGAGCTCTGTCTGTAGCATAGTAGCAGACACTAGCCATTTGTTCCAGCCCGGTTTCAGTTTCGGTTAAATGATATTCTGTGCCGTCTACTGTAATATCGTAGTCTACAGTACACTCATTTTTAGTGCCAAAATTGAATTCTTGTTTTTCCAAATTGCGAATAGCACTAACTTTGTGCTCATTTGCCAAACGACTCGATGTTTTGATGTTACAACCTTCTTGGTCGTATTCGACTTGTTCTTGTACAGGGGCTTGTGCAGATGTAGTATCGAGCGGGCCGCATGCCTTCATCGCCCAAATTATAAATCCGATAAGGATCATTAACCGAATCATTTTACAACTTTCTATCAAGTTACGATATTAGTATTGTATAATAATTCGGTTACAGTGTCAATCAATTAACGATACTTTTCGTCCAATTCAACATTGGTCAATCCGGCAACAGTTTGGAACTTGTCCCAAGCCATTTTGGCAGTAGGATTCTTTTCCAATTCACTGTTTGGCAATACAGTTTCTAGCCAAATTTCTGGGCGGCGGACTGGGTGTGCGCCAAACTTACGTGGTTGGTGTAGCTTACCAGTTTCCCAAAGTTCGATGCTTACTGAACGGAAACGGTCTTCATCTTCATCTGCGTAAGAGCTCCATTCAGGATTGCTCCAAGCAGAGAACTTATGGTACCCTTGCCAAATACTAGCCCATTCATCGTCTTTATTTGGATCAAAATCTGTACGGGTAATCAATATGAGCACATCGTCGATATCTACCACACCGTCTACAATATCTCGAACGCAACGGCTATAACTAAGTCCGATTTTCATTTTATCTTCCAGTCTGTGTTTTGCTTACTGTTGGGCCGTTACTAGTGAAATCCATACCAGCACTCCGGCCCTCGTACATTCTGCCATTCCAAGTCATCATAATTTTAACTGACTTGTTCATTACTACGGTAAGATTACGACCTTCGTTAAAAGCCATAACCTCGCCTTCTACTTCACGTCCACTAGACGTTTGTCGAATTATACACTTATTGCTGTGTCGTGTTATTGTCGCCATTTTGACCTTCAAGTTCTGCAACACGTTTTTGCAATCCTACTATTGCATCTTCTAGTTTGTCAATATGTTTAGCAACTTGCTCCATAAATTCAGAAGTATTTTCTGATGTAATACGGATCATTTCGCTAACTGATGGTGGTTGTAAATTTTCTGTCATTATGCTTTTCCTTTGTTTAACTTTGGCAATACGCCGGTAATTTTTTCAAACTGATTCAATAAAGCCTTTTCTAAATCCCAGTGTATTGAAGACTTCACTACAATAGAATCTCCTGCCATATTTAAAGTTTGTTTAACTTCTGGACATTGGTAAGCCCAGAACTCAACAAGGTTCTTTTTATCAGCAATAATACCTCTAAGCTCATTCCTACAATACTCGTCAGTATCGTATGAGTATGTACCTTTGTGAGCGCGGTATCTTCCAAATCTACACTTGGTTCCTTTTTTAGGCTGACCGTCTGACATCCGGATACCTAACGGTACACCGGATGCTCCTATCTTATAAATGATTCCGTTTACAGTAATAAAGTATACCCAACTAGTATGATCGGCATACATGATAGCGGCATCGATTTTATCGTAGAGCCATTCTCCGTAACAGTCGTTAATACGGCAAACTCGTTTAAAGTCTTTAAACTGACTCACATGATTTTTCGCAACTGTACTCATTTAAACCTCCAACAAGATACTAGGGTTCCAACCACTGTCTTCGCTGTAACCATCCGATTCGTAACCACGTGGGTTGCATACAACTCGGGTGTCGCCAATCATGTAATCAAACGGATGATGCGTGTGTCCATGTGTCCACAGTTTGATCTGAGGACGATCCAAAATGAACTCACTCAAATCACTGTGGTAAGCACCGTTCATCAAGTGCTCAGTTTTATATTGTTCACTTACACTCTGAAAACTTGGGCTATGGTGTCCTACTACAACAAATTTTTCATCTGGCTTTTCTGCCACTACACTTTTGATGTAGTCGAGTGATTGCTTGTGACGCATAACTGTGTCGTGTGGCTTTAGGTTAGTGTAACCTTCAAACTCTTTTTTGACACATTTATAGTCCATCATCATATCACGAACGGCATGCATGGTCAAAGGATCGCCTTTGTTCATGTCAGTCCACAACGTGCTACCGATAAAAGTAACATCATCGATCTTTTTACTACCACGTTCCATGAAATAGACGTTGGGGTACTTCTCGCATTCTGTAGCAAGAATATCCAAAGTCTTGTGCCACTTACCGTGATAGAATTCGTGATTGCCGGCCACATAAACTGTATGTGGGAATTGGAAACTGCAACGCTTCAAAAAGTCACGGAACCGTTGAGCACTAGCCTGCCGACGACCTAAACCTGGGATCTCATCCAAACTCCAAGCACCGGACATAGGCGGCTGGTGGTCGTACAGATCTTGGGCAACCATGATGTCGCCACTCAGGATTAGAACATCGTAGTTCTGATCATTTTGAATGTTAATGTCACTGAACTCTAAATGAAGATCACTGACTAATTTGATACGCATTTTATATCTCGTTGTATTCTTCGTCTGATGTTGTTTTAAAAGGCCAAGCCTTACCATTGCTTTCGAGCACAAAATTTTGTGCATCTTCTTTAGTAAGACGCCCTGCCTCGACTTCTTCAATAGCAAAACGCAATGCTTCTTCAACCAGCTGGTTAAAAGTAATATCACGCTTGTGCGCTAGTTTCATGTATTGTAGCAAATCTTCGTCCGAAAAGTCAACCTCTACTTGTACACGAGTGTCGTAATCTTCACCTGCAATGATAGCTTCTGCTTTTCCAAGCCAATCTGCATCCACGTCTAAATCAACGTAGTCGACATCGTCCCATGCTTCTTTTTTACTAACATGGCGCTTCTTAGCTTCCTTCTTCATCTTCTTCATGAAGTCAGGATTGAGCATTCGATATGCACGTTGGTTACGATAGTCATGTGCTTGAACTTCGTAAACTTCCTGCGTCTTAGTATCAAAGATGATAGTAAAACTAGCACCGTCGTGATCACCGTCCCAACTGTCTAGCATATATGCATCTGGGCCATAACATTCCCAACCGTAGTCACTACCTTCGGTAATTCGAAAGTTAACCAGTTCCATAAATTCTTGCATTGTAATCATTCTTCAAATCCTTCTTTAAGTAGTTTACGGTGTTCGTATTCTTCCATTGCTTTCTTACGGGCTTCATCACGTTCAGCACGATGAGTTTCACATAACGTAGTGATCCATCCATCTCCGCCACGGTCGCCCGGTGCTCCACATTCTTCGCACATCATCATACTCATTTGTTCTGCCATAGCAATGATACCTTGTGTATAGTCATCACCGCCTTGAACATAGAAACGCAAGCCGCCAAATTTCTCTTTGACTTGTTCAGCAACAACTTGCGGGACATCCTTTTTCCAATCCAAGTGACTTTGGATTAAACGACATGCTTGGTTAAGCAAATCGAACCAACCTTTACCTACAGCAATACCACCGTACTTGCCGCTAAAAATTTTTGGATATACTTTTGGAAAGTAATCCTGCATTTCTTCTTCTGATATTTTCATTGTGCCGCCTTTACATAATTTAAACGTGTTACATCATTTCCATGCTTCCAATGTTTAGAATGATCCTTAACCTTGGCTTTGACAATAACACAGGGCCCTGTGGCTAGATTATTTTTACTAATCCAGCTCACCATCTTATTGCCTATTGTAGCACAAACATTGTAGCCTTCAAAGTTTTTTGACTTTAAAACTTCAAGTATTTCGCAATCCAAATCTAGTACCCAACTGCCTACATCTGCCAAATAACCTTCTTCGACTACTTTAGACTTACGCTTAACATTGGTAAACATGGCATCTTTAAAATGCAAACTAGGCAAACATGCTATATACCCAAACATGTTTTCTCCAATAGTTTCACCGTTGAGTAAACTATTGACAGTAGTTTGAAATTCATTTTCGCCAGATATAGCGGCAAACATCAGTTTCTTATAGTGTTTTACGATTGCATCTGCTTGACTAACATCAGCGTCAGTTATCTTAAGAGGCATGGGTTGATGCTCTTGTCCGGTAGGATAGTACTGCGGATTGATTGTAACCAACATAAGAGTTTTGTTTGGATGCCTGACATACAACACTTTGGTCACATCTTCGGAGTCGAGTACATACTCGTCTGTTTTAATATATTTTTGATTCTCGCGTTGTGCGGCACAGGCTAATTCAAGGACTTGGCGAGTAGGCCATACTGGGCCGTTATACACTCTAACTGTGCCGACAAGATCATCTAACATACCCGCTCCGGAATGAATTAATATACGATAATTTTACATGAAAATATGTTGCTTGTCAAGTCGATCTAAGTGTCTATATACTTTTTTGGCTACTATTCGTGTTATCTCGTTTAAACCAAAATGGCCAATGTATGCTCTTAGCATTGGGCTAGATAAATTTGCACCCGTACGCATTTTACTCAAAACACTAATTTTAGAAAGTCTGCGCTTGGCCCTGTCAGAATCCATTGTACGCAATAGCTCAATTGCGATACTTACAGAGTAGGCATCTATCTCATCTTGGTCTGCCAGATACTCGTTATAAGGGGACACAGGTTTAGTTTCGTATGCTATAAAATCTCTACGCATACTTTGGTACTGATGTCTAAATTCATGTACTACAGCATCGTAAATTTCTATAAGAAAACTAGTCACTTGATGCAATCCAAACTCTTCAGTTCCATCTAAGTTATGATGCACAATGACTTCAATTGGAGTTTCACCTTGGGCATCGTTTTCTGAGTCGTAATATGCTACCACATAAAACTTGTCAGTATCCCAGTCTTTTTCTTTTTTAGTCTTTAATGATAAATCAAACTCGTGTTTTTTAAAAGCTGATCTAGTTTTGGATATTAACTTTTTAAAGGTTATAAGGTCCTGACAATCTTCCCGAACACTTTTACAAACATTGTTTACACGTTCGAGAATGATATTCATGTTACAACCTATAAGTTACTCTACCCTTGCTGAGGTCATACGGACTAACCTCTAGCCTTACATTATCGCCTAAGATAATGCGTATCTTGTTTTGTTTCAATTTGCCACCCATATAACAAAGTAACGGGTTTGGCATGTTTTCTACTTTAACCCGGAACATGTTTCCAGGTAGTACTTCTTCAACTGAGCCTGTTAATTCAATAATGTCGTCTTTAGCCATTGTCTGCTTTCGATAAACTCCATGAGCCATCGCCCATATCCGTCCACTCGAGTGTGTCCCCTTCTTTCCATCCTTGCAAATCCAGCAAGTCTTGTGGTAGTGGAAGAATCAAATCTCCACTACCGTCTTCTGCTTCTTGTACTGTCATAGTCCAATGTGTCATATAATTACTTATACAAAGTCGTCTTTGTATGGTACTGGAAACCATCCTAGTTTGTCAAGGTCATTGAGAATCTCTTCTGTAACTTCGCCTTCCGAAACATACTTTAGTTCTTCAAAAAGCTCATCGTCATCGTTTGGGTCGTAACTCGTACCACCTTTAATTCCCGAGCAGTAGTAGTCCATGTAGTCTTCGCCTTGGTTGCGTAAGTCTGCTACAATACCGCCGGCACTGCGCCAACTAGCACTCCAGTATTGCTCTGCAAGAATAGGCCAAGTGTCTCTTTTACACCACTGCATATTGCACCAAGCACAATATAAGTTTTGGGCATAGTAGCGACTCTCTTGTCGTAGCTTTGCCATTATTTCTGGAGAGTTACGGATATCCTCAACTAAATCAAGTTTGGTCATTTATGGAAATTACCTTGTAAGCAATGACGGACTTCGTGTCCAACTGTATGGAAGTTTGCTGTAGGGCTAGTGATAATGGTACATTGAGTTTTGTCGTAATTCCAAAAGCTACATGCTTCCACACTATAACCAAATCCGCCTAAGCCGCGAGCACGACTTTCTGCTTGGCAAGTCTGGTTGATATTGTTTGTAGTTCGAAATGTGATCTCGACTTTGTTTGTAGCGTTGCGAGTCATATCGAATTGCTGATGTGGGTCTTCGTAATACGCCATCGTGTTAAATGATAAAACTGATAACAGTACTGCAAATGCCTTTTTCATACAATGCCTTTCAATGTGCCTAAAATGGTGCGGACGGTAGGATTCGAACCTACAAAGGCAGTCTAAGACCAAGCCCCGTACCCTCCCCGAAGGGAGGAGGTATACCAAGTTCCACTCACGTCCACATTTTAATTATATAGTCTTTTAGGTTTTAAGTCAACCGTATCTTAACTAGTTTGAGCTTTGCCAGTATTTTGGTAAGTGCATAAGTAGCATCGACTTCCCAAAACTTTACACCAAAATTAGCTCTACCTGGATACTTGTGATGGGTGTTATGAAATCCTTCTCCCCAAGTAACTAATCCAATTAATAAATTATTTTGGCTAGTGTCTTTAGTATCGTGCAATCGATAATTTGAAAAATACTCAGAATGTGTGTACCAGTTTACAAGATGGCCAGCAACCATGTTCAAAACCATTGGGTAGATAAACCCGTAGCAAAAGTAATCAATTCCTAACATTGCCCAAATTGCACCGTACGTAAAGATTACTAGATAGTAATGCTTATGTATGAACTTGTTAAATTTACTTTGAGCTAATCGGCGCATGCCTTGTGTACTAACTTTTGGGTATTTGCCAATTACATATTTTAATACATCTCTAGCACTATGCGGATCTCGATCGGTGTCCGAATGCTTGTGGTGAGCCTTGTGTACTAAAACCCAGCTAATAGGACTTCCTGTTCCGCCAACACTGGCAAAGAACTTACCCAGTAGTTCTAGTACAGGATGCATATCTACTGCTCTATGAGTAATGCTTCTATGGAATGTAAGACTTACTCCAAATCCAAATATAAGAAAGTACATTAAAATAGTTAAGGCAAACATGCTCCAACTAAATTGTATAATAGGTAAAGATACCGCCGTAATCAAGTATGCAGATATTGTTAGGATCTGCAGGTTCTTTAATCTATTAACATTGAAAATATTTTTCATCTACGCTTCCATTGTTCTAACAACGATTCATCGCCCGAGTATATGATACGTTGCCAGCAAGTATCATCGCATTCGTTGGGACATGTTAGATACATGTAGTTATCTGTTTTGAACTCTATACCATATTCTTTGAAGTGTTCTATCATCCAGTCATTCCAATTGTCTGTTTGTCGACTGATAAAATACAGTTTGAAGTCTGTATTTGCTTTGAGCCATTCAATTTGGCTACGAGCAGTATAACCCATGCTAGGACTAACTTTGCGTAAGAACTGTTTCTTGTTGTTGCATTTCCATACACGGTTGTGTATACGGTAAGCACCCTGCGGCCAACAACTACGTTGAACCGCACTCGAGCATACTTCTGGAACATTATCTTCATCAAAGTAAATCGATAGTACAGCTACTTCCTTGAACGCTTCTTTAGAATAGTTCTTCCACAATCTGTGACTATGATCAGCATAATGCTCGGCCCTTAGCTCTTCAAAGATTTTATCATATGCAGGCTCAGTTCCTGGACGCCAAGTTATAACTCTCATTGTATATAATCTTTTATAAATGTGTGGTAGTCAATAGCTACTAATCCATTGTACTTCTTGCATTGGTCTTCCATTTGAGCAAACACTGGATGTTTAAAGATTTCGCTTTCTTCTATAATTTCGTATCCTGTGTACTTTTGTCGTGATTCTAATTTAAAAGGACTAGTACGATTATACATGTATGCTTTGCTAGAGTTGGATCCTAATTTGCCTGGATGCTTATGCTCTGCAAGTTCTTGCATTCTAGGATCTAACATATAAGACGACATCATGCCTGGGCGGTATCTATTAAAGTGAGGAACACATGGAATACCTTTAGCAACAAGATAGTTGCACACTGCAAAATCGTGTTCGTCTATTTCTAAGTTCCAAGTGTTTGTATTTTTGTTTAACCGAATATACGGCTCGCCGTCACCTAACAAGATAGTTCCATCAAGTTGACTTGCAACATAGGCGGTAGCTGGACGATGGTATAGCATTGAGCGAGATTCTAAAGCCACATCTAATATTTTTTCACTCTTAACAAACTCGTCAAAGTCAAAGTTGATAATCTTAGGAGTTATGTTTTTTGCATGGCAAAAATCCATAGCATACTTTATATCGTGCTCGTTGTAATTGCCTAGTCTTATAATAACAGGAGTTATTGCCATGCCTAATTCTAAGAATACACTAAGGGCGTATTCACTATCGATTCCGCCACTGTACATAACATACATTTGGCCTTCTTTAAGACTGTATATTTCTTCTGCCGCTAGTACACTTTCATTATAATAGTTGTCGGCAGATATCACAGGATCTATTTCAACTTTAAAATTATCCCCAAACCCGCGTGTCCGTATATAGTTATTTTTTGATAAAGGAATCATTAATTAATCTTTTTTAAGATTATCCTTGTACCACTGCCCCCAGTGATGCATTTGTTCTTCATACTGGTTAACCATTCGCTTTAATGGAAAATACGGTCGTTTGATTTTTTCAATAGCATGGATATCTTCGTAGTATACTTCAATACTCTTTTCCCATTCTTCTCTTTCATTTTTATCTACCCATGGAGAATAGTAAGTTTGTAATTCCCAACGGAATCCAAATTCTTCATTGATATCGTTTGGCACTAATCGGGTAATGAGCAACTTACCTGGCTCAAACTCAACTCCGTATCCGGGATATATAAACACCCAGAATCCTTTAGTTCCGTTGATGTTCGTATTCTTTTGTACAGAGCATCCTTCTTCTAGGAATTGCTCTATGTGATCCCCATCTAACGGTGTTTCTAAACTTTGTCTAGGGTGTATTCCGTTTTGTCTAAGATGAATTACATCAGTTAGTTGCTCCATCATCCATAGCCAGCTTCCCTTGCTTTCACCGACAACTGTTCTATCAAATTCGAGATCGGTTATCTTGCTTAGTTCTTGTACCCATTCGGAGTCGGGTAGTTCTTTAAAATTTTGAAATAGCAAACCTGTTTTGCCTAGTTCTAAAGGACCGTGGTGATGTAGTTTGTAAAAATGATTACGGCAAGGCTCAGCGGCATTATCTAAAGGTTTACCTTCACTATCCCATGCAAACCCATGTAGTTTGCAGACTACAGTTTTTACCACGTCACCGGGTTCCTGAATAAGATAACCACGATGCGGACACTCTCTACTTTTTATAGAGTATTCTCCATTGTTGTTAAGGATGAGTTGATCTTCAGTTACGAAGTGACCGTTCTTTAAAGCAGAAACGTGTGCGTAGATATTTGGCGGATTATTAAACATCGGATGCGTCTCTAGTTATAAATCTAGTGTTAATTTTTGTTGGTTTGAAATAAGTGTTAACTACATCTTTTACCACAGCTTCATCAAACTCTTTGCAACTGAATACATCGAGATAAATTTGTTTGGGTTCATCTACAAAATGTGCAGAGATATTACTTGTAACTATCAGTTGATACAAGCTAAATCCTTCTTTATCGGGCATACCTATAGCAGTACGTTCGATCCAAGGTTCGCCTACAGCTACCATATCGATAGCTTCTACTAGTACTTTTACAAATTCTTTAACAACATCTTTATTGGTCATTGCGTTGATGTTACATCCGCCGCAATCCAACATCAAATGGTATCCCCAATATTTTTCTTTCATATTAAATCCTTTATGAGATCGTAGTATTTTACAAAAAATTGGCCGTGGATGTCAAGACGTTCTTTTTCGAATTGTTTATAATCTTTGTGGTGAAAGTATACCTTAGCAAAAGCAGGGTGCTTAATAATTTCACTGTTTAGTATTTTTTCGTATCCGTTATACTTGGGTCTAGTTTCCATTTCAAAATTACTATCTCTTGTATAAATTATATTTTTGCTAGACTTATTTCCAAGTTTTCCTGGAATCTTATTATCAGCTAAATCTCGCATTATAGGATCTACTAGAAACGCAGAAACCATTTCGGGAGTATAACCGTTAAAGAAGGAAGTGCCGTCTATACCTTTTGCATTCATGTAATTTTCAAAAGTGTAGTCATCTTGTGCCGCCATAAAATACCAATCTTCTGTTCCGGGGTATTTAATCGTATGTGGGTCACCTTCACAGCATATAATACTGCCGTCGACGAAATCCATAGCATAACATGTCGTTGCTCTACCTATGACGCTAGATTTTACAAGTTGATTAATATCTGTCATTTTTCCAGATGTAACAAATTCATCAAAGTTTATATCTATAACTATAGGTTCTAAATTGTGCTGTTGACAAAATTTAAAAGCATAATCGATATCGTGGTTATTGTAATCAGGAAGTAGTCTAACAATCACCGGAGTAATATCTATGCCCATGTGTAAAAATATATTTAACGCATACTCACTATCGATACCTCCGCTATACATTAGATGGAGAGGTCCTTCTTTGAGATCATTTATCTCCACTGCCGCATTACACGACTCTTTAAAATAATTTTCAAACCGTGTAGGAAGAGGATCGATCTCTAGTCGCCAAGATTCCCCAGTACCAACTGGCCGTATAAAACTATTTTTAAGTCTTGGTATCATGTTGTAAGAAACTCTTTAAAGGTTTTATTAAATTCTGCACGGGTCCATTCATGCACTTGTACGTGTTTGTAATCTTCTTTCGCACCAAGTATTGATTTGATTTGCGAAATTACCTCAGTAGAATATGTGGGCCTTGCTTTATCTCTCTGTTTCACATTAAATAATTTGTGTTTATATTCTTGCCAGGTCAATCCGTTATCAGCAGGAAGCATAGAACAAGCTAATTCTAGTGTGTATAAGAATACATCAATATGATTCAAATCTGGGTGGGTATGATCTAAGTAAAAATCCCATTCGTTTAAGCTGGCAAAATTGTCATCGGTTATTATATCAGTGCTATCACCGATTAGATGATTCCCAGTCAACAGTGTGCCGTTATGCTGTCTAGAATAATCTGCCGCAAACAGCACATGGGTAAAATTATATCCTGAGCCGTTAAATTTCTTAGATATTTTTTCATTCAAATATGTTAAAAACTGATCGTCAGTTAGCACAATCTTTACAGGCGTTATATTCAACTCATCGCAAACTTCAAATGCATATTTTGTTTCTGCATCATTGTTGTAGCAAACAATAATAGGTGTTACATCTACATTAAATTTATGAAATGATCGCAATAAGAATTCGGAGTCATACCCTCCACTAAGCGCCAAATATAAATTTGAATAATTATGACCTATTTCTTTAACAGTTATTTCAACAGCAGAATCGAAGTCTATTTTTTTAAATGGATATAAATTTATAGTCAATATAAAATCAGCAATAGGATTGCTGTCACGCAGATTTAATGTAGTAGACTGTATCCAGTTATTCTTGGTTATCATAATTAACCATATTGTATTCGCCTATTAAGTAAGGCTTACTTCGTATGCCGTTAATAGCAATTACTTTATTGTTTTTAAAATGATACAACCCTTGATTTTGTTTTATTAGATTATCTAAGTTTTGATACCATCGGCGCTGGTTATCGTGATTAGAATGATTGAACCAATTATCCTTTCCAGATAAAATAATACTGCCTTTGGTCTTGTCATCTCCAAATTGTAGCAAGTTTGCTCTTGGATAGATTGTACCGTCTACCATTTTCTTAGGCAAGAATCTATAGTATTTTTCTCTATGATGTATAACGAACGGACCAGTAGTTGGTATCTCATCTTGTGATTTTAATCTCAAGTCAGTTTTATCCATAGTCTTAATCAAGTTAAACAATAGGTGTCCTTGTTTAATTACTATCTTAGGAAATTCTCTACAAGTATAAAACGGCTCATCGTAGAAGTTTGCAAACTTACTTACAAGTGTTTTTCTATTGATAAACTGACGCATGTTTAAATCGATAGCATTATCTACAAAGTGTATAGAGTACTTGTTCTTTTCAAACATTAGGAATGGTTTGTCAAAACCCCAGATATAGCAAACACTCTTTCCTTGCTCTGTTAGTGTTAAATGATCTTGTATTTTAGATTTTAATACATGCGAGCGTACTGCACTACTCCAATTGTTACCAGGTCCTTGATTGTACAAATGATGATGTTCAAAGTGAAACTCGTCCTGGAATTGATTAATAATTAAATCGCTAATATCAAACAATCTAAATTTAGTTCTTAGTTTATTAAGATCTAATGTATTGACAAATGGTACTGCGGCATTAAAAACTTCTTGATTAAACTTTCCAGTCTTAGCTTCTATTTTTGCATTTGTAAAGGTACAAATTTCATCTAAATGAACATCGTTGTCCAGGAAAGATTTTAGTACTGTATGACTATCGATACCTCCACTGTATAACAATACTAGGTAGTCGTACTTATGACGTAGTTGTCTAGCACGTTCAGCATATAGTTCGTAAATGTCTTCCGAAGGTTCTGTAGTCCAGTCTTGCTGTGACATTACATCTTCGTTGTATATAAACTGAATTTTACTCATATCATTACCAGCAAATTTAAATGCTTCAAATTTGCTTAGAGTTTTTATTCCGTCAACCTGATAGTATCCGTGTTTAGTAAATTCTAAATCGTCGTCAAAAAACATTGTTAACCTTCTGCATCCATCTGTTTGATTAAATCTGCTTTTGCTGTATCGTCTAATACTTTAGCATCTGATAAAATAACTTCACCCTGAGGTATAAAGTTTGATACTGGGCCAAGTATGTAATACTTACGCCAAGTTCTAAAACCTAATAGCCCTCTAAATTTATGAAAGTTTAAAAACTTTGGATCTAGTGATTTTATAAGGTTGTATAAATCACTTTGCATCATTTCCCATATCTTAGTTCCTGAGTGGTGGTTATAAAACCACGCATCATGTTTTCCTAAAAACATACGATCTGGCTTACCTGCCTGAAACGAATACTTTTTCAATGCTGGGTATATTACTGGAACAATGCCACGTTCGTATACACTATAGTTTGGAGGGTTCATCAATTCAGATAAAGGTTGTTTTAAAAAACGTTCATCGTTTTGCACCATGGCATTGTATATTTCTATATTTTCTGGGCGCATTAAAAACCTAGCAGTGACGTGCGCTTGTTTTACAATCATCTCTGGAAGCTGTGGGCTATGATAAAAGAATACTGGGTTTGTATTAGGATGCTTCACAGAGTCGTATTTGTTATTATACACGTTGTCGGCAAATAAGATAACAAATTGATTTTTGTATCTAGCAATTTTTGGTTTATCAATACCTTGTACAATAGCAATTCTTTTTCCCGATTCGGCAATACGTTTTAAATGCAAATACTTGTCTAGGTTGTATCTACCTGCCATAGTAGGATGCATCCAATCGTTACCTTTTATTAACCAGTCATCGGCTTTATAGTCTAGCATGTCTTCAAAGTAATCATGGAGGGTTACTTTAATTTGTGGATACTCTACTCTAATTTTTTCAAGCCAAGGAATTTGTGTATGGAATGTTTCGTCGATGGTGTTTGTTACGTCTTGATTAGTTGCATCTGATTTCCAATCTCTAAGACCTTCTAATGGAGCACTACCTACTACTTCGTCGACATGCAGACCGTTGTTTACAAATGCATAGAACATATTAGTACTATCTGCACCGCCACTACAAAACAACAATACATAATCGTATTCTTCTCGAATTTGTCTTGCTCGAATAGCATAAAACTCATCTAAACTTTGAGTAGGTTCTTTAGTCCAATCCATTGCCGAAAATTCTTTATCATTAAAATTCCAGTGCATCTCTTGTTTTAATTGCTGTGCCTTAAACATTGCAGGAATTTTTTCGTAGAACTTTTCTGTGCCTACTGTATAGTATCCTAAATCGTCAATCATTTTAATAATCCTATATCTCTTCTATATCTATACTGACCTACTTGTTGCTTATCTAAGTAGTCGTATAGGGTCTTGCTTGCTTGCTCGTGTGTAGTATCGCTTGTAGTAACTACAGAATGTTTAATATAAAAACGTTCTGTTCCTTCTAATCCGCAGATGATATTATCAGGGCACGGATTTAATTTAGGTAAAAAGGACGCAGGCCACTTCCAATCATAATGTGTGTTTACTAATCTTACAGTTACTGATTTTTTATTGTTATGCACAATATCTGGAATGCGAGCATCAGTGCTACACGCTAGAAATAAATCAGCAAGATTGTTTTCTATAGATCCTAAAATTACTTGTAGTTCGGGATCTCCACTTCTTGTGTTTATTTCTAAAACTATCGGCACATCATCTTCGTCTATGCCAATTCCTATAAACATAAATCCTTTGTAAGGATATCCGTAGTTTTTTAAATAATTGATAATTTTATCTGCGTATTCGTGTACTCGAGGATCTATGTCGTCTACGTTATACGCACCCATGCTTACACTATTGAATCCAACATCTCCATCATCAAGTTTTTTATAATCTCTGGCAGACCCTAAGTATTGCCAACCAGTAGCATTTGCTACTAGATGATATGAGTATTCTCTTTTAAGGTTAACAAATTTCTCAACTGTAATGTTTGTATCGTTATTAATATTTGTTATCCGTGGTACAAGCCCAGCCCTATCACTGAATAAATCTAAAAATACTTCTTCGTAGTTTTCATCGTTGACAATATATGTTTGTCTTCCGTACTGGTATACATAGTTGAGTTTTACTACAAACGGTCTTGGGAGACTTTTAAATTTTGCAAATAACTGTCTTCCGTCGTAGATTTCTCCTGGACTATTTGGTATACCAATTTTGTTTAACATAGCCTTTGTGACGTTTTTGTTTACTTCCAATCTTACTAGTTCCTTTGATGGAAAGAAGTACGGTATGTTAGATTCTTTCAAACTGTTGTGTATAACGCTACTGTATGCGACAGGCACTCCTGATGCTAGCAAGAAGTCTATTTTTTCAGTCTTAAGTAATGAGGAAATTTTATTAGACATATGGTCCGTAAGTTCTTCCATTGGAACTTCAATCGGGCGTGGGTGATAAATGTCTGTCTCGGACAAAGCCTTATTTGCGCCAAAATGAAATACGTTGTCTACTCCGGGAGTGTTTGTAAACAGTTGTGCCAAATGATGATAACTAGATACAGAGGATAGTACACCGATGTTCATGCTGGTCCTTAAATGTAAGTGTATTTACACTATGCTGTGTACCACCAAAAAAAAAGGACCCAAAGGTCCTTTTTTAATTAATCAAAAATTATTTTGATTTGATTTGTTCTACTAAACCTGGAGTAAAGTAATCTTCAAATTTAGAGTAAACAACTTTAGTAGCTTCTGCAAAACGAGCTTGCTCTTCAGCACTCATCTTAACAACTTCGATACCATCTGCTTCTGCACGAGCTTGTACTAGAGCAATGTCTTCGATGCTTAGTGTACGCTCATGACGTGCGGCTGTCTTGGCACTCTCAGCAACTACAGTTTGTAGTTCTGGGCTTAGTGTATTCCAGAAGTCAGTACCAATTAAGATACTTGTTAGGAACAAGCTATGCTCTGTGTGATTGATAACTTTAGAAACTTTATCATGTCCTAAAGCATAAACACGTGGATATGTGCTTTCGCCAACTGCAACATTAGCTGAACCTAGATTGTCTGATAATTCTTCTAGTTCCATTGGAACTACATCAGCACCTAGTGTCTTGAATGTTTCAATAGCTACTGGGCTGAAACTTGTACGCATCTTCATACCGCGTAAGTCTTCAATCTTAGCAACTGTTTCGTTACCAGGGATAATACGGAATCCACCACTATATGTGAATGCCAATCCTTTTACTTTCTTTGACTCTTGTAAGCTGTCTAACAAACTAGCGCCAACTTCGCCTTCAAATACACGGCTTGCGTGATCATGGTCTTTGAACAAGAATGGTAAATCTAAAGCATAGAAGTCTTTATTGATCTTACCTAATGTAATTGTATAAGTTTGGCTCATTTGAATTGCGCCTGAATCTAGTAAATCTACTAAACTATGCTTATCAACTACAACACCGTTGTTATACTTTTCAGCGTATTCGCTCATAGTCATAACTTCGATTTCTAACTGTTCTGGTGCGCGAGCATTTACTTCGTCAGCAAATACTTTAGCGGCACGAATAAACAATTCGATTGGTTCGTGTGCTAGTACCCATTTTACATGTTTTTTATTCATTTGGAATCTCCAATTTTTAACGTTAAATTTATGTAGGTCATGACTCCTACCATTTATTTAGCTGTTTGGGAACCTTCAATTTCGGTTATTTCTTTACCCCAGTCACTTGAATTCCAAGCACGTTCGTGGAAGAAGTAAATTATGCTATTAACTACTAGAGCAAAACTAACAACGCCTAAGCCAACCCACGGATTACCGCTGGCAATCCAGCCGCCGAAAAAGTTAGTAATTGTTACTAGAATACGCCAAGTAATTACCTTAGCAACAGAACGTGGAATTCGTTCTTCAAATTTAGTTTTTATGTTAAACATACAGTCTCCTTACATTTAATTATCAACACAAGCTACTAGATGTATGCGATCCTGAGCCGAACAATTAACAAAGGTATGGCGCTGTATAGTATCAACCCAATAGCTGTCTCCGGTAGCTGGCAAATACTCCATAATTCCTAAATCAGGAAAGCACATATAGTTCTGGTCGTTTGTAACTACAGGGAGATGTATTCTGGGCTGTGCGTCTTTATGTACGCTGTAGCATGTTCTGCCTGGTATTAGCATCAGTCGTGCCCTGAACACTGGAACTTCTAAAGAGTTTAACCATGCTTCTATAGCACTGCCTTTTAAGGGCGGGTTAATATATTTGTAATTTTCTTCAGATAGTGTAATCCCTACTTTATGTACTCTTCCACAAGATTCATACCAATCTTCTATAGCAGGATCGCTTACTTGCAGGGCTAACTGATTGATATTGTTTTGAAAAGGTACAGTATTAAGTAATATTTTGCACTCGTCTATTATACTAGCAAACTCTGAAAAATACGCATGTTTTCTAATCATAGCATATTTACACCTTAGCTAAGGCTAAATATAAAAAACGGAGATTTGCAATGGCATTTTATCAATATATAACTTTTATACGCCCTGATACCCAAACACCATGGTGGCACGATTCGGGTGGCGAAGAAGTAGATACTTATCGTGATGTACGAAGCAACAGCCGCGTTGATCTATTTCACCCAGAAGTTGAGCCAACTAGCGTAGTTAGTGAAGACGGTTTAATTAGAATGCTTACAGTAACATTCCGCGATGCTCAAGCATTTTTAAATTATCGTAACTCTCTTAAAGAAAGAGATCCCGAAATTTACACCAAGAGATGGAAGTTTTTAGTTACTACGGCGCAGACAATGATTATTGAATGGAACGAAGATCCAGATGAACCTAGAAACTTAATATCTAAAACAATTCCAGGTAAGACAGTAGAATACGGTAGTAAAGTCTTACCCGGTGGATTGCTAATAGATTAATGAATATTCTGTTCCTTCATTACTTGTTTAAGTAATGGGAACATGTAAGTAGCCCAAAGTTTACAACCTTCCGAAGTAGCGTGGCCGCCCTCGGAGCCAATATCAAATTGTCGGTGTGTTGTATCTTTGGGAATATTTTTGGCCCAATGTCCGTAGTAGTATGCATTATACTTTGCGGCCATTTGGTCTGCTTCTTCTTTAGACCAAATAATACTATTTGAAACAAATACAGTTGGCATATTATGTTGTTTCAAATAGCTTAGTATCTTCTCAGACTCTTCTACATTAGATGTTTTATTACGATCATTAGGGCCGGGTTCAAATATTACAATTTTTGTATTGTTGTTAACATTTGATGTTAAGCGATTCATCATCCATACTGGCCTATCGCCGTCGACACCGCCGTTGATGACTGTAGCATCTATACCTTCTTGTTTAAAAAGCTCGTTAAGAGTTTTAGTGTATGTTTGCCCTGCATTCTTGCAGTTAGTATTACTAGTACCTAGCGCATAGATTTCAAATCCAAACGCATTGAAAGATAATACTAGTAGTAAGGGCAACAAGGCCCTTACGTTAAACATACCAAATCTCCTTAAAGCCTTCGTCTTCAGTTGGCTCATCCCAGTTTGCAATCATGTCGTCGATAACTTTCTTTGGAATATGCTTACCTGGCCGACCGGACAATCGAACATCCAACTCATCACGATCTGGTGTGCGGAATACAACAGCAATATGTTCGTAGTCTGGCAAGGTGTTAAACTTACGCTTACGACTTGCAATGGTAGTACTAGTTTGATCCCAAATTACGTCCAGTTTGTTTGCTTGACAAATCAACGCTTGGTTAGCCATCAAACGAACAGCGATAGGCATGTAGTCTTTAAACACTTCAGAGTAAGTCTTGCCTTGCTCTTTGGCATAAGCTTCTACAAAATTATCTGTAGAAATAACAGGCATGTCTTTAGCCCATACTTGGTTTTTAATCCAAGTAGATTTGCCAGCGCCTGGTACTCCAATTAATTGATAACACTTCATGGTTGAAACCCATCTCTTCCTTTTGTATGTTTGCCTAATTCTGCTATGGTTGCCCGTAGCATTTGAATTTCCATTGCGGCTTCTTCTAGAAGGTTAGCAATCTTGTCGGGCTTGCCCTCCGTAACTGCTAACCTACCTGGAATTTGCCTACGTATCTCTGCTCGTTTGTACAGTCGGAACACAAGGCTCTGTTCTGCTACGGGCAAATGACTTTCATCTTCGCATCTCATAACGCCTCCATATAGTTACGTACCCAAGCCAAACGAGCTTGCTCGTCCATCTTAGTGTATTGTACTATATTTTCACGTATAGCGTCAACCAAAGGATAGTACTCTTCGTCCAAATTGTGCTTAATGTCCTTGTTCAAATCAACCAATTTGTCTGTACGTGGATTGCGAGCAACCCATTTTGAAGTCAAATAGTATGGCGATTTGATTTTGGCACTCACACCTTCATCTGTATAGAATACATAACCTTCGTGCTTACATTCCTTAGCCAATTGTTCCAAACGTGCCATGTTAGTAGTTACACTTTCTGCCCAAAAGCAGTTAAGTGTATTACGAGCAAAGTCCATTAGGATAAATGGGTCGTGCAGGATCTTTGAACCCCATACGTTTTCACGCCAACCTAACAAATACATTCCTGGCTTTTCTGGAATGATGTGTGGGTCGTTTGGATGCACACATTCGAACATATAAGTAACACCTTCACATTCTGCGTTACCTAATGCCATGTGCCAGTCTATCAAAGGCATGTGTGTTGCCATCATTTCCTTTGCTAGATCGACATATGGGCTGTCTGTGCTACCAGTAGTAGACACTAACAATTCTCCGCGGTGTACAGTCATAGCAACCATAAAGCCGTTAACTTTACGGAATGCTGTAACCTTAGTACCCTTGTCTAGTACTGGTGCTTCCTTTTCGATACCATAGTTATAGATCTTTGTGAATGGATATGTAACTAGGTTAAAATCCTTGTCCACAATGGACCCACGACATTCGGCAATGTACTCGTTCCACAACGAATCGTAGAACACTTTCTTCTTGTACTTTAGCACGTAGATACCGTCGCCACACTTTCGCATGTTAACTAGGTTAGACGATTCTACGTATGCCTTCAACTTGTCCTTAAACATGATGACCCTTAATTTCTTTGTCCTTGATCATACGGATAGCACGATCCAATGAAATAACAATCTCACCAGTTGAGTCCATGCCCACGTCCAATGCGCGATACTTTTCCAATCCGCTCACACCTCCGTGCAAGTGACCATGAAAATGCAACGCACCTCTGTGCATTTGGTCCCACTCGGCAATTGGATAGTGGAACATAACAACCTTGTGGCCGTTATAGTTAATATCCAAATACTTGTGTACTTCCTTAAAGGCATTGCGGAAATTTACATCCATCAATGTCTTACGGTCGTGGTTACCTTCAACCAAAATCTTAATACCATTCAAACGCATCATTACCAAAGAGGCATTGAAGCCGCTCATAAATGCTACGTCACCCAAAATGTAAACTGTGTCAGCTGTGCCAACCCGGGCATTCCATTCTTCAATCATTGCCTCAGTCATGTAGTTTACATCGTTTCTAAAACGTGCTCTTGTCTCTGGGCAGAACGTCATAATGTTCTTATGCCCAAAGTGCAAGTCACTTGTAATCCATGTCTTTATTTCTTCCATATTACTCTTCCGCAAATTCGCGGATCCATTCGAATTTTGTTTCGCTAGCCTTTACCCACTTGAATTGCTCACGACGTCTGTTGATCTTGTCGAAGTCAAAGCAGATAAAGATCCAGCCCTTTTCTTCAGAAAATTGTACAGTCTCGGCAACCCGAACAATTTGTACAATCTTGTCTTTGTATTTTGCTACGAACATCATACTGGCTCCTTACATCGACCAGTAGGACTCCGAAGCTGGATTGCAACACCAAGGAGTGTCACGATCAATTTGGATGTCTTTACCAGTCATCAAATTTTTAACTGTAACCATTTTGGGATGGTACTCGAAACGGTATCCTTGTTTAGCAGGATACAAGTCAAACAGTTCAGCACATTCACGCTTCATACCTGCTTCAGTGCGGTTAGTCCAAACTGTAGTTGAAACAAGACGCTCACCACTTTTGGTACGCTTGTCCAATTTGTAGATATACATTGTATAGTCTTGTTTCATTTGTCGCTCCTTTGTTTAACTTATATACATATTATAAGCTCAAACAGCTAGCCAGTCAACCAGAGATTACTGGCTACTGGCTAGTGTTGTAATAACGCAACGGTTAATCTATGCTTCTAAACGTGCGCCAATCGTCGATGTTGGGCTTTTCGTCCGGATCGTAGGTCCAACCCAACGCCTTCATCATCCGGTGCTTAACGAGCAGATTAGGGCTTCTAAACCTGCCTGTATCTTCAAAGCCGAGCATTACGCCCACTTCGCATACTGCACCCGAACGGCAAATACCCGCAAAGCAATGAACAACAACGTTCATTCGATTAGCCAAAGCGTGTTGTAAAAGAGCCACAAGTTTGTTAGCATCTTCTTGACTACACTTCATAGCTTCTTCCAAAACTTCGTCCTTTTCTTCTACATCCAAAAATTCAAAGTTATGAATCTCTTTGAATTTGTGTGCAGGAGTAGGACGCCAACTTGCTGGATCAGTGATACTGATCAGCATACTATTTTCACCCGCATCGTGATGAAATCTTTTTGGGATGTCATCGGCGGCTACATTTTCAATCCACGGCATTTAATTCTCCTTAGTGGACTGATTCCTTTACGTCCACTTCACATTCAATTACCCAATTATTAAATTCGGTAAACTTGTTTACTTCTACTCCTAATCCGACTGCTTCATTTACAAAATGTTGCAATAGTGTATTATACAAGTGATCGGGCATTGTATCTTTATCAAATTTAATTTTCATTTCCAAAGTTTCAGTAAGTTAACAAATTCGGGCCATTCATTGTCGTGACGTGGGCACATAACAACAGCCAGTTCGGCATTGTCCATACGGCTTTCAGTTACAACAAGATTCTCTACAACTTCTTTACACATAGCAAACTCTGCTGGAGTTACCATGCAAGTTACTTTCTTAAAACTAGTTTCAAGCCACTCTTTGTAGCCTGGATCATTTTGATATTCCAGATGACACATAAGTCCAGCATGGGCCGCGGCGTTCATTGCCATACCCACGGGCGTACCTTCTTTAATACAAATATACATCTTCATTGTGTTCTCCGCTTCATCCAGGTGTATTCAACACCGTCTGGGCATAGCCCGTCCTTAATACTATCAGCACCAAAGATGCCGACAATTTCCATTCCATTACCTTCAATGGTAACTAGCTCGCCAAGCATCTTGGCATAATCCATTGCTTCGCCTAGAGTTAGGAAACGATCCAACTCAACTTTATCTTTCATTATCTTATACATTTTCTTTCTTTCTTTTTCTATATGTCTCATTATTACAATAAGGCCAAATCACCGGAATTATAGCCTCTTCAATTTCGCTAATTTGTTTTGACGTCAAATGGTCCAAATTCCAAACTAGTACAGTCAACGTATCAACATCAACTTTGTGTTTAACTGGAAAGTCTAGCACACCAGGTGCTACCAACTTCTTCCCAATTTTAACATAGTGGCTAGGAATACTATCCACTCCTTCGATGATGTACTTACATACACCTTCTTTCCAACCTTCTGGGAACATCCACTTGGGTTCCACTTTTTCTACTGGCGTGCTATACAGCTCTGCCAAATTAACATCCAATTTTGGACGATGTGTTTGATGACGATTGATTACTGTGTTAGTAGCCGCTTTACCAAAATAGAAATTTACTTCTGGATAGATGTAATACAATCCTCTGTGGTTGCCCACTTCCTGACGATTAATTGCACCCTCTGTAGTTTGGTAAGGCTCTACCCAATCGTGTCCTAATTGGGCAAATACTTGTTTAATCAGTTCAATGTTTTGTTTCATCATAGTATTATTATAGCACCAAATTGGTACCCAGTCAATACTTAAAGTGTTGTATTTTTACAACGGTTATTTTGGATAAAAAAATAGGACCCGAAGGTCCTATTCAAAACTTATGTTTTTAGAAGTTGTAACGATCGCTCATTACAGTCTTCAACATGATGCCTTCTGGTGTGAATTCATCCATGTTTGCGGCTAGCAATGCCTTGGTGATAGCTGGGCTAAAACCAGACACTAGTGCGGCACCTGACTTGTCTGCCTTAACAGGAACGTTATCGCTAGCGTTCAAGTTCCAGAAAACAACTTGTGGTACAGCATAGCCTGCGGCCTTGAACTTACGTTCAATCATTTCCATTGCGCTGTCGTCGTGACGGACACATTGGTTGAATTGCATGTCACTTAGGATCAAAACCATTTCTGGCATTTCACTTTGTGGCACTTCATTCTTAACAGCAACATCTAGGATCTTGCTGAAAGCCGCATGTAGGTTTGTACTCATGCCCCAGTCGGACTTAACCATTTGGGCCATCTTTTGAACTACGTTACCCTTTAGGGTCATTAGTTCTGGCTTGTCAGAGAAAGTTAGGAACGTGTCCTTAAACTTACCTTGATTCTTTTCAGCCAAATACAAACCTAGTGAAACTGCTACATCCATGCAAGTCACCGAAGTGTTCTTGCCAGCTGGACAGCTCATAGAGCCACTAACGTCTACCAATGGCAAGATGTTAGCGTCACCCACATAGTTTGGCAAAGCCTCCCATTGTGCGATGATATGATCAGTTTCTGTCTTGTCGAAACGTGCATACGCAACGCCCTTCAAAACATCGTAAGGGAAAACTGCCGAAGCATTTACCTTTACGGTTGGGTCACCCTTAACCAATGACGCAACATACTCAGCGAACTTTGTAGTGTTACGGTTGAATGCCTTCTTGTAACGGCTAGCCGCTACAGATGGAACATGGCTAAAGTTGATGTTGTCCCAGTCCTTGGCACACATTTGTGTTTCAACGACCTTTGTAAGTGCTACTAGACTCTTACGGTAGAACTTTGGGCTCATACCGAAGAACTCACGGATTTCACGTGCTACTTCACCCTTACGTGGAGTCCACTTAGCGGCTAGACCATTCTTCTCACGAAGAGCGTCACCTAGCATTGTGTAAGCGGCTGACTTCAAATCCTTGTCTGCGAAGACAAAGATGTCGTCCCAACGACCCAATTCTGGCACCTTCTTTAGCAAAGCCAAAGCGGCGTCCTTATCGTTCTTTTCCAAGTACTTAAGGATTGAACGGAACAATTCACGTTCACCAGCTCCACCACGAGCATCACGTGCCCATAGTGCAATACGAAGTGCTAGATTCTTGTCGGCTGTGTACGCACCGACGAATGCAGGAACGATGTCCTTGCCACGGCTAGCACCGATGTTATAAAATAGATCAACCACCTTGTTGGAAGTTGACTTACGTGCCTTCATACCATTAGCGGTACGGCCTTCTTGATTTGCTACTGCTTCTACGAATGTTGACATTTTGTGTCCTTTCAGGTTAATGCCCTTGTGGGGCGGTTTCATTATGAGCGAAAAATAGTTGCTGAACTTAACCTATATAAATTCAACAGGATGGTCGGGACAGTATTTTATTTTCTGCTTACCCCCATCCCCAGTATATCGGTTCAAGTCCCGTAAGCATATCCCATTTATTCTATGTGGGCTACTATCCTACATTCTATAGGCACTATCTAGTATTCTACTAGCACTAGCCCTTTAACGTCTTTCGACGATTATTACGGCAGTTCAGTTATAGTAAAAGTTGCTGTATCCATCCTAGGAATACAAACAGGATCGTTTTTGACTGCTTTTATTTTACACAGGCCATCACTCTGTGCTCGTTAGTCTTGCTTCAATAGTTACCTTCAACGCTCGGTGTTTTTACGCACTCTGCTCCAATAACTACCACAGTGTCTAACAGTTCATAGTATATTATGAATTGCTGAGCCGATCCTAAAATCTGTTGTTAATTGCTTAACATGTATCTATTGTAGTATAAATCTACAATGCTGTCATTACATTTTGGTAAACCTGACAAATTATTTTTGAAAAGTTAACCACCCTGTAATCACGTACTTCTCTTCTGTTGGACTAGTTACACCTCTATGTGTAAATGTCCAATCTGCTGGCCAAACTAAAGTTAGTCCTTTTTCAGGTTTAACTTTTAACTGCTGATGATAAAATTCTGTTTCACCACCGTCAGCTACATCATTCAAATATGTCATCCAAACCAAATGTCTGTTACATACTGGATGATGTGTTCCAGCTCGTTCTGTATGCCAGGCAATAAAACCTTCGCCTGGTTTGTAATGCTGTATCTGTACAGTTTCTGTTAAGCCCCAATCCGGAACAATGTCTCCCGACATTGGATAGTGCTCCTGATACAGATCAACAACATTACGCAATAGTGAAGTATACTCTCGATATAGATCACTATTCACTGCTAGGGTACAGTCTGTACTAATTTTGAAATTAGGATTGACTACACCGCTAACTCTTCCTTCACGCTTAAGACCATTTTTATGATAGTCTATCAGCTTGTCACATACACTTGGATCAATGTACCAACCTAAAATAAAGTTATCTAAATTGTTAAGTGTATATGCTTTCATAATATGGAGGAACGGGCCAGATTTGAACTGGCGGTTTTACGGATTTGCAATCCGGTGCATTGGGCCTCTCTGCCACCGTTCCATTATGGTGGGTTCTGCCAGGTTCGAACTGACGACATTCTGCGTGTAAGGCAGACGCTCTACCAACTGAGCTAAGAACCCAAATTCTTTAGTTATACTTTGCCTGACGATCAACACGATGATCATGTGGCTGGTGAAACTTAACCTTTTTCATATAATCCGCACCCAATGTTCCATTTTGGAAATCAAGTAATGCGCTTACATTACTGTGCAAGTGTTCAAATTTTTGACTGTCCTTGTTTTGTCTGCGAATCTCACGACTGCGAGCTGCCGCCATAATAACAAGATTGAATCTGTTACCACCTGACATTTCAACGATTTTATCATTGTCCAATTGTGCTACACGGCTTACTTGTTGTGGCATACGATTTCCTTAAAAACTTAATTATACTGCGTATTTACTTGTTTGTCAAGTACGATAAATAATTTACTATGTCAATTTTACTAGCATCTGATCAATATACCGTTACAAACTCTGCCGTTAGCACCGCTAACAGCGCCTCCGATGCAATCATGCTCGAAAAGTACGGTGATGTATTCAGTCAAATTGAATATAAATCAACTCAAGGATTGTATACAACAACCTACACAATTACCGATTTAACTGATGCTACAGCGTTTTCCAGTATGCTAGTTAGAGCAGGTTATGCTGTAACGCAAAATGTTGGTACTTTTAACATTAGTTGGTTGTTTGTCAGCGGTGTTACTACTGCTAGTGTTCTTCCTACAGATTCTGTGGGTGTTTTAACTAACAATGGAACCGGAACTCTATCTTGGGTTCCTGACACTAGTATCACATTGACTAGCAATCAAGTTACTACTGCATTAGGTTTTACACCAATTCCAGCAAGCGGCTTGAGCGTAACTACTGCCAGTGCTACAGGCACAGGAGCATTATCTTATAGCAATGGAGTCTTTACATTCACTCCGGCTAGATTAACTGCTAGTCAAATCAATAGTGCTTTAGGATATGTTCCAAAGACATTTGCAATAGCAATGTCTGCGGCAATGAGTTAAACGTAGTCAACATCAACTGCTAACACGTATCTCCATTTATTACTTTGTACAGGACCAGGACGGTGCCAAGTTTGGCTTGGATAGATGTTCCATGTTCTGTCATTAGGCCCAGCAAAAAATTTGCCATCGCCTTCAGGACCATTCGGAGCAATCTCAGTTCCACAAGTTGTTAAATCTGTAACATCATCTGGAATGTGCAAGTACATAATACCGCTCATGCTCTTGCCACTGTGTTTATTATGATGATGCCAATATATGTCTCTGTTTTCTTCAGTACTCTTATTAGTCTTAAAACACCAAGCCATCATATTACTGACTTGTCGTTCTTGTCCAAGATAGGTAAACACACTAGTTAAGAATGACATTCTCAATTTTAACCAATGATCCCCTTGTAGTTTAAAGATGTTCTCTTTAGTTTGATATCGGGGACTATTAGTAAAGTAGTTTCCGCTGTCTATGATTTCATTTATATCGCGTATCGCGGATTCTATATCATCAGCGGTTATGAAACTACTATAATCGTAAGACTTAACTAGCGAGTCCATATTAGGCTGTACGATGGATTAGGTGATAACCAAATTGTGTTTGTACAGGCTGACTAATTTGTCCAACTGGAGTAGCTACTGTAGCATCTTCAAACGGCTTAACCATTTGACCTGGACCAAAATCACCAAGGTCTCCACCACGTGCCTTACTTGGGCACTTGCTGTGAACTTGTGCTAGTGAACCAAAATTAATTGTGTTTGCTTCAGCTAGGATTGATTGTGCCTGCTCTAATGTATCTACTAAAATGTGACTTGCTCTCATAGTTTCCTCTTTTTAAATTTTGGTCGGAGTACAAGGATTCGAACCTTGGACCTCCTGGTCCCAAACCAGGCGCACTACCAGGCTGTGCTACACTCCGAAAATGCTGTGGAGCGGGGTAAGAGAATCGAACTCTCCGCTTTAGCTTGGAAGGCTAAGGTATTACCACTATACGAACCCCGCACTTTAATAAAGCAATCTGCATTTTATTCTACTTTGGGTCTATGACCATATTAAGCGGTAGAGCTTTATTAAAGTGTCTAGCTACCCTCACCACAAGGGCCCTAGACCGAGCTGTTACTCTGTCCACGTTCTTTTCCATTTAGACGGGATAGCGTCCCCGCCTTTGTGATTTCTCAAGTCGCTCTTAAATGGAGCCTTGCGGTAGATCCAATGCACCGTGCTGTTCTCGCTTACAGCAATCGCGCACTTTAGTTAACGTAAAAGTGTAAAACGGGGTTTTGGTGCCCCTTGTCCGACTCGAACAGACCACCTACTGATTACAAATCAGTTGCTCTACC